TTATGCGACGCTGCTGCTGCTTTTAAGCATAAATAACCCCTTAGACGAACCAAATTGCACCCAGCCTACTTCTGCCTGACCGAGATTTTGCCTGCCTTTGGGGGCTATCGCCATGTCTTGTATCTTAATGAATAGAATTGACTAAAGTTGGCTATTGGACAAAATCGGACTTTGAGATGAGAAATAGACCGAAAATTGTCCTACATTTGAGAAAGGGTGGAAAATGCAGATTGACCACAACATTGATAAGGGTAGTTATACATAGGATAAGTGATGAAGGTTGGCTATGCGTGTATCAATATGGAATTAGGCGGTAGTTGTGATAACACCTACAAGCAAGTTGGAAAGCGTTGCGGGCGTTGCCAAAAGTGTTTAGGCGGTAAGGCTAAAGATAAGATTTACACTAACCGAACCTGCATCAAGCGCACCTTTGATATTGATATTGTGGCTGACAAGATTGAGTGCAATCTTACTGACCTTTTACGGATTCTGGAATGGAATGAGTCAAAAAGTATTAGATTCATGCGTTTGAGTAGTGAAATGTTTCCGTTTATGAGCCATGAGGAGTTGGGTTATGAGATTGATGAGTTGCCTAATGCTTCAAGAGTTCAAGAGTTGCTGACCCAGATTGGAAACTTTGCCGACACTCACCAACACCGACTCACTTATCACCCGGGTCCTTTCAATGTTTTGGGTTCTAAGAATCCTAAAACTGTTGAGCGCACAGTTCGTGATTTGGAATGTCATGCTAAGGTTTTTGATGCTATGGGTTTTACTCCAAGTTATTACAACAAGATTAACATTCATCTCGGAGTTGGGGCTGACGACCACGCTGGCGCAATCGCACGCTTTGTAGAAAACTTCAAACTTTTGAGTCCCAGTGTGCAACAGAGACTAACATTGGAGAATGATGACAAAGCACGAATGTTTTCAGTTCTTGATTTGATGCAAGTTCACGAGGCAGTTGGTGTTCCCATTGTCTTTGATTATCACCATCATAAGTTTTGCACAGGTGGTTTGAGTGAGGCCGAGGCTCTTAAGTTGGCTTGTTCAACATGGGGCGGAGTGCGACCAGTAGTTCATTATTCCGAATCTCGTGGAATTGAGCAAGGTTTAGAAAAAGAAACTCCTGCTCATTCCGACCTTTGTTATGGCCCTATTCACTTGCATGGTCAAGAAGTTGATGTAATGATTGAAGCCAAGTTCAAAGAATTGTCTATTGAAACTTTGGAGGTTTTGGAATGAATCAGTGTATAATGTGTGAAGCAGAAATTAAAACTAATCAAGCAATTTGGATTGCGACAGATTCTTTGTTCGCTAATAATCGTTGGACAGAACATTTGAATAGTGATATGTTTTGTAGCATAGATTGTATGAGTGAATGTTTGGGAATTGAAGAACCTTATGAAAATGGTTCGCCTGATGAAAATGGTGCTGCGTGCAGTGTTTGTGAAACAAAAGTTTCGGCAGGACATACAGTTTCAGTAGGGTGGCATAAAACCAAGTCAGCCAGATGGCATAAAGTTATCACCACAAAGTTTTATTGTAGTTTGAACCCGTGTCTTCATCACGATTTGGAAAGTTCTGAATCACCAATCAATATGGAAGTTCCTAAGAAACCTCGTAAGGCAACTAAAAAGAAAAGAAAGAAAAAGAAGAAGTGAAGTCCGTGTGTAAAGTTTGCGATAGAGAGGGTTTGAGCCAACCTCGTAAAGTTCAATTTTGTAAAGATGGATATTGTAGTTTATACTGTCAATTTTTTGATGAGAAAAAGTTAAAGAAATACAAACCTAATAAGAATCCTCATTTGAAACACATGGAATACTTTCCTCCAATTTTGGTGGCGTGTGAAAATTGCGGAGAGGATGTTGAAGTAAGGTGGAACATTGGATTAAGTAATCGTTCATTTTGTAATCAAAAGTGTAATAATGATAATCGTAGTAATGGACAAAGGCGAAGAAGTTTGAAACATTATCCTATTCTTAAAATCTTAAAACACAGTGGAGAACCATTGAAGGCTGAAAGTTTAGCCTTGCGAGCATCAGTAGGTAATCGCCATCATCACACGAACCAATCAGTAGCCTCCTCTTTAAGATATTACACTAAGAAAGGTTTTGTTGTGGCTCATCAACATAATGGACCGACGGGTTTTAGAACTTATGAGATGTCGGAGTGGGCAAAGAAACTACCTATTAAACAAATACTCCTATGATAACCAAAAACCTTTTATACTATGTGCCTCCTAAGCAATAGTGAGGGAGAACTATGTTGAAGCGGAAAAATAAATTGAAACAGCAAATCCAGTTTTTGGAATCGGAGAACAAGCGATTGCAGAATAGCAATAAGTGGATGCGAAGGCACATTAAGAGTATGCCCGTTGAAATCCGAGAATGGTTTATTGATAATGACCAAGAAGATGAATGGCAAGAGTTTGCCAGCGACTTTGAACTTTGTCATCATTGTGGTTTTGATTATACCAATGGAGAGGGACACCATGAAAACACAGATGTTTGCCCTGAAGCATTTAGGCAAATGTGTGATGCCTTCATAGATGAAACAGGAAACGGCAACAGCACCCGAAGTTTAATTTGGATGTTGCATGATAATTTGATGGGTCGTGGAGATGAAAGAGTTTTGTCATGGGTTGATGATTACCACCGCCAACTTTGCGACTTTTCCGAAGAAGAAATAGAATTGGATTTTGATAAGTGGTTGGAACAACAAAAGGCAGAAGGTGAAACTTTGAGTAGTCTTTTGGTCTCACACCTTTGGACTTACGACCAGAACCGAGAGTGCCTCAATGAGTGGATTGTAGAACTTTGGATTGAGGATTTTGAAGAAGAAACGGAGTTGAAAGTATGAAAACACCACCTTGGATAGACCCGAATTGGACAGATGGATTATCGGAGTTAGAGTATAACTTCGCAACAGGACAGTTCAAAGACTCTTATTGGACGCAAGTAGTTGGACATAAACTTTGGATTAGAGGAATAGAAACTGATGAGGAAAGATTAACTAAAACCTATTATTCTAAGAAACAATCCATTAAACCTATTCGTCATATTGAGTGGCGACCAATTTATGTCAATACTTTGGAAACTCAATTTGTGAACAATGCGAAGGGTGCGTGGAGGATTTTTCAAAATCCGCATACTGAAGAAGCCAAAAAAAGATATGTTGAAATGTTTGACTGGCATGGGCATGGCTGTTTTTGTTGTGAAACTCCAATGGCCGACTTACAAACTGCTAAGGGCTATGTGCTAAATAGAAAACCTCTTGAAAGACACCATAATTCATGTAAAGTCTGGAATCACCCAAAATATAAAAGGAGAGATTAGGAAAGTTTTTATACTATGAACTACTATGGTATAGTGAGGGATAACAATGAGTGCGATAGATAAAATAAGTGCCGCCGCCGAAGCCAGAGATAAAGCCAAAGCCGAGGCTGAAGCCGAAGGTTTCTGTAATGAATGTGAAGAAGAATTAGAATGTTGTTGGTGTGATGCTATGGAAATGGCAGCAGCGATGGGGTAGATACATGAAAGTAAGATTTCATTTAGGTGCAGGAGAGCATCACCGTATGTTTCAAGTTATTGACGACGATGGTGTGAAAAGTTATCACGACCCAGAAAAAGTTCAGTTGCGAATGATAAACTGTAAATTACATAACCGACCCAAAACGGCAAGTTTGATTTATGAATCTAAAATAAACAAAACAGTTTGTTCTTGGATACGCTGTGAAAAAGTTGAAGTTTTGTCATCAGGAAGTCATCAGGGTAAAACTTTGGTGGAGTATAATCCTCGTAAGAAACCTCATTGGGTGATTGAAGGAAAAAATGTAGATTATCAAGAGTTTGATTGCTTGGTCAGCGATGGCCGAAATGTTTTTATAGGTGAATCTACTACGGTATAGTGAGGGAACAAGATGGTAATACCAGTTGATGAAATGATTGAGATGATTGAGCAAGCCTCCGAGGATTTGCGAAAGACACAGACAGAAGTTAAGAAAGCGGTGGCTACGGCTATGGAACTAAGAAAGGACTTTGATGATTTAGTAGAATGCACTTATGCACGCCTGATGAGTCATAATCCACTTACAGGCAAAGCCCACACAGACCTAAAAGATTTGGTTAGCCGACTTCGTAAAAAGTGGGAGTTGAGTGAATGATTAAGAAAGCAGAACTTCAAAAGGATTTTGATATGCTGATGGATTTAGTGCAAAATTGGAGATTAGGCACTACGGATTGCGTAGATAATCTATTGGTGATGCACGAAGCCTTGAAAAAGAAACATAAGTGAATCTTTATATCATAGAAAGTGCTATATTTACTTCATGCACTGGATTACACAAGTTTTTTTGGGTATAGGCATAGTCATAGTCTTAATTTTAATTGAAGCCTACTTCACGAGAAAAGACCCCGATAAAAGGCTGTGAGTTTTATATCAGTGATTGCCCGTAGGTAGGTTATGGATAACTTACATTATTATGCTATTACAGATTTGAACATTGAATACTTAGGTGTAGATGTTGGATTAGAAGTTTTACAAAAGGCAGTAGGTGGTTGGATTGAAGCCTTACCTGCTCAACAGATGTGGGAAGTGGCTTATGTTGATGAAGAAGGCAGACTCAAAAGTTTGCCTGTAAATCATTTGGCAAGTGGTTTGATAGGATACGAAGTTTGTGGAACAATGGTTATTGGGACTAAATCTAAATCACTGCAACAAGTTATCACTAATAAGGAATAAAAGGATGGAGCCTCCGAAACATTCTGGGTTGGTGCAAATCAGCCAAAACCTATTACAACAAGCCTCATGTTTCTTCTTTCAACAATTTTCATCTTTCTTCAAACTCTAACAAATAAAACAATCAACGAAACAAATAAACGCAAAAATCACAAAACAAGAAATACGCAATCAGTCAGACTACTCAAAGTTGGCTCCACTTAATAGTGTATAGGTTCAACTACTTAAAGTTTTACCGAAACCGAAGTATTTCTCGGCTTTGCGTCGCTTCTCGGATTTCCACCCGTCGCAAACAATGTTTGACTTTGGTGAGATGTTGTGTCTGGGGTTCATGTGAGTTTTAGGATTCCTGTAAAACAATCTTTTACAATCTGGACAACTCCATAAGTTTTGACTACATGATTCACAATAACGACCCTCATAGTTATTGTAGCGAAGAAAAGTTCCCTTGATTCCTTCAGGCTTCATGCAAACAATACACAAATCATCACGATGTAGAAAATTAGGCATACAATCAATACAGCGAATCGCCTTCTTAAACTTTAAGTATCAAAAGAGCATAATCTAATACATGGAGTGGAACAAACCATATCATTCGGAGTCTGATAAGTCTCGGACGCACGGTAAAAGTTTTGGTTCTGAAGTCACCCGGAACCTTCCTAAGAAAGAAATTAAGGAAGCAAGTGTTTTGAGTAGATTCAAAAAACCTTTCATGCCGACCACTTGGAAATGGATGCGAACTTCAGGACCAGCCAAAGTTTTCAACTACCAACCAAGAATGGGTGAGACCACAACTTTGGAACTTAATATCCCATCACAATTCTGGAGTTTCGTGCGAAGTGTTCGGGACGGGAAAAAGTTTGTAGGCAAAAAGATTCACATGGACGACAATAGTTATCTGGAGATGGGCAACCGAGTCACTGTTAATATGGAAGATGCCGAAGGTGGTTCAACTGCTACAACTTTCCCAAGTTTAGAGTTTAGAACCAGCGACGAAAAAGGAGGCGAAGTTTTCCAATTAGATTGGCAAGCCTTTGCTCAAGAAAGAAAGTTGGCTCGTGGTGCATGGGACGAAGATTGGGGTTATTCTAAACAAGGACAACCTACAATTGGTGGTGCTTCAATGTATGATAAAGAAATAAAACTTATTTGGAACTCTAAATTAAGTTGGCTTTGGTTATTGGTAGCAGCAATTGGACTTCTTGGATTGGTAAAACTTTTTAGGAAGTGAGCAAATGGAATTATCAGAGGCTTACAAGGTCATTACAACACCAAGTCGTTCAAGACCTGCTCTGGTAGATAAAGTCAATGAGTTTTATCTTAATCTAATTGATAATACCGACGAAGATAAATACAAAGATTTTTTCACACAAATACCAAACAACTGGACTACGCTCTCGGTGGATAAACAATTTGCCTTCAATAATCCCGGAATCTATCATATTGGAGATAAAGATTCACAATTTCTTTTGATTAACACTGGCACGACAGCCATTAAAGGAAAACATAAAGGAAAACACACTTTCCTTGTGGGGTTGGTCTTCGGAAAAAAAGTTGCTTCTTCGGAAATGAGAGAGATGCAAGAACTTTTAGACACGGCTTTGTTAGTTGATGAACTACTCTTAGTATTAGACTTCCCAGACTATAAGATTCTTAATTGGTTAGTTTCTGATATTGAAAGTTTGGTGGGAGTGGAATAATGGTAAGTTTTGATTCGGCTGCCAAATCTGGATACCCACTGAAAGATTGGGGCAATTGGCAAACCGAAGATTGGTATGATTTTCTAAAAGATTTTGATGAACCTGAACATCCAGAACTTTGGAAGGTAGACTTACAATTCGGTGGGCAGGACTTAGCAAAAGTTTTGTCAGAAACCTACCCTGTCTATGAATACTTTGGAGACATCGTAGAAGAAAAATACTTTGACAAAAGAAAACTCCGTGATGCAAGGATTTATCCACAAGAGATAGCCCACATATTATGGAACAAAATACCTTACCTTAGTATTCCTTCTCAATCGTCTGCTAAATCTTGGTTTTCTAAAACGGGACGGCATAAAGACTTAAAGTTTGGAAGTTTTGTAGTTCTGGTGCAACCCAAAGTAGACTTTGTGTTGGTAGCAATTGACTTGAGAGAATGTTATGCCACAGCAGGTTATGACTGGTCAGTATTCAAGCCACCTTATTATGTGGTGACTATGGTTAGAAAGCAAATGGCAAAGTCGTGGATAACTGATTTGTTAGAAATTGCCCACAAAAACTTAACACATAATCGCTCTGGTTTAACTTGGACAGAAATTAACGAATTAACAACACCAAAAGTTAGTCGGCTGGTAGAAATCCGTGACTTTCAAACTATTCCTAACATGAAACTTTTGAATTGGAAAGATTCATCTATTATCATGGACTATATGGAACTTAGCCCTAACCCACTGCGACCGTTTTTGTGGTATTTGGAATTACAGCCTGCTCAATACAATTCTCGTTATAGTCAAAAAGGCAATTGGTTTATTCCTCATGGAAGATTAACTAAAAAGTTATTTGGAGATGTTTTTACTGATGGATACCTTGCTCACCAAAGATATATGTTGGGTGGGAAAAAAGTTTATGCCCGAACAACTCCTCGTAAGGCTTGGGAGTATAACCAAAATGTAGCACCACACAAAGAATCATCTTGGGAGGCTGAAGCGAAAACTTCTTATAGTAGCGATACCTACGGTATAGTGATGAACAAGCATCTATGTCCAATTTGTGAAGGCCCAATCCCGAATGCAGAACACGAAGGTAAGTATCCCGGTGCTATGAGCCGTTGGGATAATGTTTCCGAGATTTGTTCTATGTGTGGTTCAGCAGAAGCCATGTCGCCTTTGTTGAATCCAGATGCTCGTATGCTAATGCAAGCCTCCAGAGAGTTTGACGATTTTGATTTGTGGCGTGAAGGTGTCTTGTTGGGACGACCTGCGGTAGAGGAGATGCAAAGAGCCTCAATGGAAGCCGCTAAGAAACTAAGAGAGATGGAGGACTAAAAAATGGGACGATACTTGAATTACTTATCAGAGGGTGGCTCGGAACGACATTTCTACAAGTATGTTTTTGGCGACCAACCTTCCGAAATTGGCGAAATTATGGGATTGCCTGAAATGGATGAAATGGCAGAAGTCTATGTGGGTCGTGATGCGGGCGCACCCGGATTATTTATTTTTGACACAGGTTCGCTACATGAATATCTAAGTGAATGGTTGGCTGCCTATGATATGGGCGAGGAAACCGTGTTCGTGATTGAAAGACCTTATGGTGGAAATGCAGAATACGAGTTAAAAATACCTACGGGAGTGAGCGACCACTTTATTGATTTGCTTAGAGCCATTCACAAGGCTACTGAATATGTAAGTGGCGATATGTTTATTTTTGAGAGTTGATAAGTATGGGAACTCGTAGTATAACAGTAGTTGAGAATGAAGAAGGTCAAGAACTTTGTCGGATTTATCGGCAATTTGATGGCTACCTAACAGTTATGGGTGAAGAACTAAAAGATATTGTCATGCGAGGTCCAGTAGTAGGTATGAAAGACATTCGTGATAGAGAATCTTATTTGGGAATGGGCAGTTTGGCTGCCAGTGCGGTTGCTCAATTGAAAACTTATATCCGTGACCCAGCAACAGGACACCGTGAATGGAAATCTCCTGCTTTTGATGATAACCGTATTCAATTGATTCCTCTGGGTATTCACGATATAGGCGAGGAATGGATTTACACCATCAGTTATGGTGGTGATGGGGAGTATGCACAATTGTTTGCTTACGATACCTACGGTAAAGAACGCTGGGAATGGGACGCAGAAGAACAAGACTGGGTTCAATAGGAGCCAAAACTTTATATGGGTGGTTCTACTTAGTAGAATTATGACCTACCGTGGAAATCATATCGTATCAATTTGGGAAACAAAAGAAGAAGCACTTGCGTATGCTGAAGAATACCTAAATGGCTGTGGGTGGCAACAAGTAATGCCAGCACACCGTTTGGTGCAAACTATTATTCTAAACTCTTGCCATTCCTATGATGCAGAAATGGATATGAAGCGTTATATCGTGGTTGAGATTGACCATGAAGACAACACCGTTGCTGATGTGTTGGAATGTGCCAAGCAACAAATTGATGAAGCCCAACAAGCAAAGTATGACCGCTTGAAGGCACAGATGGATGAAATGAAAGCATCAAACCCTTATTTGGCTTTGGAGTGATTGACATGAGCGAAAAGATGTGGCGAGTTAAGATGAGAAAGAACGCAGATGGCACAAAGACACTAATTTCTAAGGAATTGGTTGAAGTTGAGGCTGATGCCGATGATACAGATTAACAATGCACTGGGATTATTTGACGGCATCAGTTGTGGGCAATTAGCCCTACACCGAGCAGGTGTTAAGTTTAACAAATACTATGCCAGCGAAATTGACAAATACCCAATAAGTGCAACACAAAAGAACTTTCCTAATACTATACAATTAGGAAACATAAATGACTGGAAATCGTGGGATTTAGAAGATATAGATTTGATTATCGGGGGAAGTCCGTGTCAAGGATTTTCAATGGCGGGTCAAAGATTGAACTTTGATGACGAGCGTAGCAAGTTATTCTTTGTGTTTGTTGAAATCATTAAACATTATCAACCAAAATACTGGTTGTTAGAAAATGTCAAAATGAAGAAAGATGTTCAAGATGCGATAAGTGCCGAACTTGGTGTAGAGCCTGTGCTAATCAATTCAGGTTTGGTCTCGGCACAAAGTAGGGACAGGTTGTATTGGACTAACATTCCTATTGAAACTTTACCTGATGACAAAGGGATTTATCTCAAAGATATTTTGGAAACTTTACCTGAAGCCGAAATCAGAGGAGGTGACTTGGAAGAATACTTCAAAGATAAAGAAGGAAAACTTTCTCCCAGAGGGCTGTGTCATATTGGAACTGCAAACTTAAATGGTATTCAATCTTTGAAAAGAGTTTATCACCCCGATGGGAAATCTCCGACCTTAACAACCAGCATGGGTGGAAATCGTGAATCAAAGGTTTCTACGAGTGAAACCACTTGGAGAAAACTTACACCTCTGGAATGTGAAAGATTACAAACTTTGCCTGATGGCTATACTGATAATCTAAGTAATACTCAAAGATACAAAGCCATAGGTAATGGTTGGACAGTAGATGTGATAGCCCATATCTTTGGATTTATGGAGGAATACAAATGAAAATTAGAAATGCTTTAGGATTGTTTGATGGAATAAGTTGTGGACAAGTGGCTTTGGCCGAAGCAGGAGTAGAATACGAAAAGTATTACGCCAGCGAGATTGATAAAAATTGCATTAAGATTACTCAAAAGAATTATCCCAACACTATTCAACTTGGAAATATCACGGATTGGAAAACTTGGGATTTAGAAAATATAGATTTGATTATAGGTGGTAGTCCCTGTCAAGGTTTTTCGGTAGCAGGTAAAAGATTGAACTTTGATGATGACCGTAGCAAACTTTTCTTTGAGTTCTTAGATATTATTAGACATTACAAACCCAAGTATTGGCTGTTGGAAAATGTTTTAATGCAACAAGATATTCAAGATGCCATTACAGCAGAACTCGGAGTTGAACCCATCTTTATTGATTCCCAAAAAGTTTCAGCACAAATGCGTAAGAGACTTTACTGGACCAACATTCCCGGAGTGGAACAACCAGATGACCTCGGTGTAAAACTTTCCGAGATTCTGGAAACAGATAAAGACTGGAGTTCTGCTCACATCGTCGGGCGAAGATTGAACTCCGCAGGAGTTCGGAAAGACTACGATAAAACTTTACCTATTACTCAATGTATCCAAGTAAAAAAGAATCCAGATAAAACTCAATGTTTGACAACGGTAAGTAAAGATGTAGTAATTTGTCGCTTACCTCACGGTCGTTATCCCGATGCTTATGGCGTTCATGCAGACGATTGGCGAAACTTGACTAATGTTGAGGCCGAAAGACTACAAACTTTACCAGATAATTACACAGAAGGAATTGCACCTACGCAGCGTCGCCGTGCTGTTGGAAATGGTTGGACGGTAAAAGTTATTGCTCACATCTTTAGTTATATGGAGGAATAGAAATGAAATTACGAGGTGTATTAGGAACTTTTGATGGTATGAGTTGTGGGCAAATTGCCCTTGAGCGTGCTGGTATAGAATACGAAACTTATTATGCAAGTGAAATTGATGAACCCGCCATGCAAATTGCTCAAAAGAATTATCCTAACACTATTCAACTTGGAGACATTACCAAACTTGAATCCAAAGATTTACCAGATGATATAGATTTATTGATTGGTGGAAGTCCTTGTCAGGGTTTTAGCATGATTGGTAAGAAACTAAACTTTGATGATGAACGCAGCAAGTTGTTTTTTGACTTTGTTAGATTGCTAAAAGAAATTAAACCAAAATACTGGATGCTGGAGAATGTCAAAATGGCAAAAGCCGTAGAAGAAGAGATTAGTAAGTTGCTGGGTTGCGAGCCGATTAAAATTAACTCGGCTTTAGTATCGGGTCAAAACCGATTAAGGTTATATTGGACTAACATTCCGAATGTTGAGCAACCTGCTGACAAAGGAATTACAGGCAAGTCTTTGTTAGACGACCCCAGATACGAGATTGCGACAACCAGAAAACCTTCTGGTGGAAAACCTCGGCAGATTGTTCGCACGGCAACTGATAAGTTTAATTGTATTACTGCAAGTTATTCAAAAGGAGTCAATGGCGATGGTAGGCCAGCGAAAGTTTTACCTCACAACTTTGGAGACTATCACAAAGACAAGATTGAGGCTTTGAGTCCAGTAGAAGCAGAACGATTACAAACTTTACCTGAAAATTATACTGAAGGTGTGAGCAAGTATGAAAGATATAAGATGATTGGCAACGGCTGGACAGTAGATGTGGTAGCCCATATTTTTACTTATATGGAGTAAAGTTTTTATATGAGAAACAACGAGGGTGAAATAATGGATACACTAAAGATTAGAATTGAAACTGAAGAATACATTTACGAAGAATGGGATATTGCGAAGAAGGAATAACTATGTTTTGGAATGAGATAATCCTAATGACATTGTTATTTGGAACTATGTATCTATGTGGCTGGTTGGTAGAAACTTTGACTGGACGAATAGCACAGCGACGCAAGCCAACATTAGAGGATTTTTACTTGAAAAGTTTTACAGCAGAGACTTCCAGAGTTCCCGGAACTGGTGGAATGACTCTCAAAGAATACTACTTACATCGGCAGAAAAGTTTAGCCACTGTTTGTGAGGAGTGTCAAGACCCACATTCCTTGCGACTAACTTCTGAAAAAACTTTAACTTGTCAAGAGTGTGGACATGAACAATCAACTTGGGGTGAAGAAATTGGGAACTAAACGCAAATGTGGACTTTGTGGAGATGCAGGACACACGGCTCGCAACTGTCCTTTGAAAGAAGAAGACCGACGCTGGGCAGAACATCAAAAAACTTTAGAGACACCGACGGTAATACATATTAGCGGGTGGGATAAACCTTATCTTTGTGATGCAGAAAAAGGGTGGTGGCCTGAACGATGTTTAAGTGATGAGTTCGCTCAAACTTTACCAGTTTGTGAAGCCTGCGAAACCGCTTACGAAGAAAGGTTTGGACGCAAGTATTCTGAAGTTAAAGCAATTCGTGAGGAAACTTCTCCCAATTCAAACACTGCCAGCCAAAAACTTGGTTAAGTTGCTGTTCTAATTTTAGCATTTCAGTAGATTTGGTGATATTACAAGGAATACATAGGTTGGCTCGCCACCACTTTCCGAGTTTTTTATCAGACATCATTTCTTGATATAAAGTGGCTGATACAGTTTCATCAAGTTCTTGTCCACATTGAGAACAATTAGTAAAGTATTTCATCTGGGAACTCCCTCCAATTTAGAACTTTGAATGGTAGGTAAATGCCATGAGGTTCAAAACGATAAAAAGACCATTTTGGTAATTTCTCACCATTGTCATATAGAAACATGGTAGTATCTAATTCTACTTGAAACAATTCTGCACCTTCTTGTAAATCTGAATCTGTAATATAATGCTGATAACTCAAAGTTTTAGTTCCAGAAAGATAACTGTATCTTAGTGGTCCTATCATAGTTGATTCTCCCAGTGTGGGAATGAACCAAACCGTAATTTTATTTTCGGTATCTACGACTGACCAAACATTGTCGGAAGTAGGTTCTCCTTCTTTTGCAGCCTCGTAAAAAGCCATAAAACCATCTGTGTCTGCATAAACAGAGTAAGGTATTTCATCAATGTTGTGTTGAATAGTTGGGTTGGAAGTTTCAGGCCAAAGTGCCACATAAGATAAGAGATGCCATGCCTTCAAAGTAGGAATCAACTCTTTCTTTGATTGGACATAAGGAATCATAGTTATCATAAATAGACCCTGATACTTAATGTTTATGTAAGTGATACGCTGATAAGATACTATGGGTTGGTTAGATACACAAGCAGTTCAAGGGGCAATTGCCAACTTTGCCAGACCCAGAGAAGTAAAACTTACGATTCATCGTTCCGACGACCGTGCAGAAGATTTTGGTTTCAGACAGCAAAGATTTCACAAATCAGATTCGGTGGGCAAAACTTTGAAACTTGTGGGACACCCAGAGCGTAGAATAAGTTTGTTCGTGGGAACAAATCGTGTAGAGTGGACAATGTTAAGATTACCTCCTCCGTTGCGAGTGCGAGGCGTTTCAGGTTTTAACAAAGATGCTATGAAAGATTTTAGGAACTTTTGGAAGAAAACCTTGACACGAGAAGGCTGTAAGGAACTACAAATAAACTTTGAGACAATTTATCAGGGAAAAGATTTAGTTTGGGATGTAGATTATCCTAATCATCCGGGTGCTGCTTTCGGCGTGGCTAATGACATCGCAAAGTTTTTGGAATCTAAACACGGTCTCAACCCACAAATTGTGTTTTCAGGTTCCAAAGGTTTCCATGTTTGGTTGCACGCTGAAGAAGCCGAAAGTTTGGTTTCTAAAATTAGTCCTCATTGGAAGAAAACCTTTGCGACGCAGAATGACCCTTTGCGCTACCAAGCAAAACTTTATCGCACGGTTACTGAAACTATTTATGAAGAAGCAGCCTCAACTCCTATTAACTACTTAGACTTAGCACCGATTCAAAGACAAGGTGTGATTCGTTGTCCATATAGTATTCATCCAAAAACTGGACAAGTGGTTTGGCCTTTAGATGCAGAAGAAAGAACAGCCTTAGAAAATCTGGTAGAAGAAAACTTTGAAGTAAGTCTTTGGGAAATCATAACTACTATTCACCCATGGACAACCAAAAACGAATACGAGCGTCCAGATTTTCCTGAAATGGGGATTCACCCTGCTACTGAAGTGTGGCAAAGAGGAATGCCTATGTGGAATCTTTAAGTATCAAAGACACTTAATGATTACTGTTACTATGAATCCTATTGATATTCAGGTATTTCTTAACGAAATAAATGGCGACGATGATATAGATTCAACTATGCTTAAAACTATGGCCTTCTCTGACCAAGTGAATATGGAATTGGTAGAAAGATGGGATGTAGATAATGAGCCTCCTCAGACTTGGACGGAGTTTGAACAGTTGTGGCTGAATACTTATTTCCCTTGGATTGGCAGGGGTAATGGAATACTACTAATGTGGTCTAAAGATTCTGATAGCGTTTTCCCCTATGTTTGGTGGTATATTGGGTATGATACAAAACAAAAAAGGTGGGAAAGTTCTTCTTGGCTGATAACTGGTAATTTCACACAGTCTAACAATGTAGTAAAAACACAAACTTGTAATTGGTTTGGGAAAAACTTAGTCCAAATGGATGAAAAAGTTTGCGCTCAAATGTTAGATTGGGGCGATGATTGGTCTGGCGAACTACAAGACGATATTGCTGTGGTCTGGGCAAATTGCTCTACTGGATTAAATGTTTGGAAAACAACTATGAGTCAAGAAGAGATAATGAGAAAAACTTTGAACTGGTCTAATGCTAACATAGAGTTTTTATTAAGGTGATTAAAATGACAAGTCAAGAAGATATTTTGAAAGCAATTGCAGCAGAAAGAAACAAACTTTTGAGTTCTACGGTAACTCCACCTCCTCCACTTACTGCGGAAGATATAGTTAGAGATATGCAAGAACAAGCCAATGCAGGACGAGGCCAACAAAAAGTTGCAGGAAATAAAAACATGGGCGCACCAAAGTCGCCTGTTTCAGACGAAATAACTGCCGACCAAGTAGCAAACTTTTGGAACATTCCGGGACTAAAGAAACAATTACAAAACGACCGCAGGTGATAAGATGGTAACTTTTCAAGATGTAGCAGATTTTTATTTGAAATACAAAGGCGACCCAACTACGGCTGCTTGGGAAAAGTTTGGTGATGCTCACGAGGCTTGGTTCACAGAGGGACTCCACGATAGCACAGCCGATGCCGAAGATTTTAATGCGTGGGTAAGTGAAAATCCTTACTTTGTAGATTGTCTGGAAGCGTGGGTAGAGGGAAATGGAGTTATTATGACTCGCACTGGTCAAGCATACATTGTGTTAGAAGGAACGCCTTTGTGTTTGACTAACTTCAAAGGATTAGCCACATTGAGTAATCAAGCCGAATGGAAGGTAGGAGATTTATTACAAGTAGGTTTTACTGAAATTGAGCAACTTTCAGGAGAGAAACCTATTGAAGAATTACCTAAAGATTTTAAGGTGGTCGGTGGGTCGTGGTTTGATACTGATGATGACTGGAGTTATACACCTTGGAGTAAGTTCATCAATGAGGTTATCGTAGGAACTGCTGGCACAAAATCTAATTTACCTATATTTTTAGAGTTTAGTTTGTCAAACTTTGAATCGCTACTAAATTGGAAAACGACGGAATCGTTGCGAAACCTGTTTGGACTCTAAGTTTAAGTAAGAGATAACCTAATGTGATAGTATGGGAGTTAAAGAGTTCACCAAGCGAATGGAGATTTGTAGGGAGTGTCCCGAAATGGCGAAGAAACTTACAGGTAGTTATTGTCGGCTGTGTGGTTGTATTCTAAGACTTAAGGCGCAGAAAAGTTCTGAATCTTGCCCATTAGGTAAGTGGTGAAATGAAACAAGTTGAAGTTGGTCAGGCCATTACAGGCTTTGAGTATTACGAACCAGTTGTAGAAAAGGCTGGTTATCACCACCAGTTTGGTAAAACAGAAACTTTTGTTGCCAGTGTAGTCTTTTGTCCAGAATGTAGTGAACTCAAACAGCACAATCCCCGCACAGGAAAAGTAGAAACCAAAAGAAGCATGAAACAAAGAGATTATTGTTTTGGAATAGTTTATGATAAATCTAAATCTAAAGGAACTTGCGCTAATTGCCAACATGAAATGGCAACACCTCCAAAGTTAGACCAAGAAATGGAAAGTTTGCGAGCAGTGGGTGAAGACCACCGCACCGAACACGAATGGATTGGAGAAGCAACTTATGAAGAAGGTTATTTTTGGTTAGATGCAGAAGATTACCAATCATTATTTAGAGTTGTAATTAAAGCGCACCGTGAAAAGTTAAATCTTGCACCTGCTGTATTAGTTGGTGGTAGTGGATATGGTCTAAACAATAGAAACTTTTTAGAAATGGCTAAGAAAAAACAATTCAAAGAGCGTGAGGGCTTGATGGGAGTTCCCCGACAAGTGTGGGTAAGTCTTTAAGTAGCAGTAAGGCTCACTATTATTCATGGTTTCTAAAGAAGAAAAAGAATTGATAGAGGCTCGCAAGCAGTGGGCAGATACACCTATTATCAATTTTTGGCATGATACTAACGATGCGCCCGATGCTTTTTTTGATGAATTATTAGCCGCAACTCGTGATGAGGAGTCCAGCAGCACCCTAAGCAGAACAACTACCCGAACCAGTAGCGGGTCTAAAAAAGCCAAAAGTTCTTATGGAGGACACTCGGTTAAATCTCCTCAAGTTAAATATCCGATTACTAATAAGAAATGGGGAAAGTTTTGGGAAGTGCTTTCGGCTATGAATAAATCCAATGGTAAAGAAAACATTCCTACCAGAGCGCAGCGTTCCGCAGGCCAAGATGACTTAACTTTTGTAGTCACCAAAGGTTTGGACTTGCGAACAGGAACTAAAAGAAAATCTACTACGGCCTTTGAATCAGGACCTTACAATACAGTGATTGATTATGTTATGATTGACCGTCAATGCACCAACTGTGGAAACAAATGGACAACTGATGAGAAATGGAAAGATAGTAAAGCAGGAAAGACTTGTCCAGAATGCCGTGCATTTGAAAAGTTTAAGGATATTAAAGGTCCTTATACTGTAAGTTCTGACACTTTATTGTTCCCAGTGGGTTTGGCTGTTGATGGACAAACTATTGCGTTGGCTATGCTACAAGGAAAAGAAGCCAAAGAGTTCGCTGACCTAAAACCGGGAGACCGAATCAAGTGGAAAGGTTTTATCAAAGGTGCGTGGTATGATATTACCGTGCCAAGCGGCGGCGGTTTTGACCGAATGCGACCAAGCGGTTGGAAATACGCAGATGCTAAGAAAGCAGGCGGCTATGGCGTTGTGCCACTAATGACTCTCGGTGGTAAAAGATACGGCGGTTATATTTCTACTGCATAGTTTTATATCACTGAAATTACATAGTAGGTATATGTCCGTCTGGAACAGCCCTTCTGAATGGCAAAAGTATTTAGAATCTAAATATGATTCTGAAGAATCTTTAGAAGGACACATCAGAGAGTTAGGTAAAACTTATCTTCGTAACTGGAGGAGTGCAGAACTTTTTCCTGTGATTGGTTATGATGAAGAACTAATGGACGAACCAAAACTTATTGGTGTGGCTATGTATGGAACACCTCGCAAACAAGATGGATTGTATCTCTTTGGTATAGAAGACGATTTGCCTGACACATTGATTGATTGGGTAGATACAGTTATGGACTTAGGAGATGGTTTAGATTGTATTTGTGAAATCATGTTAAACTATCATAAAGCAACCATTCTGGTTAATCTAAATAATACTCAAGATATGAAAACTTTATTCCAAGATATTAAGATGGGAACAAGAAGCACTAATTATCTTAAGATGAAACCCGGGCTAAAAGTTTCCGATAAATCTTCTGGAGTTTTACTGAAGACGAACAGCGTGTTACAGACAAACTTTTTCACTAAAGATTTCAGGAGAGAATGGATATGAGTAAATTAGGAGGTGGGTGGGGTTTGTATGAACCTCCAACAGACACAGCCTCCGTTAAGGTGTTGCCATATTTAATTCTAAGTGCAGTTGTATTTTTGGCTTTATTCGCTGTTTTTGCATAAAGTTTATATCAGTGCTTACACTATGTAGATATGGTGAGCCAATGGAAAACAAAGAGATGAAGGCATGGACTGTGATTATCAATAACAGCGTTGAACGAAAGGGCAACGATGTTTGGAATGTTAAGAGTAGTGATGGAACAAAGCAATACACCGTGATTAGGTGGTCAGACGATTTGAAATGCGATTGCTTGGGTTTCCGACACTACAAGAACTGTAAGCACACAAATGCCGTCAGAAAGATGTTAGAAATTGCTCGCCACAACGGGTGATTACATGAGTAAGCAAAAGAAATGGATACCTGCGGTTCGGGGTATGTTAGAAATGAGAGCCATGAGAAGTGTAGATATTGAGCAACAACTGTCGGCTCGTTTCAGACACGCACCATCAGCACGCAGTATTACTGCTGCTTTGAATGGTGATAGTAGATTTGTTAAAGTGGGAACGACTCACAATTCTTCTTTGTTGAAGAGTAAGAGTCATCTGGTAGCCATTTGGGGTCTATCAGGTATGAGGTATGCAGAGGGGTATCCGTATGAGCGAGTCTAAGCAACGATATGTTATTCTACTTGAGTTTGTAGATGGTCGCCGTGATGTGAGCGAGTTATTGTATGATAACCGCAACGATGCCGAGCGACACGCTATGGAACTTGAAAATACTGACGAAGTTCTTTTTACTATGATTCGTCGGGCTGTGTTGGTATGAAGTGCGCTAATCCTGCTTGCGATAGAAGCGTATTTAGTTCCTGTAATCCACATAACTTAACTCAACATAATTTTTGTAGTCTGTATTGTTATCGGTATGTGACTGATGGCTACAAACTTGTTCCTAAGAGCGATAACAAACATCATCGTAATCAAGTAAAATATCCTGTGATTGAAAGTCATTGTGATAGTTGCGGAAAACCCACAGAACTAAAGTATTACCATAGCAAGGCTAACAGAAGTTTTTGTAATCGTAGTTGTCATAACGCTGCTCGTAAAAAACTTAAGGGTAGCAAAGGTTTTCTACGGTATATGATTTTTAGATTGTTGCGAGATAGTCCTAAAGAATGGTGGTCGGCAGGAGACATCGCAAAGTTTCTGGACGACAGAATAACTTTATGGACTTTGACTACCAGTTCAGTTTCTTCTAATCTAAGTATGTTCCGACATTTGTTAGAGTCCCGCCAAACGGGTTCAAGCAAGTCTAAAGAATATCGTTTCAATCCTCTGTATGCCGATTATCCATTAGTGAAGGCCATGCTCAAACAGTGGGATTAACCGTAACACTTAAATAGGGGAAACCCCGTAATGGTATAGTATGGGAGTAAGGGAAGACACGGGCAACAAAAAGTGGTGGGATTATTGGAGGCACTACAAAACCAAGCGAGGCGCACAAGCGTATGCTAAGAAACACAGAGGCGTGTGGGTTATTATCTATTGCGACGAATCTCTAATGACTAAAGAAGAATTAGAGGACTTAGGCCAATGGATTGTGGGTCGTGCTGATGAATACTTATTTTTCCAAAACAAACATGGGCAAGACTTTGAGAAACTATACAAGGCCATAGAGTATTGGAAAGACGGAAATGTAATTATCGTAATCCCAGAGGATGGCGAGTAGTTATATGAAAGAAACCTACAACTTAATAAGGGTGGTGGGCATATACGAGTAGTGAGGGGCAAGTTTATGAACCAATTGAGAACAATTCCGATAATTTTAATGATGATGCTGGCAGGTTGCTTGGCAACTGCTGATGGTAATACTTCACAAACAGTGGAAGAACCGACTTACAATTGGCATTATAACAATAGTTCCTATCAATTCAATAATGCAGCACCTATGTCTTATGGTGAATCTTTTAACATCACGCTCAATGAATCCACTGTGTTGTATATTGACTTATACACCCGCTTTCACGATTCCTTAGTTTGGGACAAAGGAATGTTTAACCTTAGTTTGGTTCACGATAACTACACTTGGTCTTATGAAACTAACGACACTCTAATTCAAGAGTTTAATCACACTTTTAATCAAAGTGGAAACTTTACGGTTCATGTAAGAGCCTCTGGGTCAGATGACCTAACAGATAACATTCCCGGTGATGCTTATATTGCCGAATTGCGATTTAAGACATGGGGAGAGGAGTGATACAGATGACAAAGAAAGATGATACAGAACACCATTATATGCACGAAGACGACCAACCTTGCGAAGAATGCGGTGCAAAGGATTGGCATAAGGACGAAGGACGAGGCGAAACATGGTGCAAACTATGTGGCATGGTGCGTCAAGACTATGAAATTGATTATGGTAAGGACTGGCGTGTTTTCTCTGATGGTGAAGGTGCTTCTCAAGAACGCACAGGTATGCCGTCTACAAATCTCTTGCACGACAAAGGTTTGACAACTGATATGGGTTGGCAAAACAAAGACTATGCAGGTGCTAAGATTTCTGGTGATGCGGCAAAGCGTATCAACCGTATGCGCCGTCAGCATTCCAGAACCCGTGTTCGCAACAGCACAGAACGCAACCTTGTGTTGGCTCTGGGTGAACTTGAAAGATTGGCGGGTCGTATGGGATTGCCTACTTCTGTTCGTGAAGAGGCTGCTTATATTTATCGTAAAGCCGTTGAAGCCAAGTTGGTTCGTGGTCGTAGTATTGAAGGTATGGTGGCTGCGTGTATCTTTACCGCTTGTCGTCGTAGTGGTAATGCTCGCACTTTGGATGAAGTCGGGGCTTACAGCAAGACAGGACGCAAGGAAATTGGACGCACCTATCGTGCGCTATGCAAAGCCTTGAAGGTTCGTGTTCCACCAACCATGCCTATTGAGTATGTGCCTCGTTTCTGCACAGACCTTAACCTACCAACTAAGGTTCAATCAAAGGCTATGGAACTTTTGGATAAAACCCAGAACCATGCTGCTATGGCTGGCCGTGGTCCAACAGGTATTGCCGCAGCAAGTATTTACTTGGCAGGTATTCTCATGGAGAATCGCAGAACCCAGCGTGAAGTGGCTGATGTTGCAGGTGTAACCGAAGTCACTATTCGTAATCGTTTCAAAGAGATGTGTGGTGTATTGGGGCTAAACCCTGATAACCCTGCATCAAGTGAATGATTAAGTAGTCGTAGTGCAAAGGTGTAATTGATGACATCTGCCCTTCCGATTAACTGGTGTGCTAATAACCATCAATTAGTGGTAGTTTGGCTATCTCCTATTTCCGAAACAGATTACATATTTATTCCATATAGTGCGGAGTATCTCAATTCAATGATTGAAGGTGATAAAGTTAAGAAGATGCCAGACCACGAAAGGTTTAGATTAGATTTAAGTATGCTGTATATTCTGGAAACAAGTTTGAAAGGAGATATTGATAACCCGTATCCAGAGGTTAGCACCGATGAAGACGAAGACGAAACAATTTTAATGATGATACAACAATTAAGAGCAAGTCGTGATTGGAGAATTGAGTCGTTGCTAAGAGCAACTATTCCAGATTGGACGGCTCTAATGATGCTCGGCTACCCAATCTCATTAAGAGGCATAGCCGAATGGCCTACCAATAGAGCCAGTATGGAATTGTTTGAGGATATTCAACCCACCCCATATAGTAATGAGGTAGGAAAGTTTGTGTCGTTGTTAGTCAGGGAAGCGAAAAAGGAAGATTGAAATACTTCCTCGGACATTCTTAACTAATGCTTTGGCTTTGGATTGTAATTATTGCTGAAGTTGCCAGTTTTGCATTTGGTATTTGGTATTACTTTCAAAAGGTAAAATCATTGGAAACTAAAATACAAGAAGAAACTTTGGCTTTAGCCATCGCCACAGAGGGTAAGAAACATTTAGAAGAACAACAATTAACTCTACAAACACAGATGCAAACTTTACGAGAAGATATGGAGAACCATATTATCCGTCGGGACGATGAAATCCAAACTTTGAAAAATGAAGTTCGTCATCAGAAGGGCAGGGCGCAATCCGCCCATAGTAGTAAAGGTCAAATCCTTGAGAAATGGACACCGTTCTTGAATCACGACCAGATTGATGAGGCATGGAAACCCGAAGATTGGAGTTTTCTGGGTAATCCATTAGACTATGTGGTTTGGGAATGGTATAAAGATAAAGAAAAGAATATGGCCGAAGGTAAAGTGGTGCTACTTGATGTTAAGGCTGCGAAATCGCAATTGACTACTAAGCAACGCAGGATTCGTGATTTAATCAAAGCAGGTCGTGTAGAGTGGAGAGAAATCCGTTTGGACTAAAACTTTATTAGGGTCATCTGACCTATGGTAAAGTAAGAACCGACCAGAATGGTTAGGAGATGATAAGATGAGCGTAAATATAGAAATTGAATGCGAAGATGGATACGATGCTAAAAGATTTGAACGAGGAGAAACCCTAAGATATTACTTCAAAGGGCCTGCTGGTGTTTCAAATCCTAAAGGCGAGATTGGAATGTTTGACCTGAAAGGGCGATATGCAGGTAAGTTTAAGTCTGCGGAAGGCTCTAAGGTGCAATTTGCTTTGGTTAGCAAGTCCGAACACGCAAAGATTACGCTAATTTCTCCAAGTGGTGAAAAGATTTACATTGGCGACTCCAGTGCAGGAGTAATGTCTACACAACAACGCATTACTTTGGGTATGTGTTTGAACAATGCTACGGCTTTGATTGCAGCGCAAATGGATGCCGAGAATCAACCACAGAATATGGTTCAGCAAATCTTTGATTTGACCGATGAACTCTATGCGGAATACAACAACCGCTACAACTGAAGTGATGCCCTATGATGACCTATCGGAGACCCACGGGTCCACCGTGTCCGATTTGTCGTAGCATGATGGTCTTAGCACCCACACGGATTGAGAAACATGAAGTTTGGTATTGTCCGAAGTGCGGATTTATGGATATTGAAGGCGGAGGAATGAATTATGAGTGAAGAAGTAAATGTAGCATTGATTAAAGGGCGACACGAAATCACATGGCAAGATGCGGCGGTAAGCGAAGCGGTGTGGGAATCTATTCCCACAGAGCGTATGCTTGATATGGAATGGTTAGAATCCAGAGCATTAGGTTGGTTCAATCGTTTGGGTAAGAAACAAAATCATATTCGTTTGTTTATCACGGGACTAACTCAATGCACCGTAGCATTTTTGAAATCTTATGATGTGGTGTATATGCACCGACCAAATCCACCGACTCTATCTCTGATGTTTTGGGACAGAGATTCTGAATCCTATGTAGAATCACGCTGGGATGAATAGATTTAAGTAGTCGTTAGTTTTATGTAGGTCTGACGACCTATGCCTACTATGCTGGAATCATGGTGTCAAGTAAAAGGCTTGACCGTAGAGAGTGGTTTAATTCAAAACGAGGCCGCAGTAAGCCTTGAAGAAGCCCGTTTGGTTGTTTGTTATGCTCTTAGATGGCGACACCGAGTTTGTCGGGTCTGCCATGAGGACTTTGATATTATGCAAGGTGGTTATCTTTATTGTTGCGAAGGCTGTGCGCCTGAAGATAGTTTAAGTAAGTGATACACTTTAGAAGTAGTATGGTAGCATGGCGAAACTGTCCGTTACCAGAAGTTTCTCCTGAACAACGAATCAAAAACAAAGGCTTAGGCATTTGTCGTGGTGGTTGTAATGAACTGGCTGCTATTTGGCAAGGTAAATATCAATTGTGTGCGGGCTGTGCTAATAAATGGAGATATAATCAAGAAACTTGTGATAGTTGCGGAAAAGTTTGTCAAGCAGACGAAGCCTTTCATATCAAAGAAAATAAAATGCTTTGTAATGGCTGCCATAAAGTTTGGTCCAGAAAATGTAAAGGTTGGGCATGGGAAAGATTTTTGGAATACCGTGAAGCATGGGTTGAGCGACCGCCAACTTTTAAGGATACAGATTTAATCACTGTGCCAAAAGCAGATAGAATCAGAACCAGAACCGAGGCAGAATGCCAAAGTTGTGGAGAGTTTCGTCGTATCACGAATAGCACTTATCAACTTTGTAGCACTTGCGTTAGCCACGAACAATACAAAGGTGAAACTTGTTGGTGCTGTGGAATCTCTGGGCAAAAAGGTATTGCTATGACTTTTGACTTAGATGAAAGCGTAATGGTATGTGGAGCCTGTGTGATGAAGAAAGGCAAGTATTCTACTACGGCTCATGTGTTAAAGAACCATATTATGACTGTTCATAATTGTCAAATCTGTGGAACTGATATAGAACACAGAAACGGCGGGGCAAGTAATCCTAAGATTGCTTGTATTGACCATGACCATGAGACAGGTAAGATTCGTGGTGTGCTATGTAGCCATTGTAATACGATGGAAGGTTTGATTAAGAAGCATGATTGTCCTGAAGTTTGGGCTAAAAGTTTGTTGAATTATTTAGAAGCACCACCATTAGACAAACCGGGAATCCAGTAGTCATCTACCGAGAAAACTTTCGTAGCCCTCGGTAGGGTCGTCGCTTCGCTTCCGTTACAGGAACAGCCTTTTCCCGTCGCTATGCGCCTCCCTTATCCGGGGAGGGAAATACCCTTATCTGGTCAAGTTCAACCTGAAAGTTTATATCACAGTATGATTTAGGACTAAGTGATGGATGGGAACTATCATAATGAGGAAGTGCTGCTGGCTGCACTAAATGTTGTGCAAGCGTGGGATAGAAAGGAATATCTCAAAGAACCAATTGAAGTTTTGAGGAAACACCTCAAGAAATTGATGGACGCTATGTAAAGTTCATAACAGTCGTCGGTCATAGTTAATCTATGGTCTGGGAAATTGTCTTAGCGAGTTTTGGAGTGTTGCTAACTTTAGCATTGATTGATATTTGGCGATATGGTATTAACACTACTGCCAACATGAAACGCAACAGCGAAAGAGCGAAGCGAATGGTTAAGTAGTTAGATGCACCATACTATTATGTATGGACACCATACACGCAGAAGAGAACAAACATTGTATCATTTGTCATCAAGAACAAGCCGTAGTTATATTTCACCCCACAAGAAATAAGAAGAAACATGAGTATGGATTTATTGAAGTCATCTGTAAGAATGAAAACTGTAAATCGGAAATAAAGATTCCTCTGGAGAAATGGGAAGACCCTGCTAAAGTTGTAAAGCACGCATACAAGCAAACAGAGAAGTGGTGGTAATAATGAGTGATGAAGTTTCCTGCCAACTTTGTGGAAAGGTTCTTTGGGATTACCGAGAACTTTCTTGTTTCAAACAGAATGGTTGTTGTGTTGGCTGTAATGTTTTTGGAGGGAGGCTCTAATGAAATGTGCTTTTTGTGGGCGTAAGGCCGATTCAACAGAACTCATCATCAATCGCAATCATAATCCATTTCACGATTGGTATTGTCAAAAATCTTGTTGGGAAGGTGCAGGTTCACCCTCTGAACTTTAACCAAAGGTTTAAGTAGATTGATGGTGTAGGAGTCTTGAGGAAACATGGTAGCCACAGTCAAACTATTCCCGAAAGAATTAAAGTGGTGTCAGCAACACGCTGAAAATATCGTCAATCATTATGGTGGCGAAGGTTCAAAAGGTTCTGGTGCTTACAATCATAATAAAATAAGTAGTAATCTGGTTGGAGTCAAATCAGAAAAGGCAACTGCGGTTTATCTGAAAAGATTTATTCCGAAAGAAGATATTGTAGAACACTACATTGATTTTACTAACAAAACTTTGAAAGGAGATTTGAATGTTTATGGACAGGCTCTTGAAATCAAAGGTTTGCGACCTCATCAATGGGACAAGTTCAAGCGAATGATTCCTCCTAATCAATTGAAAAGTTATGTTCGTGATGATGCTATCGTGGTTTGGACTACTGCCGACGGAGATTCTAAGAAACCCAAAGTAAAACTTATGGGTTGGAACTATGCTCACGAAGTTAAAGCCAAAGGTGTAGATGTGCAAACTATCTGCGCCAATGTTTGGTTAGAAAACGATGAAGATATGCACCCGATTGAAGATTTGCCCGAAATCTTACGAAGGTTTAAGTAAGTCATGGGGCATAATAACAGTATGGACAAGATTAACAAGGTTCAACTTGGCTTGAACAATGATATGGAAGTTGTCGTAACTTCTGAAGTCGTGATGCGAAACACGGCTGACCGAGATGATGTTTATTTCGTCATGTTTAACATTTTAGATAATCCTTTGCGTTTCGTGGTTAGCACAGCAGGAAACTTTACAGAGTTTTTGAAGCAGCGTGGAACTACTGATGGAGAAATTAAAGGTTGGTTGGATAGCAACCCAGACTTATTTCTGAATGCTATTGTTCAACATCAAGCAGAACTTTTACCACACTCTCAAGAAAAGGTTCGTGTTAATCTGGATTCACAAAAGAATGCAGACTTGGCTCGTGCAGTAGTTTCTTCTATGATTGATAAGAAATACTTTGTCAATGTAAGTCATTATAAGATTCCGGGTCAAAAAGAAGTGGTGCAGAAGAATCAAAAAGTTCCGACTGAACAATTGTTTGGAGATTTTCAAACGATGTTAGATGTGATTAAAAACTGGGAAGGGTTTGACTTTGCTACTTATCTTAAGAGCAAGGGCGTTCCTGATGACCAGATTGAACAAATGTTAGGTGAAAGACAATGAGTATTAGTAAAGATAATGAAAAAGAAGAAGAACACGATTGCTGCGCTACGGATAGTTGCGAGCATCAACCAGAATCTCACGATTTGCGAGATGTAATGAAACAATTAGAAGAAAATGAAACTATTCCTGATGGTTTCGTAATGGTCTTTATGTTTGCAGACCCTAATGAATCTGCCGACAATACTCAAACTGATTTCTTTTTCCGTGCTGTGGCTGAAAGTCATGGGTTGAAACATAAGAAAATGGTGATGATGTATCAAGATACTCCAATTACACGCCACGATGTCGCATGGTTTGGCGATTGGAATAAATTGGCAGATGTAGCAGAATCTACTGAAGCCATTATCGGTGAAAACTTAGTTCGCTTTGTAAAAGATGGGACATTGAGTATGATGCCTCGTATGGATTTCATGTTTGCTAATCAAGGCACAGGAGAGTCCGAGCCAGATGCAGAGTCTAACCCAGAAGATGAAGAACTTTTCTGATTGGTGATTAAATGCAAGTTAGATTAGAACTCGGAGAAGGCAAATGGTTAGTCTTTGAAGACTATGGTGAAAAGAAAAAACATTTGAAAGTTACTATTGAAGATGCTTCAGGTGCAAGAATTGTTGTCGGTGTTTGCCTCAAAGATGAGTTCAAGCGTGCGGGTCGTAGTGCATAACCTTTATATGAGTCCTACACATTAGGGATAATTAAGAGATAGGCGCACCAGCCTGTTGATTGAAAAGGTGATAGACGATGACAGACATATTGAAACCAGTGTTTAACAGCATGAGAAAAGGAAATGTAAGATACAGTAAGGGTGGACTTAACCCAACAGGTGCATCTTGCATAATTACAGACGAAGTGGGCAACGAAAAGTTGATTGGTAAGTGCCATAGAGCAGTTTGGTATAGCAAAACAGGCGTGCCACGAACCAACAGACCTGATGACCAAACTTTCATCAAGTTTGCCGTAGGTCATGCTATGGAAGAGAACTTTCAGACACATTGGAATCGTATGGGTGTGCTGATTGAAGGCAACATCCCTATCCGTGAAGATATTTCAAATGGAGACCCTCGTGGTGAACTTATTATTTCTGGTGAAGTAGACGGACTTCTTCGTGATTTTGAAATGAATGAAGAAGGAGAGATTACAGATATTTCTACTACTAAGGCTATCGGTATGGAAATGAAGACCAACCGTGGTTTCTTTTCTAAGAAAGAAGTTTATGGTATCGGCAACAAGAGGTATCCTATGGGACACCCTAAGATGGACCATGTAATGCAAACCGCATTGTATTTGCGAATGCGCTGGAAATTAGAAGAATACTATGGTGTGGAAATTGATTCATTCCGTATTGTTTATTGTCAAGTAGATGATGGTTTGACAACTTACTTTGACATCAGCCTTAGTGATGGCTACGGTGGAGAGGTTATCATTAAAGACCGCAACGGCAACCGTATTGAACCTGATGCTTTGGCTTCATTAGAGGCAGGTATTACTCTTAATCGTGTTGGTGGACTCACTATGGATAACATTATGGACAGGTATTACATGATGCAAGATTACTTAAAAGATGTAGAAAATCCACCTGACCGAGATTACCAAATCAGATTTGATGAAGAAACTTTTGAAAAGAAGATGGCTTCTGGCGACATCAGTAAAACTGGTGCAAACACTTGGGAAAAGAAACCTTTGGCTCAAATTGGTGATTGGCAGTGCCGATATTGCGATTGGAAAAATCATTGTTTGCCCTATGGTGTCTTAACTGAAAAGGTTGAGGCGGGGTTGCTGACTCCTGAAGCAGCATTGGGACAATTGGGTATCGTTGGCTTTGGGAGTTGATTCCTGATGATTGATGTTCCTACCTTTGTGGCTTGTGTGCTGTTAATGGTTATTACGGCTATGTTGTTGTATCAACATTTTAATGCTATGTTTGAACTGCAATATCAACTTACTAATGATTTGCTAAAAGAAGTTAAACCGTTGATACAGGATAAATCTGTAAGCACCGAGTATGAGAAAGATTTTCTCTACGGCGTTTCTTATGAGTTGAGTGAAGAATGAATGAGTTCTGGATTTTACTTTGCTTTAGTTTGAGTTGTTGGGCTGGTTTTTTTACTTGGTTTGCGACGACGGCCTACAATAATTTGAGAGCAGAAGTGGAAAAACTTATTCAACGATAGCCACAACGATAGTAATATCATCAGGCTTACCACCTTCCCAAATTGACAAATCTAAAGTATCATAAATATCTCCTGCTTCATAAGCATCTTGAGCAAAGGGACTCCAGATTTCTTCGTCCTCACTCATGTTGTAAGCGATATTGCATAAAACTTTAGCCATACGAGTGGGACTTTTAAGATTAGTAGCCTTGAGAATATCTATGACTTGGACTGGATAAAGATTATCCCAAAGACCATCAGTTCCCATGATAATAATGTCTCCAGTTTTACAATAAAATGTGTAATCAGTTAAAACTTTGTTAAACTTATCTTTAGAACCGAGACCCATAGAAAACGGAACATTTCGGGAGTGAGTTCCAGAAGATGTTTGAAACTTTACTTCACCATCACGAATAATAATTAAATTGGAATCTCCGATTTGACTAATGTTTAGTAATTGGGCATCATCTAAGTAGGCTACTAAGGCTGTGGTGGACCCTTGTTCTCTGCAAGAACTATTGGCTTCTTCTAAACTTTCTGAAACAACTTCTCTACCGTTAATAAAATAATCTTTAGCAACTCGCATTACACACCGAGCGCAATTGCCTGCATTGATACCCATTCTTCTCCAAGAACCTACGCCATCAGCAACACCCATCGCATTAACAATAGAATTAGTGACAAACCATGCGTCATCACCGCCGTCTGAAACTTTATCTTCTCTGGGAATGTTAGCATAACCCATGATTAGCATGGTATTTCATACGAGGACTTGATACTTAAAGTTTAACCAAACAATTCTGCGAATGTGAAAAACTGCATTTCGTGGTAATCATAAGGAAACCTAATCCAATTCAAGACTTTTGGAGTGTTCATAATAGATTCTGGGTTGCGCTGATACTTAATGTTTATGTAGGTGCTTCGCCTTAGTTATAACATGGTCTTAGTTGAAGTTAGAGGTTCTACTCGTAGATTTCGTGATGTCTTAAGAAATACTTATGACTTGCGTTGGGATGGAAATAACTATTGCTACGCAGGAGATATGGCTCTTAATGAGCGTCGCATCAAGAACTTAGTAAAGTTTTGTGATAAGTTCAAGTTAGACATTAGAGTAGATGGTATCAGATTTGAACGAAGTGCGGTAGAGGAGGACGACCTTGACACATTTAAGTTAGAAACTTTCAAGTCTACGAAGCAATCAGAACTTGGTAAAGTAGGTAAGGAAACTTTACTACCACCTAAAGAAGCCGAACAAGCACCGGGTTATGTGGAATTACATTTAACTGCTGAATCAGAGGTTGATTTTACTAACTATCAACAATGGGTTGATGGAACTTTGTTTGAAGATGCACGACCAGAGCAACAGCAAGTTATTCCGTCGGTAGCAAAACTTTTGAGACAAGGATACAAAAACATAATCATTGAAAGTCCCACTGGAAGTGGAAAGTCTGCTTTCAGTATGGTCTTACCTAAGATGTTTGGTAGTCAGAAGAAAAGTTCCTATGTGCTAACTCATTTGAAAGGTTTGCAGAGTCAATACCTTAGTGAAATGCCCTTCATGGAAAGTATTATGGGTCGTGGAAATTATTCGTGTCGTTTAGATGTTGAAGCAGGATGTCGTGATGCAGAAGTGGCAGAAGCAGCAGTTCAACGAGCAAGAGCAGGAATTAAAGGCGGTCATAGTTGCACAGCCGATACTGCACCTTGCGTAACTATCAAAGATTTTCAATGTCCATTCAAGAATCCAAAAGATTCGGAACGAGGAATCCGTTGGGATGTTCCCGTAGATACTTTGTGTGATTACTACGGTTCATTGACGAAGGCTCAAAACGCAGAGTATTTCGTAGCAAATATGGCTTACGCTACGGCAATTGGAATGACCCCGATGTTGCCACAAAGAGAGTTTTTGATTGTAGACGAAGCCCATAATCTACCAGATGTAATGGTAAGTGCATTTAGTTTGGACTTAAGTGAAAGAATGTTAGAAAGACTACTTCAGATTAAAAGTTTGACAGAGATTTTAGAATTATCTGGTTCAGACCAAGTTAAGGCTCACGAACTTCGTAAAGAAAGGTTAAGTCCGTGGAGACCCAGAACAGGTAATATGGGATTCCCAAGGATTCCCAGCGTAGATATGAGAATGTCCGAAGATATTTTGAATAAGGCGGCTGCGGTATGGATTGCTTATCTTACTGATTTAGACAAAGAAATACAAATGAACCTTAAACATAATCGCTACGAGGATACCAAAGACCTAAAGTTAGCCATGAGGACTACTCAAAGATTGGAAACAATTGTGGCAGGATTGACTCACGATACTTCTAACTGGATTTGGCAAATGAGTGATGAGAAAACTTTTGTTAATTTCAAATGTATTGAGATTAAAGAGTTTGCAGAAAGTTTGTTGTTGCACGCAGGCAAGAGGAGAATCTTTTTGAGTGCTACTATTGGCGACCCTAAAATGTTTTGTGATGAACTGGGTTTGAAAATTGAGGAAACTGCTTTTATTAGAATTGGTTATAGTAGTTTCCCATTGAAGAATCGGCCCATTTATACCCGTGAAACGGGTGGATTGCTAACACGCAAAGGCCAAGGCGACAAAGATTGGAAACAAACCGCAGAGACTATCTTAGATATTATGAAGCAACATCCTAATCAACAAGGAATAATCTTGCCCTACACTGACCGAATTGAAAAACAACTTAGTGAACTTATCCATGAATTAGACAGAACACAAGCGCAAAGATTGATTCAGCACGACAAGTCTGCACATGGTCGGGACGCTGCTATTGAAGAATGGAAAAGTTCTAAGGGCGGTGTGATAATGTCTACTTATCTAAATCAAGGTTTTGATGGAAAAGATGCAGCCTTTTGTATTGTAGTCAAACTTCCTCACCTTAGTTTGGGAGATGTGCGAACTGCTAAGAAAATGAAGGCTAATCCTGCATGGTATAATCAACAAACAGGAATTGCTTTGGCTCAAATGTGTGGTCGTGCAGTTCGTAGCCGAACCGATACTGCTAATACCTACATTATTGACCCAACCTTTTGGTTTCAATATAGCAAGGGCATTGATGGACGAGCCTTGAAAAACTTCTTGCCAACTCATTTATGTGAGTCCATAGAAGCCAACGAAGGTTTGACAGCCAATGGTATTCAACAAAGTTTAATAGGGTGATATACCATAGGTAAGAGTATGACACGCTCACCTGAAATGGATGCTTGGCTTGACCAATGGAGTGAAAAAATCACAGATTGGGAAACACGGAATGGAAAGAACTTCTTGGGAGGTAATTCTCAAAGAGGAAAAATTGAATCTTGGCTTGACCGTCATAATCACAAAATGGAACTAATGCGAACCATGACCTCCTTGATGGCGGCGGTATTCAGTGCCTTAGCACTGGGTAAGTTGCTTGGGTGGTTTTGATGACAGGAATTGAATGGAAACCTTGTATCACTTGTGGAGAGCGTTATCCATCACCGAGTTTGACAAAAAAAGGAGAATGTTTTTTCTGCGACCCGCCGTATAAACTTGATGAGGTGAAAGAATGAGTGTGCATGAATCTTTTGGAAGCGGAACTTTCAAGACCAATCCTGCCTTGAAGCCGAATGATGTTATTTTGACACCAGAACCGATTGCTAAAGAAATGATTGCTCTTTATGATATTCCTAAAGGTGCAAAGGTTTTAGACCCTTGTTCGGGAGAAGGAGTGTTTTACAATAACTATCCTGCTGATTGTGAAAAAGATTGGTGCGAGATTAGCGAAGGGCGAGACTTTTTCGCTTACACTGATTCAGTAGATTGGATTATTAGCAACCCGCCATATAGTATCTTTGAAGAGTTTTTGACTCATTCACTTAAAATTGCAGATAATGTTTGTTTCTTAGTGCCTCTGGCAAAAGTGGTTTCAAGTTTGCGTCGTATCAACAAAGTTTTAGACTATGGTGGTTTTGTCTCAATGCACATTATTGGAGCCAGTCGTTGTGGATTCCCATTTGGATTCCCTGCGGCAGCAATTCACATGAAGCGTGGATATGAAGGCGATACAGAAATTAAGATGTGGGGTGAGTAAATGAAGATTGCGATTGCAGGGCAGATGGCAAGTGGTAAATCCACATTAGCAAACAAAATGCAAGAGGAGTTAATTTCACTGGACTACCGAGTAGAGCGTCATTCATTAGCAACCAAAGTTAAAGAAATTGGTAGTAATCTTTTTGGAATGGTAGAAAAGGATAGAAAACTTTTACAGCAAATTGGAATGAAGATGCGAGAAATCCGACCTGATGTTTGGATTGATTATATGAATCGCACCATTGACGAAGATTTTGCAGCAGATAAATATGATGTAGCAATTGTAGATGATGTGAGATTTATCAATGAAGCAGAAAAGTTATCAGCACAGGGCTGGCGAATCGTGAGACTTCATATTGAAGAAGATTTACAGCGTGAGCGTTTGGAAAGAACTTATCCAGATTGGGAAGTTCATTGGGATAACCGAGGAGACCCAAGTGAAACTGAAGTTTCGCAGATTCCAGAGGACTATATTTGGTTAAACATTATGGCCTCTGATTCGGATGCGGTGTTTGATGCTATTAAGATGGCTTGGGAATCGGAATAAGCATAAGTTTCAATTTTGACAAGGCTCAAAAAACCCCGATATTTTCAAATATCCAATTGGGATTTTACTCGTAATCACGAATGGCTACACCTTTGGGGAATCTTGGGACACCTCTGGCCGAAAGGTTTTGATATTTGACAGTCAGCATCTTGCCAACAATCTTGTCTCGGTCTTCCCATTGTTGCTCTTGTGAAGCATGAGTTCCCGGTGCGCTGGCTAAGAACTCTTCTCCAGATTTAGTAATACATTTCCATACTGGACGATTCAAAAGTATTCCTGCTTCAGACATTACTCCATTGTAGCCAATAATTTCAAACTCGTCATCTTCAAAAGATTTTAACTTGTAAAGATTTGTTCCTGCTCGTCCACCGATATATCCTCTGTGATTACTACGAACCATAATTCCTTCTAAACCTAAACTTTCAGCAGATTCTAAATAATAAACCAATAACTCGGCAGTATCCGTATAAGAAGAAGTTCCTATACCTAAAATCTTCCAATAATCAGGATTCAAAATGTTAATAGCGGCGTGGTCTTTGGGAACAAAAGATTCTGACGGAGTGCTAAGGTCTAAGGTATCGGGAGTGGTGCTGTATGCAGGTGCAAGTGCAGGGTCATTGTATAGAAAATAAGATTCACCAGAAGTGGGAATAGAACAGAAACGCAATTTATTTTTTCTTTGATTCGGCCAAGTGGGTTCTAACAATCCCAAAGCATATTGCATATCAGCAATTAAACGAGTCATGCGGTCTTGATATACTAAGTCTGGGTCATCAGGCCAATAGCAATCAAATATCAAATAGTAAATACCTTCAAAGCCCGGTGATGTTCCTGAAGATTTACGAACCATACCACTTAAGGTATCAAAATAGTCAGGGTCGGCAGTTACTCGGTCATCATACATCTCACCATCAATAACAGGCCCTACGCCCTCGCCTACTTGTTTCCAGACTCCTGCATCACGAAGATAACGATAAACCTCTTGTAGACATTCACGGGGGTATTCAGTGTTATATCCATCTTGGATGTTGTCTTTGCGACTGGTCTGGGCTAAGTAATCATTGACAGCCCAATATCCTGATAAAGAACGAACACCGTCATATTTGTTGAGACACCACCATTCTGAACCATTAGCAGGGTTAAACATTTGACGAGGCTTACGAGCCTCTACATCAAGGGCTTTGCCAGTGGGTGCTAAGTCGGGTTCAGGAAACGGAAAGTTTGGTATTGTTTTCATAGTGGGTAGTCCTCCTTATGCTGTCTATAATAGCGATTATCAGTGTTATCAATATCTACTTCTCCTTCTTCATTACAAGTTTCGCACTCTTCTGTCCACTCGTGTTCATCGTATTCTCCTGCTGTGCGATTGATGTATCCTTTACCATAACATTCAGCACATGGAACGGATAAAGTGGCTCTACGCATGAAGTTCAAAAATCCTGCATTTCTGGATTTGATTAGTTGGGGTTTAGAAACTGTTGAATAAGGTCTGTTCAATGGAGATTCCTCCATGATTTCTGGTAAAATATCATCGGGGTCTAAATCGTTTTGTTGAACATACTCCATAAGTGGTTTTAAGTCAGGTGAGAATCGTTCCCACATTTCTATGGCTGAATCGCCATCATCATCCATTTCATAAACATTTTCTTGTAGCCACTCTACAATATCACCATAAAAAGAAGCCCAGATGTCTAAATAAGGTGCAGGTTTAATCCAGTTTATGGCTCCTGATTGATTAGGATTGTAAATAGTTCCTTCTGGGAAATAGTTGTCCTGCAAAGTTTCAGCAGAACGCTCAAAGTCCAGACGACGATTCAAAAGTTTAGCAAGGTTCTCGTAAGGATAACTGGCTTCTACTTTACCATATTTGATTACACCTGCTAACTTCAGCCTTCCATCAGGAACTAAAAGGAAAATATCAATGGCATAGGGATTAGGTGCTGTCCCCAGATTATCAAATATGAAAGCAATTTCTTCAACTAATTCTTCTACGCCGTGTGGTTTCTTGCCAAAAGCGGTTCTCCAAGCCGAATTATGTTCGCTTAAAGGTGAAACTTGGTAATCATTACCACTTGGCGTGCGAGCAATTAGAATAAATGTTGCATATCGGTATTCATTAACTATGTCAGCATCCTGTTCATGGGACATTTCTGCCTCCATAACTCCTCCACTATGATACCAACCGAAATAATCTCCAGATTGAATCGCACGACGAGTGGTGCTAATCTGGTCGGGACCAAAACTGGCTACGAAACGAGCATAACGGTTCGGGTCTGAAACTTTTGTTACCTCTTGCACAGGCCAAGGAGCCACAATAGGGTCGTAGAAAACTTGTGTTCCATTTTCACGATAACCAAAGTTTTCAGGATTGGCAACATCACGAACTACAAAACCAAGGTCTAACATAGTATCCAATAAGTTTTGATAATCTGGATTATTATGAGGCTGACGAGTAGGATAACGCTCGCAGAAATCATTTTCGCTCAAACAAGGTATGCGTTCCATTTCCCACACAGCAATTTTTTGATTAGTTTTGAGACCACGAACTAAACTTTCAAGTTCCTCATCTTCAGAAGCAGCGTTCAATAAGTTTCGGCGCAGTTTCGGCGTTACTGTCCCAGTGTAGAAAGCAAAAACTTTTGGAAGTTGTGGGATGTCCAAGTCTTCTTGGTAGAGTCTAAAGAAAAGTTCTGCTTGATTTTGATTGATAGCACCTAATCGGGCTTTCGTGGAACGCAAAGGCATTTTTTCTAAAGGTTGTTCTGGTAAAGCCACAATTTTGTAATAACTATCGGGATTTTTGGGATTCTCAAAAACGAATCCTGCTTGTCCTGCACCCACAATCTTACCAAACATAAACTCACATCAGATTTCGTGCCATTCGCCTAAGCCATCAACGACTTCAACTTCTGCACCAAATCCTTGAGTTTTGCTCAAGTATGCGAATCCTGCAATTCCGAGTGCAATCACAGAAAGCATTCCAAACTTTTTCACAAACATAGATTCACTACGGAAAGGCTTGGCTCCTGCGGCTGGTCCTTCTAAATCCATAATGCCCATGTAGCCCATATCTCCCAGTGCTTCTTGGAAAGCGAACCAATCAATACCTGAATCATTTACTAAACTACCATCGGCAGCGTTGCGGTTTTGTCCAGATTCTCTGGTAATTGCCATAACATCTACATCTGGATTGCTAACTTGCATGGCCTTGATAACTACATCACGAGATGGAAACACTAAAGTTCGGCATCGGTTGTGAATAACTTTCTTACCAGTATTAGTATCTAATTGTTGATGAGGATAAGTAATCCATTGAACTACGGGTTCGTTGGTATCACGAGTTTTTAGGAACTCATTGATAATATCCGTAGAGGAAAAGTATTGGCGACCTGTGTAAATCTTACCATCTTTTAGAGGGTGTCCGTGGATAGTCCACATACGATTAGTCAAACCTTTGCCAGCATCTTGCGCTGCCTTAGCGACTGGATTAACCTCAATACGAGATTCTGTGCCAAGCGACGGCGAGCCAAGTTCATAACGACCATCCTTTTCGTAGACATAACACATCCATTCCCTTTCTTCGTGAGTATTGTCAGAATAAGTTTTCATGTCCTCCAGAGCATCTGCTGAAAACATTTCAAAGTGCTTACGCCAAGGTTCCATAGTTACCATGCTGTCGCACGACTACTTAAAGTTTAGCAGGTCATCAACCGAAGTTTGTGTCCAATTTAGAATAGAATTAGTTAAATTACCCAGAAGCCTTCTAAAATCTGTGGCTGCTTCGGAAGACATCAAATAAATGCCAAAATCTTTTAATCTTTGATATTCAGGATTATCTATGAGATTTGTGTAAGTTTCATCTACATTTATTCCCGGAGGTCCTACATAATCAGGTATTGTCTTAAAACTTTCAAAAAGAGGCATACGGCCTGCTGATAGTTTGGAGATTATTTTTTTTGAACCCTCTGTGAACTGGAGTTGTCTATTCCATGCAGTGAGCCATTCTTTTAGATTATAGCAAAAGTTAAAGTAATTTAGGCTCTCATCATCCCCAAGTGATTCGTTAAACATCGCAAACTCTGATTCGGTGTCCTCGTGAGCCAAGAACTCTACTGGGTATAAATCAATCCAGAGCCAATCATTATTTCCATCAGTGATTGAACTGGGACTATAACTAAGACTTTTGATGGGTTTATTACGAACTCCGTCTATGGCTTTTGCATAACCCTCTTTATCAGCATAAATCTGTTGAGGCCCTCTCATATCTACATTAACTACAAAATGTTTTAAGGCTTGTTGATTAGTCATAGTCATCAATTTCTTAATATCAAAGTTTTGAGCCAACATAATTCTTTGACCAGAAAATGAAGTAAAGGCTGTGGAGTCATCATCAATCTCACCCCACCACGCAGAGATTTGAATGGCAACATTGGCAACCATGTTTATTGTTTAGGACTCAACTATTTAAGATTAACCATAACAAACATTAAATAGTTGCTACGCATACGGTATAGTGATGGCAACGGTTCAATGGGTTAATGTAGGCTCTGGTGAGATAATAGAAGGTGATGAAAACCTCTATCAAGCCAATGAGGGTTGGTTGCCTGTAAAATGGGTAATAGTTAAAGGTTCTATTTTTCGTAGCACACTGGTCAGTTTCGCAGAATGGTTGCGTGCCAATACTTCGTTAGAAGAAGTTAAACTGATTCGCAATCCTGCCAATGATGCAGTATATCGGGTAGAAGGTTTTGTAGTAAATCCCTCTGACATAGATGTAATCGCTGATGCACTAACTCAATTTTGGTGTATTGAAATGTCTGGTTTCGGAGATGCTTTAGTATTTACTTATGTAGAGAGAACCACATGGCCTGAAAAATCTCAATGGGTCGGGATGTCCGATGCCACAGATGATGATTTCGTTTATGATGAAGCACCACCGGGCGGAGGAGGAGGACAAAGAGGAACACCGACACCCGGGCCACAAAGAGGACCAGCAAGACCCGGGCCAGCACCGGGTCCATCACCGGGACCATCACCGGGACCATCTCCCGAACAACCACCACCATTCCCCGGACCAGACCCATTTTTAGATGGAGAAGGTGGCGAAGGAGAAGGAATCAATGGTATGAGTGGAGGAGAAGGTAGTGGCTCTGGAAGTGGAGAAAGTTCCGCAGAATCTAAAGGTCAATCTGATGCTCAAAAATCACAGGCTCAATCTGAAGCCCAACGCCAACAAGGTATGCAACAAGGTGCAGAAAGAGCAGCGCAAGGTAAAGCCGATGCAGAAAAAGCAGCAGGCAAAGGCGGCGGCGAAAGTGATGGTTCTGAAGGAAGCGGTTCGGGTTCAGGCGAAAGCAGTGGAAGCGGAGGCGGAGAAGGCGGAGAAGGTAGTGGCGAAGGTTCTGGAAGCGGAAGTGAAGGTGGCGAAGGGGGAGAAGGTTCTGGAGAGGGCGGCGAAGGCGAAGGCGAAGGCGGTGAAGGAGAAGGTTCAGGAGAAGGTGAAGGCGAACCATCGGGAACTGGAGAAGGTGGAGAACCCTCTGAAGATGGCGACCCATCTGGCGGTGGAGAAATGCCTTCGGACTTTGAACAAGCAGCGCAAGCCGCTAAAGAAGCAGTTGATGGGGCAAGAGAATGTTGCGGAAACTGTAATCCTGATAAACCTGATGAAGTAGATATGGCCGAACAAGCCAAGCAAGATGCTAAAGATGCTTTGGACGCAGCCAAAGAAGCCGCAGATAAAGCCGTAGAACAAGGTGATATGACTCAAGAGCAAGCCGATGCTCAAAAAACCAAGGCAGATGCTCTCAAAGATGCAGTAGATGATATGAAACCGGGGCAAGATACCAGCCCATCGGGTATGGCTGCTCAAGAAGCAAAGGCACATCAAGAGGCCGCATCAGAAGCCAAAGATGAAGCCGAAAAAAGAGATGACAATAGTGCTGATGCTATGATGGAGGCTATTGAACAGGCTATGGCTTCTAAAGAAGCCGCCGACCGTGCTAACGAAAAAGGTGATGAGCGTAATACTCAAGACCAGAAAAACATGGCTGATGCAGACGATTCGGCTATGCAAGCCATTGAAGATGCAGAATGGGCAATTGATTACGCTGAACAAGCCGATGAAATAGATGAAGAAACCGCAGACAAACTTCGTGATATGCTACAAGAAGCGCACGAAGAAGTTAAAGACCGACAAGAGGATAGAGCCGAATGTCAAAACAAAGCGAAAGAAGCATCAGAAAAGGCTAAAGAAAGTATTAACGACTCGCAAGATGCCAGTAGTCCTGATGAATTAGAAAATGCTCAAGAAAAAGCGTTAGAAGCGCATGATAAATCCAAAGAAGCGATGGATGCTATGAATCCGTATAATCCCGAAGACCGTGAGGCGATGAAAGAAGCCTTAGAAGATACGGCACAAGCACTTAATGAAATGGACGGTTCTGACCCTGATGTGCAAAAAGCATTAGATGAAAACACTCAAATGCAAGAACAATTACAGCGTGCAGAAACACAATCTGAAAATCAATGGGGCATTTGGAATACGGATACAAACTCGTGGGTAGCAACTACTTATGGAGAAGATATAATCTTTGAAGAAGAAGATGAAGCCCGTGATTGGCTAAATGCCAGAGGAGGCATGGTATAATGAGTCGTGGAATGGTTAAACCTTACAAAGATGCAAAAGAACAAGCATTTACTGAATCAGGACTACCCGATAGTGATAAAGAGGATTACGACAAGGGTTGGGACGAACAAATGGATAAACAAGACCAACTTGAATCTATGAGTGAACAAGAATATGAGCGTCAATTAGGAGAGGCTACCGAGATTATCAATTTTAATGGACAGATGACTCTGTTTGAAAATCCAGAACACAATGGAAAAATGACGGATTATGTTTTAGGACAAATTATGAATGGTTATGCACCACCTTATCTGGGTATTGGTTATGAAGTTAATATCGTAGATTGGGTGCAGAATCCTGACCCTGAAAACTTTGTGATTATTTCTTCAAAAGACCTTGTTCCTGCGGCTATGGCTGCGCCAATGATAATCGCTGCGAAAGGACATTGGTGTTTGTTTATGAGAAAAGAAAACCTCAAAATGTTTTTACCACCTGATGTAGTTATGGAACAAAACTTAGCAATCAATGATAATTCGCTCTCTGGAGAAATCGCTGAAGTAGAATATAGTGGTTATACTGCTATGGCGGATAAAACTAAACAAACAGTTAGAGGCGGAATGTTCACAGGTCGTGAAAAACTTTGCGTCAATATCAAAACTGGTGAAGAAGCCATGATGGAAACTCCTCCAAAGGGTTGGATGGTCTGTGAAGAGGTAAAACTTTTGGGCGACCGTATGATGTCTACAATTTCTGCTTTGACAGAATGGTTCAAAGAATCAGGTATTACTATTACTTATTCAGATACAACTTCTGTTCATGTAGAAACTGCCAAATCAAAAAGTTTAGGTAAAGCAATTGACCGTTGGGATATTTTCTATGTAGAAGTAGATGGAGATGCCCTAATGGTGAGTTATTGATGAACCCAATAGATATTATCAACTGGACTCGTGCGCCACCTAATAAGGTGTTACTCATGCGTGTGTCTAAAAGTAATCCTGCCAAACTGCCGATTACTAAAACCCGTATTCGTTATTTACCCATGACTGACCAAGATATTTACGAGAACTTATTGGAAATGTTAAAAAGTATGCGAGTGACTTCATTTTATCAACAGGAGTTTGAGGATTACTTAGACGATGATGAAGCCACGGCGTTTGACAAAATATGCCGTAAGTCTCAAGAAATGAATGATGGCACAGTAGATTTCTGGTTATTCTGGGCGGCGATTCAAGATGAAGGTTTTGAATTGTATTACACTGGCAAAGAAGGTCTGGATAGAATCAATAGTATTCCTGCTTCACACCAAAAACACTGCTTTCTGTTTCATGTGAAAGCGGTTGAAACCAAGATTAAGACCCAATAATCTGCAACTTTATATGGGTGATGACCCATAGTAGTATTATGTCCAACAAGGAGGTCAGCAATCAGAACTATGTGGTTTCTATTCGCTTCTGCGAGTAGATGCTTATGTTTATATGGGTGATACCACTTAGTAAGATTGCCCACCACTGAATTGGGCGCATTAAAAAAAAAACTGAAAACAAAAATGGAGATGAACAAAATGAGCAAAGAAACCGTAAATAATGATGTAGATGCGTTCCTTTCGGAACTTGAAACAATTGACAACGACCGCCGAGCCGAGCGTGCCGCAACTCGTGGCCCTCGCACCGTATATGAGGTTATTAAGCCAGAGATGGGTAAAGTCTATTCTGGATACACACTAATTTCATACAACGAGACCACAAGCCCACTGGGTAGTGAGTCTATGGTTCTACGATGTGTCGCACCGGGTAATGATGGTGAAGCAGATGCAGGCCGCCGTGTCAAGTTTTACTTGAATGGATACGAAAAGCAAGACTTTGAACGCTTTATCAAGCAGAACAACCTTGTTGAAATGAATGAAGATGGTAAGAACCAATATCACTTGCCAGTCCAACTTGACTTCCTTCGTAAGATGAACGAGAGTCAGAAGAATGCAGGAAGAACCTTCAAGTCCTTCCACGGAATTATCCGAAACGCTGACGCTGACGCTCTCCGTGAGGCTCTACCAGAAGTCCCTGCTGACCAGCAAACTACTGAACCATACAGCCCACCTGCACCATCAGAGTGAGACAAACCAGCCCCGTCTGGGGTTGATGCAGACTTCGTAATGTAGGGTCTGGCGTAGCGTATAGGCTCCTTCCTGTAAGGCTCCTTGCTGCGTCGGACTTTACACCCCCGTTGTTGCCACCACTAACATGATTGGCGTTAGCGTTATTGAAAAGTAATAATGCGTCAGGAATGGATTGGGTCAAAACACCGTAATTGGTGATAATGAATCCCCCTCCTTCGTCAAAAAAGGGGTTCGGCGGCTACTGCATCATCCTTAATAGGGTAATAGCGAGTATTGGTAGGTGAAGGTGATGATAAATGTTAGACATTCCGAGCGAAATACATGAGTTCGTAGAGTCTGCAACATCCACCTATCATAGCACCGATGCCAACATTGAGCGCATCTATGCCGCTAAGATTTCACAGAAGCATTTAGAAATAGGTTCAGGCATTTGTCTGAAGATGGAAGAAGTTCCTCTTAATTCTAAAAGTCCTAATCCTGACCAGTCGGCTATTCGTTTCTTCATCAGTGATGGAACTTACGCCGTAGAGTGCATGGCACATAATGGTAGTTTAGATTCCAGACCCGGTGGTATGGATTCAGAACGGCTGCGTCAAACAATGATGATGCTAACTGAAAGTATTCGTGATGGTTCACAACTCATGGTAAGCGGTGCTTATCAAATGATGGGTCGTGATAAGGTCTTTGTAGTCACTGACATTCAAAAGAATGTTGAAATGCAAAGTAGCCAGATGACTGATGAACAGTTCACGGAGTTTATGGCTTTGTGTGATGAACACGGTCCTGCTTTCAGCCCATTAGAATTGATGGTTCGTGATGATACTTTATGGTCTAAACTTTATGCAGACCCTCCTATCAAATATGGAGTTATGTTGTATTGCCTAAGTCCTCAAAAGAAAACTGATATGCTACACATGGGTATTATCAGCAGTATGGGCGAGGGTAAAGACCATTTGATTGAACAGATGATTGAACCTTTAGTGCCGTGTGGCGTAGCCTCCAGTGGAAAACTTTGCACAATTCCGGGGTTATTCGGAGCCATGAGTGGCGAAGACCTCAACTCAATTGAGTTGGGATTGATACCAAAGATGAATAATGAACGCATCGCTGTGTCCGAGTTTCAAACATGGAATCAAGAGGTATTCGGTGAACTAATGAATGTGATGGCTAATGGTAGTTTCACAATGCAAAAAGGACAAGTGGACACCAAAAGAGAAGGTAAAGTTAATTTTATGTTCTTAGGTAATCCTCCTCGTGATTGGGACCCCAAAACAGAAACCAAAGATGGTAGACCTGCTAAAATGGGTATGTTAGGTGCTTTTGGAGAATACACACCACAGATTCTTAGTCGTTTGACATTGATTTTCGCTCGTATGACCTTGACTGATGGTGATACCGAGTATGCTATTGAAGATAAAATCCTTGATGCTATGAATGGTAAGTATCTCAAGAAAGAGTTTAACAACAACTTGAGTATGTGGAGAAGTTTCTTCCGTCAGTATCTAAGGTATGTAAGTGAACAAGAACCCGATATTACTCCACATCGTATGGACATTCGTGAAGCCATGAATCGTATTAAGGCGATGCCAGAGTTCTCTGCTGCTTTCTTAGACAAAAGAACCAGTCGTGATTTCCGAAAGTTTCAAGAGTTTGTGAACCTGTGCAAAGGGTTTGCCCGACTAAATGGTGAAAGAGTAGTTTCTCGCATGAGTATTGAAAAAGCCGAGCGCATCTTTACTGAATCTTTGAATACATTGATTCAAGATGGAGATTGGAAGTATATTAAGTCAGGGGCATCTAAAAGAATTGCTGAAGTTCACCAACGCTTAAATGACTATGCACAAACTTTAGAAAGAGCGTTTGCAGATGTCAAAGAAATGCGGGACAGAGTTCCATTTAGCGACAAAGAATGGGAATACATGATTAACCAAGGTTGGTTGGAATGCACAGAGAAAAACATACAGAAAGCCACATTCATTCAAGTGCTTCCACCTGATATGTGGGACGATGACAACAGTTAAGTAGTTGATAGGAGATAGTGATAATATGAATCCATTGACCCAACAAAGAGCCTTAATTGCTCTGGATTTGTTATTGAGTCGTGGCATTAGTATGACCAGAGCCACTAAACTGGCACGCACTACTCCGAAAACTTTGAAAGGTTATTTGGCTGCCAAAGGAATTAAATGGATTATCAAGAACCGCAGATTTGAAATTGTTCGCACACCTGAACAGAAAAGATTTGAAATGATTGACCTAATGAATGAAGGAAAGTCGGCAACTGCGGCTGCAAAAGAATTAGAAACCACTGTGAAAACCATGAGCAGACAAACTTATGAAACTTTTCCGGGTAGTGGAGTTGAAGAATATGTTATCTCCAGAACTGGTGGTAAGTGGCAAACAAACTTTGTCAAAACTGAAAACTATTCATTAGTATATTATGGAGGCATTCTGGGATTGGGTGGAACTACTATTGGTCGTGGAGAACAAATGGGACCAAAGGCTACACCTGCTGAAGCCGATGCTGAATACATGGATATTTGGTGGCAAGTGGACTTTGAAAACTGGAACAGCACCTTGAGTCCTTTTGAAGTAGCAGAGTTTTGGAAACCGCAAGTAATGACAATACTTAGACAAAAGTTGGAAAGTTTAATTATTTCTGATGCTGATTTAGCCAACAAGTTCTTAGGCAATTCAAAAGTTTCGGCTCACGCTGCCAGCACAGGTCGTATTTCGGCATCTGGAGATATGGACTTAACTCGCTTAGAACAAATCCTGCAAAGATACGAAGCCAAGATGATGAGTGATGTATCCACAGGTGTTGATGATAACTTAATGTTCCGACCACCTATTTATTTATCCAAGAGTGAATTAACCGAAGAAACCTCAAAGGGACAATTTCAAGTGATGTTCCTTAATGAAGATACGGCCATGCAGTATCCCACTAAGCCAGAAGTCATAGAGGTTAAACACAATCTCAATGATGAACAACTTTAAGTAGGTCATACGACTTATTAGAATCATGGAACCAAACACCGTATTGCTAACTGGTCTGGGCATCGCTACGGCGGCTGTCGCTGGCTGGTGGCTCAAAAACCGAGGAAAGACGATTGAACAAATTGCTGACAAAATTGAAGACGCTATTGAAGATGCCACAGGCATTGATGTAGAACTTGATAGTGTCGTTGAAACTATTGCTTCTGCCGCAGAAGATGTTGCAGAAGATGTGGTAGACGATGTAGAAGAAGCATTGGAAGCAGGAGAAAGCATTGAAGATGTAGTAGATGCTGCGGTGGACTCTGCTGTTGAGTCGGCTACTGAAGAAATTGAAGAACTCAAGGCTCTGACTGTCGCTCAACTTAAAGACCGACTCAAAGAACTTAACCTTCCTATCACTGGTAAGAAGGCAGACTTGTTGGCACGACTTCAGGAGGCATTGGCATGAACTGGAAAAAGTTGGGATTAGGTGCAAGCCTTGTATCAATCTTGGGTAGTATTGCTATTTACTTTGCTCACGACGAGAACCTTGGTATCTTTGTCGGACTTTGGGCATCAGCACTATTGCTTTTGAGCGACCGCATGGCCGACCTCAACGAGTAAGTGGACTATACCCTAAGAGGAATCTCCTCTCCCCGGATGGGGTGAATGTTGCGTAGCAACAGAGGGATAGGTTGCCCCCTGTGTCGTAGACACTTGAGGCGAAGCCGATGGGATGAGGGCTGCGAGTCCTTGATACTTAATCTTTAAGTAGTCGCACGACTTGAGATAATCTATGAGTTATGTTGATATTAGCGTGGCTCAAATGCAAGATTTTATGGAAGCCTTGAGTTTTAGGGAACTTTCCATAGAAGAACGGTCCAGTAAATATCCCAGTGGGGCAATCCGAGTTGTCAAAGAAAGAGTGTTCACCCGTCCTTTGGGTGAGGGCGAAATCCGAGTTTATTCCAGCGTGACTGGGCAGACCAGTCGGGCGAAAGGTCGTGATGCTATCCGAGTGCAATACTGGGTAGATGGAGTGAAAGTTGCTGGAACGACCAGAGTTCACCGAGTAGAAAACTGGCGACGCAATTTGTTAAACCGTGTTTATGAGTTAGAGAACTTAGTCAAGTCTGGTTATCTAAACCGTGTGCCTCGTGATAGCACAGGAACTCCAATGGTAGTTCGTAAGGCCAAGCGCACTGGCAAAAAGTTTTGGGGCAGCAGTTTATTTCCCAAAAACAATGAGACCCGTAGATTGGATGCAGAATCAAGTGAAGAAAACTTTGCTTGCACAGATTATATCATAAATGAAATAAAACGGATTTGGTATTCACCTGCTCAAGAAGATATTAAACATTGGGCAGAACATAATATGGCTGGAGGAGGATTGGGGGCTTATGAGGAAGGGTTTGACTTGCCTGATGGTTCGGAACTTGGCGAAGATACCACTAAAGATGAATACTTTGAGAGGATGTTTGATATTTGGCTTGAAAGATTTGAAAAGGGAACTTGGATGTATTCTGATGACGACCATGGAATAATGATGCAAGCATGGAGAGTTCTTTATGTTCCCGTAGGCACACCAGTTAATGTAGATTCATTAGGCAATTGGGAAAATAGAAAGCAAGACCAATATGGAGTTTATGGAGATAAGATTACTTCTTGGTTGTGGCAGAGTAAGTTTTACGCAGGGGCATTGTTCGGACATGAGGGTATAGACCACATGAAAGGCGAAGAAGGAAAAGATTTTGACCGTATCGTATTAACTGCTTGGATTCCGTGGGAAGCCGTAGATTGGGCTTCTACAATTGCCTATAACATCAGTTTTTTCTGGCAAGAAAATGAACTTTGTGTCATGGATAAAGAACCTGTGTATGAACTTGGAGTATCCCGTAATTATCTTGATGAAGAGAATAATGATGGAGATTGGGAGATAGACAAGGCTATGAATGCTGAAACTTTCATGGAAATGGCAGAATTGATGCACTGTCCTTGGTGTGGTGCAGACGATATTGGCTACGAGGGTTCTTTAGAAAACGGCTTACAAGAAGTAAGGTGTAATTCCTGCGGAGGCTCATGGGCTGAAATCTGGAAGTTTGTTGGTTATGAATTGATGTCTGGAGAATATGGTGCGGAAACCATAGAGGTTTGGAGTGCTACTCCTTATCCATATCTTTAAGTATCGGTTGAGTATAACTTAGTTATATGCAACTTAATTTTGTTTCTGTATCTCCTATGGGAACTATTGTTTCTGACCCCAGAGATAATCAAAGGTATGTTTTAGTGCCTTATCAATTTGCTCAACAAATGTTTCGTAATTCTAAATATCTAATGGACTTTGATGCGGAATATCGTGTTCAAGAACTTTTGCCTGCTGATGAGTTCGTGAGTTTAGAAGCCGTGTCTACTAAAGCAGATTTACCTTACAAAGTTTTCATTGGTGTTCGTGGCGAAGCGGAAGACCAAGTTTCCTACATTCTCCAAGAAGAAAGTTTAGACGACGAACCTGCTTATCGTATTTTGTATGTTATGGAAGAAGTTGATGTGGACGAAATTGAAACTTTTAATGCCGTGGTCAGAGGTAAAGTTCCAAAAGGTTACGCCGAGCGTGCTGTGATGTATCAAAAGATGATTGAAGAAGCCCAGATGCAAGAAACTTTGTTGCAGTTGGAATCTATGGTTAGATTAGGATTGATTAGTGAAGAAGAAATTATGAAACAATTAGTTGAAAAGTTTGGGGCAGAAGACCGAGATGAATCAGAGCGTATGACTCGTGCAGAAGCAGAACTCTTAGCCAATAAAGTTTCAGATATGTTAGAACCTTATGCAGACTTTGTAGAAGTTTGTGGAAGTTATCGTCGTGGTCGGGAAGACCCGGGCGACCTTGATGTAGTAGTTATTCTTAAAGAAGGTATTACTTTGCCAGAAATAGTAGCCGACTTAGAAGGAAACTATGAGAAATATAATTGGTTGGGTGAAAAGAAAACTCAATTAGTTATTGATGGTGTTAAAGTAGATATTAAAGTTAGCACACCTACTGGTATCGGCGCAGCCTTACTTTATTTTACAGGACCTTCTGGATATAACATTGGTATGCGCTCGGCAGCCAAGCGCAAAGGTTTGAAACTTAATGAATACGGATTGTTTGACCGTGATACCAACGAGTATCTCGGCGGGGCAACTGAAGAAGAAATCTATGATTTGTTGGGTCGCACCTATAAGCCTCCAGAAATGCGTGCTGAACAAAGTTTTCAAGCAGATTATGTTAAGGGAGAAGTTGATGGGGCAAAATCAAGAACTGAACCATTACGAGCCGCTTTAATTGGTGGATTAAAAAGATTAGCCAAAGATGGTTATGTCGTGGCTGCACCGCCTTATGGAAATAAAAGTCAGAAGTTTTACAGAGATTTGTCATCAATTATGATGGAAGAGTTAGCCCAATTAGAAACAGGCACTACTGGTCCTACTGTCAGTGGAACTGGTGTGGTGCAATCTCCATTAGATGTGGTAGCGGCCTTGGCTCGTGGAGAACCTATGTCAAAGATTCCAACCGCCAGTGCAACAAGTGAACCTTCAGTGATGGGTGTTGCAGAAATGGTTAGTAGTTTTACTAAACAAGCAACAATGGTGGATAAGAAAGAAGGTAAAGATTATGTTAAGCAACGGTTTGAGATTCCATCAGGCGCAATTAAAAGATTGGCATGGCCTATTGCGAGGGCTATGGGTATTTATTGTCGGGCTGGTGATGATAACTACACCCTGTATTCAACTCCTCAAAAGAACATAAATTGCTCAATGATTGTTAATATGTTGGTAGAAGATGTTGCCCCCGAAATCTCAGGTCTGACACATAATGAAAAAGCAGCATTTTATCAAGAGTTCGGGAATGCAATTAAAGCATCTGTCTTTGCGAATACTAAAGATGAGTCGGCATTGGTAGAGGAAAGAGAAAGACAAGAAGAGTGGTGCAACCGCAAATATGGTGGAGTAAGGTCTACCGTAGAACAGATGCCAGCAACTCAAAAAATTAAAGATAAGGCTCAAACTGCTGCTAAAAAATTAAATCCTTTTGCATCTGAAGAAGGTTCTGCACCTATTCAAAGACCAATGGAGTTTGGAGAACCTGTGAACTGGACTCCTCTGGACGGAACACCGTCGCTCAAACGCCGTCGTGATGCTGAAGAAAAACTTAGCAAAACTTCGTGTTGCTGTGGTGCTACTAAATCCAATCCTTGTGTTTGCATGAAAGCACCTGAGCCAATGAGTTGCTCGGCAATTGAACCAAAGTGTGCTTGCTACAAGGCATTAGCAAAAGGGGCTGAAAGTTCAGTAAGTAGTGATGCTGATTTGTTTTGGCTCTGGATGTCAGATGAAAACTTAGTATTTCACCGAAACTTAGCCCGTATCTATCGTAGTAAAAACTTTGGTTTTATTAGAGATGCTAATGCTCGCTCACCTCGTCAATTTAGTTTTAGTTATTTAGGATATAATGATGGCGATATTACTATGCTTAGACAACCAATTCTTTCTTTTGAAGAAAAGAATAACGATGGATTAGAAAACATTAGTTTTCAATTAGCCGAGTATTTGTTAAACTGGATAGAAATGGCTGCTGATGATGTAGGAATGGAGGATTGGAAATCCGAAGATATGGTAGTGGCCGTAGATTTAGGCAACACTTATTCTGAAGATTTTATTTATCTGATTTTCCCAGATGGTTCAGAGATGCAAATTGAAAGTTTTAATGTAGAGAAAGGTTTCCCTAAAGATTCAGGGTCTTTCCCTGATTTGGCGTTAGCACCAATTCCTTCTCGCAAGTTAGAAAATGGTTCTACTTTAGTTTGGAATGGTGAACTAAAAGTTGTTTCTATTAACGACCGTAGCCCATATTCTTTCATGGACGGACAAGTTTAAGCCAGTGATAGCCCCTATGTTATCATAGAGAGGCGTAGCCATGGATTATGAAGCATACATTCAGAGATTAGAAGAAGAGTGTGATGTTGTTTATCAATTAGCAGATAAGGCTCGTGCGAAAGGTTTAGACCCTCGTTTAACAGTAGAAATCCCAAGAGCCAGCGACTTGGCAGACCGAACTCAAAAACTTCTGGATTTCTTACATCTTCGTCGCACCGCAGAGCAAATCCGTGAATTAACAGAGATTCACGATGGAAACCGTGAATTGGTAGCAATTGATATTGCTCGTATTGTAACGGCTGAAAGTTTATTGTATGGTGTTAAACAAAAGTGCAAACCTTGTAATGGTTCTGGTGAAATTGCTAAAACACCCACTTGGAAAGTTCCGTGTGATGATTGCGGAGGCACTGGAAGTGTTATGGGATTCAATAATGACATTGGAAAAGCCAATTGGAAAGAAACTTTAGAAACTTATGAAACTGAAGCGCAGAAGGCTCGTGGTGAACATTTGAGAATCTCTGCTTGTTTGTATCATGGTATCTGTGCAGGATTGGCGGTGCTAACTGAAGGAATCCTTGTAGCCCCACTGGAAGGTGTAGTATCCTGTCGGATTCTATCTAATGATGACGCTACGGAATGTTTAGCCGTGAACTATGCTGGACCAATTCGTTCAGCAGGTGGAACAGGTCAGGCTCTTAGTGTTTTGATTGCAGATGTCTTACGCCGTGATTTTGGTTTGGGAACTCCGAAAGTTACTTTTGCAGAAGTGGAAAGATACAAGGAAGAAGTTTCTAAATATAGTCGTGGTCTACAATACAGACCAAGTAATCCTCAATTAGAAGTAATTGCCCAAAATTGTCCTGTTTATGTTGATGGTGAAGGCGTGGGTGGTGAAGTCACAGGACAGCGTGATTTACCCAGAGTGCCAACTAACAAAGTTCGTGAAGGTATGCTGTTGGTTATGTGTGAAGGTCTGGTTCTGAAAGCACCAAAGATTCTAAAATATGTGGAAGCGTTAGAACTTGATGGCTGGGATTGGCTAAAAAGTTTTGTGCAAACAAAAACAGGGTCTACGGAAATTAAACCAAGTGATAAGTTTATGAGTGATTTCTTAGCAGGACGACCTTTGTTTGGATTGCCCATGCAAAGCGGCGGGTTAAGATTGCGCTATGGGCGAAGCCGATTAGCAGGATTGGCGACAACTGCTATGCACCCAGTTACTATGATGGCTATGGCAGGTTTCGTTATCTGTGGAACTCAAATGAAATATGAGAGACCGGGTAAAGCAACTGTGGCAACTCCTTGCACAAGTATTGACGGACCTTATGTAGAACTTAATGATGGTTCGGCACAGAGGTTTAATTCCGATGCAGAGTTGAAAGTTTTAGCAGGATTAGAACCAGAGGACGATTGGACGGTTCTGCCAACTGAACCAGAGTGGCCGATTCGTAAAGTTTGGGACTTGGGTGAACTCTTAGTTCCATTAGGTGAGTTCTTAGAAAATAACCATCCACTTCCTCCGAGTCCTTATGTTTCAGAATGGCACAATGCTGTGTTAAAGAAAGAAATGATTAGCGCACCTGCTAATTTCTTGGAAGCGGTAGAACAATCAAAAGTTTATGGCGTGCCAATTGCACCTCAATATGTCGCCACAGGCTGGCAAGATTTGACAGCCGAAGAAGGTTATGAGTTGATGAGTAATATCACGATTAGCCTGTGTGGAGAAAAGATTCAAGTTCCTGAAAAGTTTAGGGAATTGGTCTACCGAGCGCAGATTAACATAGACGCAGAGGGCAATCTGTTTGGAGATGAAAGTTTATTAGTTCTTAATTTATTAGCCAAAGTTGAGAAATCTTTGAAAATAAACTTAAGTATTTATGAATCCGCAATAGAGTGGTTAAATGATTTGGCCGATTATGAAATCCGACCCAGAACAACTTTGCGAATTGGAGCCAGAATGGGCAAGCCCGAAGGTTCTAAACATCGGGAGATGAATCCTCCTGTGCATGGGCTTTGGCCTGTGGGTTTTAACTCTGGTTCTCAACGCCGTATTCGTGATGCTGCTCGCAAGAACGAAAGCGTATCAGTAGGTGTCCGTGTGTGTCCAACTTGTGATACACAGACTTGGCGGGGTGTTTGTTCGGGCGATGCGACAGCACCGCACGAGGCAACGGAAACAAACTTTGTAGGAGTCATTAAACAACATCTGGGGACAGAGGAGATTTGGAAAGATTGTTTAGAAACTACTCATCAAGCCACTGAACCTGAAGTAAAAGGTAGCAAAGGTCTACGAAGTGCTGAGAAAACTCCAGAGGCTATGCTCAAAGGAGTGTTAAGACACCGAAATGGAACGAGTGCCTTCCGTGATGGCACTATTCGCTTTGACATGGTAGATATTACCATGACTCATTTTAGACCCGATGAAATCGGACTAACGGCAGCACAAGCAGTAGATTTAGGTTATGTGGTAGATTGTCAAGGAAAACCTGTGGTCGCAGATGACCAGATTATTGAATTGATGCCTCAAGATGTAGTGGTTGCTGAAAATTGTGTGAACTCTTTGGTCGCCGCTATGAGATTTACTAATGATATGTTAGAAACCATGTATGAACTTGAACCTTTTTATGAAATCAACGAAGATAACCCTCAAGAAAGTTTGATTGGACAATTGATTATGGGTCTTGCACCGCATACCAGTGGGGCAGTATTGGCTCGTATCATTGGTGTAGCGGGTGTTAAAGGTCATTACGGACATCCATTTTATCATGCAGCGAAACGCCGAAATTGTGATGGAGATATTGATTGTATCTTGCTCTTGGCAGAAGGACTAATAAACTTTAGCCGTATGTTTTTACCTAAGAGTCGTGGTGGACGCATGGACGCACCTTTGACTTTGACAACCAGAATTGTGGCTACTGAAATTGATAAAGAAGCCTTGAATGTAGATGTGGTTTGGGAATATCCTGTGGAGTTTTATGAATTGACTCAGGCAGATGAACCACCAAGTCCGAAGTCGGCTTTGAAAGTTGAAGGCATAGCCATTGTAGAAACTTTAACCGATGCTGGCGAATTGCCCGTAGGTAAAATCGGCTATACGCACGATACTGAAGATTGTGCAGCAGGTCCAAGAAACAATCCTTACAATACTTTAGATTCTATGCGAAGGAAAACTATGGAACAGTTCGCATTAGGTGAGATGTTGGCTTCTGTGGACAATAAAGAACAAGCCAGTAAATTGATAGACAGACACCTTATCAGAGATATGCGAGGTAATCTAAGAGCCTATGGGCAACAAAAGGTTAGATGTCCTAAGTGTGGGGCAAGTTATCGCCGTGTGCCTGTGAGTGGTAAGTGTCGGACTATTATGGAAACCAAGACTGACCCATTCACGGGCGAAGAAGTAGAAACTTTATGTCCCGGTCGTTTGATTTTGACTGTGACTGAAGGTGGTGTTAGTAAATATGATGGACTGATGCAGACCCTTATTGACAAATATGGATGTAATCATTATATTGCGGGCTTGTATGCTCAAGTGAGCAAATGGGTAGCCGAAACATTTGAAAGCAAAGAATTAGGCAAACAACAAACTTTGTTTGAGAAACTATGAATACATACGGTCTACCCAAGCCGCATTGGAATCAGCAATTTCTGGAGTTTTAACAATTTGAAGTTCAATCATAGTCTTCAAAAGTTCTTTGAGTTCTCCAATATCACTATGGATAATATCTACGACTTCTTGTAGTTCATCCACTTTTTGACCCAACTTCTTGACAGTCATGCGTTTAGGGATTGGACTCTCTTCCGACATGATTATTCATAATAGTGGCTGATACTTAATGCTTTGTATTAGTTGTCCGAGGTAGACATTCCTAAGCCTCTCATCTCATCTAAGACTTCTTCAGGAAGGTTTTCATCTAAGTAATCAACTTCAGATTGTTTGGTAAAAGATGGGTCGGTGGCTAAAGCAAATAAACTGGTTAGCATGGCTAAAGCAGCAAAGCCCATAGAAAGCCATGTCCAAGTGCGGTCAGCAGGAGTCATAGTGAGTATTACTACCCACGACTACTTAAAGTTTAGTCTTCAATGTTAGTAGTGGGTTCATAAACTGAAACCAGTTTATCCCAGATTTCCATGAATACTTTAATGTTTTCTGCACCTTGTATTTGAGTAGTATTCAAGATTTGAAGTAGGATTCCAATTTCTTTATTTTCTAATTCAATTGTCGTCATGGTTTTCATCTCCTTCGGATTCTTCAAGACCGTTTTCCAGTGCATGATATACTTTCAAAAAGCGAATCGCACCTTCACGACCTTGAATGGTGGTTTGGTTCAATACTTCTAAAAGAAGCGTAATATCTTCGTTGCTTAACTCTACGGTAGGCATAATAAGACTATCGTGTAGGACTTACTTAAACCTTTACATCATGGATAAGTTAAGACATCTGCAATTGGTGTGTCAAATGGGTTCAATCCACAAGTCCAAATCAGATTTTGAGTGGCGGTGCTTTCTGTGCCATCAAGGGCGATAAAAGTAATGGTTTGAAGCATAGGGATTGTAGGTGTTCCCAACTCACCACTGTCAAAATATGCACCATTAGAACCCCATTTGAATAATTCTGGGGAGGCAGGGATGCCGTCGGGGTCTGAATCAGAAGTAACTCTAATAATAGAACCGGGTTCAATAAATGGATTCGCAGGGTCGCCCAAATTAACAGTCACCAATCCGCCTCCACCGGGCATAACAGCATTAACGGGAACTGTGCCACCAAGTATATTAACTTCTATCTTACCGGGTGAAGCAGAAAGTGGTGGGTAAAGTTGATTCTCCTCATCAAAAGCCCACCAAGTTTCGTATAAAGCATCAACTAAACCGGGGTCGCCAAGCACTGAAACATCATATTCCCAAGAGATTTTCATAGCCTTACCTGCATTGGGTCCTGAAGAAGCACCGTCTAAGACCTTACCAGCACTAAAAAGATTTTGAGAACCATCAAAAGGTGTGCTATCATATCTGATGCCCCAATCATACCTTCCTGCTCCGGGTGTGCCTCCTACGACAAGGGTAGAGGCAAGTCCTGTGGAGTTGGGTGGATTGTCTACTGCCAAAGGAAAGGTAAATGAGTTTCCGACATCTGCAAATGAAGCAGAAGAACCGGGTGGTGAAGTAACTGGTGACTGATTGTTTCCACCAACGGAGTTAATAGAAAAAGTAATGCCTCCGCCTCCACCTCCGCTACTTTGTTGAGCGCAAACTCCGATAATAATTGGTGGACTCATGTTAATCACCCGATAGCGACCCAACGAACATCAGGGGCGGTTGCACCTGCCGAACTATCTTCAACTAAAACAAAAGTTTTGGCTGTAAAGTCTGTGGTAATAGTAACTGGGGCAGCACTTTGATTGATATTAACTTGACCTGCGGCTGCGGAGGTTACATTTCCTGCACCATCTGTTTCATTGTATTGTGAAACAATAGTAATGTTAGGTGTGCCTCCACAATCAGCAATAATAGTTACTTGGTCTCCGACTTGCCAAGTTCCATATCCATTAAATCCTGTATCTGCGACTTGTCCAACAGGCACAGTTCTGCTGTCTACACCGCCCAGATTGCCACCACCTAAGTCAATTATGCCCACTGTTAAATCAACTACTACTGCGGCAGTTGTTTGAACCGCATAAACACCAGAACCTTCTGGAGTCGCAGTTGTAGTTCCAGAACCCGTAATCGCACGAGTAGATTGTCCAAATGCCGTTGTGTGTAGTTTAGTTAGGGTAACTTGATTGTCTGTGCCGTTCTTGTTAAAACGGCCAATTTGGTCGCTAAAAGACTCAATGCTGAATCTGGAAGCCTGAAAGTTCGCTGCAAAACCAGTTGTCGGGGCTGTTAAATCATCAGCATAACCAACCGAGGTTTGAGAGGCTTGTGAATTAAGCCAGTTTTTACCACCTGTAAAGCCGTTTAGAGTATCTACGCTGAACTCAAGGTAAGTATCAGCATCTCCCAAGTGTTGTAATTTGCTACCTACGAAAATATCCTCGGCCACAGATAATCCTGCTGTGCCAGCGATTCCTGTATCATTATAGGTAAAACCTGTGTTTCCACTAACTGCTGTGCCTGCGGCGGCATAATAAGCAACTTCAAATTGATTGGCTGTATTGACTGTTCCTGAACCACTTCCACCTGAGATGGTAATAGTTTTGGTAGCCCCTGTTCCCGATGCTACTACGCCAGAACCTACAAAGTTAAGAGTGGTGGCAGTAGTGGCTAATGGTGTTCCTTCGTCTTGAACTATGACTCCGCCTCCACCACTACCGCTTGCGGCGGCTGTGACACGACCTTGACCATCAACAGTAATGTCGGCATTGGTATAAACACCTTCTACACCTGCTATGTCATCAAGGTTAATAGTGACAGTATCCGTAGCACCGACTACTGTGCTAATCGCTGTTCCTCCAGCAATATCCATGGTCTCGCCAATAGATACTGTTTGGTTGCTACCAGAATCAGCCGTTAGAGTAAATCCTGCGATAGTAGTATCAACTACGCTGGTGATGCGCCCCTGTGCATCTACGGTAATAACTGGGACAACTGATTCCGAACCATAAGTTGCAGCAGTAACTCCTGTGGTAGTTAAACTTACTCTTAAGGTGTCGGTAGCAATAGCCTCGGTGGTAATTCCTGATGCTGCTGTTCCATCAATCTTGAGGGTGTTGCCTGTGGTAATATCTTGAGGAGTTCCTGTATTGCCTGAAACCGTAAATTGTTCAAACTTTGTTCCTAAGTTTCCATTTCCCAGAACTACTTGAGTTGCGTTTCCAGCACCAGCGAAAGTTAAAGTTCCTGAACCTGTGACTGGTGAACCACTTACCGTGAAAGCGGCGGGGGCTGCCAAGCCTACTTCTGTGACCGTTCCCAATGTTGTAGCGGCAATTTCAATAGAACCTGCACCGGGGGTAATGGTGATTCCTGTCCCTTGTGTTAAAGTGTTTTTAGTGAATTGCGAGCCGTTTCCAATCAGTAATTCACCATTAGCAGGGGTTGAACCCTGATAACTGTTAATAGGAACAGCCAATGAGAGAGTATCGGTTGAACCATCAATCTTGAGGGCTTCGGCTTGCCCAGTGGTCGCCACGATAAAATCATTGTCTAATTGATTTTCGTTAATAGTAACACTTCGCACACCACCAGCAGATAACTTACCAATGTTCATATAGGGCGCACTTGTGCCGTTTCGCACACAGTTGAATACAATTGAACCATCATGCGCCCCTGCGGTAGCATCTGTAATAAATCCAGTAATTGAAGCATAATTTATCTTCACAGGAGTAGGTGATGTATCATCGTTGCCCGAAAACAAAACTTGTCCTAAAATATCGGAAGCAGCAGGTGAAGCAGAATCTCTATAAAGTTTTAAGTCTGGTCCTACATTGATTCCTGCATCAATCTTTTTGATTTCAATTTCATTACGGAAAGGAACTGCGGTAACAATATCGTCTAAAGAAGCATCTATTTGGAAAGCAGTATCAAAATTGGCTGTGGCAACTGTGAAATCCATTTCAGTTAAAGTTCCCGGATTGACAATAACCCCTGTGTTATCTAAAGTCATAACTTCTGGGAATCCTTGCACCGTGTCAGAAGTTCCTGCTACTTGGAAACTCAATAAACCTTGCTCTGAACCACTTGTTGTAAGTTTAGACTTGCCCGAAACAATAACATAATAATCTGAATTACCTGCGGAATCCTGTCCTGCAAAGTCAATAATTCCTACGGAACGATTGTCCAATGCTGTGGCTGTGCTGGTTAAATCCATTCTGGCTCCGTTAATTCCTGAAGATGAGGTAGCAATAATCATTGGCAACGGATTGCTTGATTGAATCTCTAAGTGTTCTGCTGCTGCTGTGTCGTCCCATGTGAACTTACTTGAACCTGTTAAAGTATTAGTGGCGGAATAAAAGGCTACTTGAGTGGCAACTCCGCTACTGATTGAACCTGTGGTAGCGAAACTTAAGTTTCCTCCACCATCAGTAACTAAAGTTTGATTAGCAGAACCATCTACGAGTGGGAAAGCATATCCTGTGGCTGCGGTAAGATTACCTGCGTAAAAGTTTCCTGCATTAGTCGTTCCAAATCGCATGGCAGTAACATTTGAAACTTGAGTATCAACACTATACCGAGAATCTCCTGCGTTGCCGTTGGCTGTCCAGCCTAATCCACCAGATAATTCATAAGTGGGAACTGTGCTTGTGTAAGGATAGGCAGTAATGCGACCGAGAGTATCTCCGTCTGAAATGGCTGAAGGCGCACCCGTGTTGCCTCTGGTTTTGCGAAGTCTAAGTTCAGGTCCATCTGTGGAATCAGTTGCTTGAGTGAACTTAAATTGAACATTTGAACTGGATTGTATGTCACCTGTTGGGATAATACTGTAAGTTAAAGTATAGTCTATGCCTCCTGCTGCAACAGTAGGTAAAAGGGCTGTATCTCCTAAGAACTCCACTTCTTGTCCGTTCTGAACTGATTGGGTAGCACCAGCCGTTGCTGCTATATCCCATTGACTCATAGTTCCGAGTCCTGTTGTTCCAATGGTAATTGTTCCCGGTCCTTCGGCAATAGTAATGTTTGCACCTTCGGTTAAAACGGCGGGAACTGGTGCGCTACCTCCGCTACCAATCAACAATTCTCCATTCGCAAGGGGTCCTACTGCGCTGATACCTGCACCCACACCACTAAAATAAGGAAGTTGATTTGCGCTCGGTGCTGGAGAAACAGTCAGAACTGTGCTATCCACAGCGATATTGACATCAAAGTTGGGACTCGCACCTGTTAGTGTAGGTGTGGCTATACCTGTTCCACCTACAAAATCTACTTCATCTCCAGAGGCTACTAAACCTGTTGAGGCTCCTGCTTTTACAGTCCAATTGCCGTAAGCGGCAGCCGTAGTTCCAATTTCAATACCACCGGGAGTATTTTGAATAGTAATGTTCGTGCCTTCAGTTAAGTTTGCTAATACGGGGTCTGAACCTGATGAACCAATAAGCAACTGTCCATTAGCGGGTTGTGCCGTAGCCGTGATAACCCCTGTTCCAGAACCCAACAGGATTCCGCCATCGGTTAATGTAGTTGCACCTGTTCCTCCTGAAGCAACTCCTAAAGTTCCCACAATTTGAGCCGCCGTAGTAGAATTATTGACAGTAATGCCAGATAAAGTAGTGCTAACAGAAGTGACTGTTCCAGAACCACCACCGCCACCTCCGCCTGTGGCTATTGTGGCTGTTTGTCCCGTAACTCCTAAAGTTCCCGGTGAGACTACGATTTCGTTAATGTTGTTACCAATAATTGTGCCATCAGTAACCGTAAGCAAACCACTACCACGGTCTGAACCCGTATATTCTGGAGGCGTAGAGGATGCCATGTTCCTTCATTAGTTGCACAACTACTTAAAGTTTATCAAGATTGAAGTTGTGTGTATCCAACATCGTTGTATCCGAAGCGTTGTTCAGTCCAACCTGCAAAGGCGGCTTCAGCAACTTCTCCTGCTGCGCTAATTGCACCCGAAGTTTCGTTAATAACACGATAGACAATTTGTTGTTGAACTACGATAGGATTATCAAAGAACCATTGGTAGGAACGAGGAGTAATAGGCGACCATTGATAGTCAGACCATTCCATAAACAATGAACCATCTACCCAGATTTGATAAGTGACTCCTGCTGTTCCTGCTGCGGTTTCGGAGTGTCCAAATGTAGAAACTCGGTAAATCTCTTGGTTAGAACCGGGTGTAATCAAAGCATTCACTTGGGGTGCTGGTCCTGCGGGAACTCCTTGTGGAACAAATGTTGTTCCTCCTGTGGCTTGTGGAGAGTTAGGATTAGTAGAAGCAGACACAGTTTTAGCCTGTGTAGTTGAACTGGGCGCACCGGGCGTATTCGTAATTAAACCTGCATTTTGAGCGATTTGTGGTGCTGGTGCTACTCCTGTAAATGGAGTGGGTGTTGGCACTCCAGCGACCCAAGAGGTAGTTCCTATTGAACCATCTGATACATTGATAACTACGGCATCAATATAATTGTTTTGAGGAAGGGGTGTAGCATTCAAATCTACTTTTTGTCTTTGAACCAAGTTAGCCGATTCTGGCTTAGGTGATGTATGCCACGGATAAAACGCACCAGCAATTGCTGTGCCTCCGTCCAAAGATTCAGGGGTTGGCCTGACGGCACGACGAAAGGTGTGAGGGTCTACTCCCGGTCTCTGGGCTTCAGTTTGTTGCGTAGTAGTAGTTGAATAGGTGTGCTGTGGCAACGGTGTGCTGGAAACAGCAGAACCTTTTTGTGAATAACCTGTTTGGAAGGCTTTCTTACGATAAGGACGCTTAACATCCCTAATATCTTCTCCATACGAGCCTGACATACTTATCCTTACCTCCTCCGACTACTTAAAGTTTATGCCTTTCTTTGGCGACCATAGAGTTCTTCATACTTTTTTTCTTTGTCTCGGAAGGCTTGAGAAACTTCCAAGTAATGTTCCCATGTAGATGTGTCCAAACCACGACTTTTAAGCAAGATTCTACGATACCACTCTACCGTAGCGACATTGATAGGAATACCCAATTCTAAAAGTTGATGACAAATTAAAGCATCTGGTCCATCAAATAAATGATATTGCACATGACATTTGGCAATTTGAGTGGTTGGAGGAATCTTAAGAGTATTTGGCGTGTTAGTTACATTGTATGCTTGAATAAACTCTGGTAGATTATTCATCATGGTGTAGCGAATATCCCATGTTTGCTCTGGAAGCACATAAACAGGAGGGTCTAACACATAACTGGGTGGAATATCAGTAGTTCCGAATGGATAAGGGGCTGCATCACCACTAATTCCATGTTGCCATGTGTTTTGTGGGTCTTGATAATATCCAGTTGAATTGATAACAATTTGAATGAAACCATTGGGAACAAAGTTTGTTAATCTATGTGTTCCATCTCCTGTTACTCGGATATTTGCTAATACACCTCCTGTGCTACCAAACTTTTCAATTACTACAAATTGGTCTTCATTGACAAATGGTGGAATCTCAATGTTATTTCCAAAACCACCTACAAAGATAGAAGTTTCTACACCAGCAGGTGGAAAATCCGAGGGTCTGGCTGCTCCCGTAGAACTTTGGCCTGCCAGTGTCCATTCATAGTTTTGATAAGTAATTGCCATCAAATCAACCTCCTTTCTTTATCACGGAGGCGTTCTTCCAGCATTTCTTCCATTCCCAAATCAGCACGAAGTCGGTTGCGAATTAAGTTTTGCTTATACCACTGAATGTTTTCTGGACTGATAGGAATGTTTTGTTGTAAAAGTTTCATAGCAATTAGTTGGTCAGGACCATCAATCAGTAAATAACGCACATAGGCTCTGGCAATTTGGGTGTCTGATGTAGGAACTGGACTTCCAGAGTTCAAAGTTTCAAAAGAAGTGAACTCAATACCCCATGTTTGACCGGGTAAGACATAGACAGGAGGAGTGATTTCTTCAAAAAATCCTAACTTGGATTCACCAACCGAAATAGTAATTGGTTGAAAAGGCATAGCCGATGAGGGCATTCCAATATCAGGAATACCGTCTGGATTTTGAAAATAACGAGTTGTGCCAATACGAATGTTTAGACCTGCTGAAGCAGGATAACTACCCATGTGGTCTATTACAATCAATTGATGCGCTCTAAGCATGGCTGGTTCTTCTAAGTTGTTTCCGATGCCTCCGACCATAATATCATAAGGAACGAATGGCGGAATCTCAATTGCTCTGCCTATTACGGAGGTATCACCAGCGTAATTCAAAATAGGATGTCCAGAATTACTGACAATAGCAGTAGAACCCTGAACAATGTTTCGCCACTCATAGGCTTGACGACGAATGCTCATAGTCGTAATATGACGGGTCTGCTACTTAAAGCATTCCATCTACTTAGCGTTGGCGAGATTGTGGTCCCATAGAGTTCATCTGATGTTCCCAGTTGCCAGCGTGAACTGCAATCTTTTGGATAGCAAGTTCTCCAATGAGTGTTACTTTGATAATGCTTCCGTTGGCTGCAACGGCTTGGTTGGTAGTAACGGTTACTTGAAGTGGTTGCTGGAACAAACAAAGAATTGGGCTACTAAAAGCCAAAGTGCGGTCGTTCTTGCTGTTGATAAATCCTGCGCTGAAAGCGTTAGAAGGAACATTGTTTGGACCTACTTGAATAGATACGGAATAATCAAGGTCTGCCGCTAAAGGCGAACCAGTGGTAGCATCCAACATTTCAATTCCAATAGCATACAAACGGACTTCTTCGTTGTTTGCTTGGTTGGTAAAAATTGAGATTACATTTGAAGTTCCAGATAGAGCAGCACCAGCGAATTGGTGACTGGTTGTGTAGACTTCTGGTTGAGGGTCTTGATTTGCCATACTTCAGATAGGTTGGTTCTGATACTTAAAGGTTCTCATCTTTAAGTATGCCTAACAATTCCATTTGTTCTGGTGTGGGAGGTGGTGGAGGTAAATGCGGGACTGGAAGTGGTTCTAAGTCCATAATAAGTTGAGATTGTCCGTCAAACGCCGACATCCATTTAGTTTCTTTTCTTTTTACCATGCGTTTTTTAATGAATACTCCAATCAAAAACAAAAAGATAATATCTAACAAAAATGCCCATGCGCCTAATGAAGTGCTATCTTTAAGTATTTCGGCTCGTATTACTTGGGGATTCATAGAACCTACTTGCATTACCAAATAAGTGTAATAGACACATGAAGATAATAACAAGATGACTATGTAAAAATACCAATTAACAAGACGGTTCATATTACTCCTTTTTGTGGGTTTTTACTATTTAAGTGTTATGGCATTATGCTTCAAAGAGTTCTTCATCTTCACACTGGAAATCGGCGGCGGCGATACCCAACTCATCAAGAGTGGGTGGTTCTTCCGAAGGAAGGGCATGAGTTCGCAAGTATTGTAGTCCCAATCGGTAGAATGCGGGTGCAAACTCTTCAATTTGAGCATCTAAAGATTCATTTTCTTCGGACGCAGTTTCATTAAAAACAGTCATTATTTTAGTTAAAGTTTCTACACCTTCCATAAACTCAGCCGTAAATGCAGTAGATTGTATCGCCCCAATTTTAGTAGCAGAATCTTGAGCAATCATAGCCAAAATCACAGCACCCAAGTTGGTTGCCATAACAAATCCGAAAAATTGCATCATCCACCATTCAAAACTAAAGGGTGCTACATTCCACATTTCGGCCATAGCAATAAATGGAATCTGAATCACTAATGATAAAGAAACAATAATCTTAATCATAATCCGAACAGTGATGAACTCTTGTTCAGAAACTTTTTCCCATTTAGTCTGTTCTTTTGCAGAATCTAAGATACGACACACCTCCGTCCCAAATAACATCTACTCGTTGATAACCTGACTTGGCTAAAAGTTTTTCAACTTTGGGTTGCCAACGGCGTTCACGGTCTAAAATAAAATCTTCTTCTCGGAAAATACCTTGATTACTTAACATCACATAATCTTCATAAGCATAAAACGGCAAAGTTTCACCTGATTCTAAAGTGTAAGTTCCAGAGACAGGTGAGTGGATTTCATCAAGAGTGAAAAAATCTAATCCTAATTGGGCTTTAACATCTTTGGAAACATCAAACCCCGTAGACAATCTATCTTTGAAAATAAGCCATTCTTGTTCAATCATGCCATCCCAATACTTGGTATTAGAATTGTATTCGCCACCAATTAAAGCACGCTTTTCTTGTGCAAATCTTTCCCGACGAGCCATCAAATAACCCTTCCAGAAACTATCGGCATCCATAAGCAGAATAAAAGCACGCACCTACTTAAGCGTTCTGTTTTTCTTCACTAACTACTAATTCTGGGTCTCTGCGGTAGCGGTCTAACCAAAACTCTGCTAAAACTTCTCCAACAACTCCTGAAATCACACCCAGAATAGCACCAAAACTTACTAAAGCAATATCTTTACGAGTCATTTCAAAAGCCACTTCTTTTTCAGTCTCGGCTTCAAAATCTTTCAAAGTTTTTTGGTCTCGGTGCGGAAGTTTAGTTATTTTTAATGGACGACGAGGCTTTTTAGAATCTTCACGAGCCTTAGCCAATGCTTTCGCTAATTGTCCTTCTGGGTCTCCACCCCAATTTTCAGAATCATGGACATCCCATAAATCATTTTCTTCAAATCCTGTGATAGTTCCATGTCCTTTATCTACTACTTTACCTTTGAGAGTAATCACATTACTTACTCTTTCTCTTGGTTCTTCTTCATAGTCACAATCTTCTCGCAAGCATTTGAAAGTTTCTTTACAAAAACTATACCTACCACAGCGAGAGCAACATAGATTACTTAGGCTAAATATACGCTTTGGAGTATCTTCAGCATTCATACTTCGCAAACGCCTAACTACGGTTTGGTTCGCATCGGCTACTGGAAAGTAATAATCTTCGTAATCTTCTTGCACTTTTCCACCCATTAGGCGAGCAGTGGTGCGAATATGATAATGATTACAAGTTGGTGAACACCATTCAACAGGGGCAATTTGTAAAACATATCCTTCTACATAAGAATCAAGTTGTAAAGTTTTACCTCCAAAACAAAAATCATAACTTCTAACTTTATCTCCGATTTGAATATCTTCAGAAGATACTACCCATTCGGGTTCATCTTCGGCTGTGTAGCCATAATAACCTTCTGGCTCTGGTGGCAATCCTACATAATCAGAATAACAGCGTTCTTGACAGAAATATCGGCTACCAACGGGCAAAGAATAAACTGCAAAGTCAGCAGGTTTTCCACAATTAGAACAATCTGCTTTAGGCACATAATCATAATCACTACGCATTACTAAATTACGAGTGCGACCTCCTCGTTCACCTGTCCAATCTGGTTTAACACCAAATAGTTCTGACCAATCTTGTTCTCCTTGTTGAACACACGGGCGACAAACTACAAAAGTTTCGTTATCTTCTGTGTAGTAATACAAACCTGTGTAGGCATCTTCGCAGACTTCACAAATACGAGGGACTCCATCTTGTTTCTGAAGTTTTAAGAAAACTTTTCTTTTCTCTTCAGGATTTTTCATCCAACTTGGGTCACCTTCGGCTTTTTTCTTACGAGTTCCTAACATTTCAGAGATTTCATCTACTTTACCTGCTAAAGAAATGCCTTGCCAAGATTCAGAGTCGGCTTCATAAGGTCCATAAAGACGCATCCATCTATCATAGATTTCAGGTTCATTGATTCGCAAGAAGTCTTGCTGTTTTCGGGACTTAAACGGCACTTGAACTGCCTCCGTTGCTTTCCAACTCGGCTTCTTCAGACTGATAGAAGAATGCCATGCCGATAATCACAAACGGAATACCCATTAGAGCATAATCAAATGGTTTGAAAGCATCGTGTGGAAATCCATATTTACGATAGGTGCGAATAAAACCAACAACGGCTGACGCAAAAAACGCTGCTGAACCGACAGCAGGAACTAAAAGTCCTCGCCATGCTTGACGAGCCGCAATTTCTTGAGCCTTTTGCTTAGAAGCAAACTCTTCTTCAATACGACTCTTTTCGTGGTCTGTCATAATATCACTGACCGAATAAACTTTTACACCATGTCAAAATCTTAGAATCTGTGGTTTTGTCTGCATAGTTATCTTCTTCTGCATTAAACCAACCAAAATACTTGTTATACCATGCTTCAGAAGCAGCAGGAGGGTTGCCATCAGTTGGGGCTGTGGTAACGCCTGTGGGATTGATATTCTTAGAAGTTTTACATCCAAAGGTAGGCCAAAGCGGATTGCAGGTGCGCTCTTGATACATCTTTCGGGCTTGTGAACCGGGTGCGGATTCAGTAATATACTTCCAATCTTGTGGGTCTGCACCAGATGAGGGCATAATGCCTCCGACACCAGAGATTCCACTCATAGTAAATGGTAGTCCTGCGCTGCCATAAGGTTGATAAGCATTTCCAGAATCATCTAAAACTGTGATGCTGGGTTGCCACGCTGTTCCTGCCGCAGTTGTAGGTGCTTTAGAAATAGGGTTGCCTTGCTGGTCATAGCCAATAATTTCTTGTCTATCACCTGATGAGGTAACGACATAACACTTACGAGAGTATAAATCACCGGGGTCGCACGAGATATTGTATCCTGCCATGACTAAGATTTAGTCATCTTGATACTTAAAGATTACTCTTTTTTCTGGGAATTGAAATAAAGGATACCAAGTGCTAATGCAGCCGCCGCAGTAGCAAGTTTAGCACGGTTTCTGTCTGCCCATGAACGAGGTTCACCAACATAAATCATTTCTACTTCTTCAGAATCAAAGCAAGCAGAACAAGCACTCTGATGAACAGCGTCATCTTCATCTACGAAATAAACCATTTCATCTAATCCACAAACAATTCCACAAGAGTCGCAAACATCTTCGTCATCGCCTACATCTTCAGCGTGCATAGGTGTGTAATTATGACTGGTAGATTGTGAACCAATCACACGACCAGAGCCTTCTGGAAGGAAGTCATCAGCAGGAACTAATGGCTCTCCGTCGCCGTTTTCTAAGCCACCCTCCAAAGGAGTTAGGGCTTCAAGATTAACACCGGGAGTCATTGTGCCAACAATGGTTTCAGCATCTTTGCTGGAACAACCGCAAGCCTCAAAACTTTCATTGTGTTCTGCACAGAAAGCCTTGGGAACTTCTAATCGTGGGTCATCAACCGCAGGAACGGCGGAAGGACCCGCAGGGGTTGGTTCTGAACCTTCAGGTTCAGAGGCAGGAGCCTCAACTGGTGTGGTATCAATAGTTTCAGCCTCCATAGAAGAATAGGAATCATAAACCTCTCGCTTGCAGATTTTAGTAGTTTTATGCCCTTTCGGACAGCGTGAAACCAAAGAATAACGAATGCTACCTCCCTTTGAAGGTTTCTCTACGGCTTCTACAACCTCCAGTTCGTAGTGATTTTTACAACCGACACAATAGAACTTTTCCATATTATCACCTATTACTTACGACTACTTAATACTTACCATCCAAAGGTCTGTGCTTCATACGAAGGTCTTCGCCCCATAGTAGGAGAAGTCTGACCCACTAAAGGTCCTGAAAATACGCCTTCTACTCCTGCAATTGGGTCTAAATTAAAGAAACTTTCGGCTTCGTAGGTGTTGCCTTCGTTAGCATTGTCTTGTTCTGCTTGTTCTTCCTCTTCTTCGGTAAGGCGTTCAACTTCGGATTCAGCAGCCACGACTAAGCGTTCATAGCGTTCAAATTGTTTTTGAGCCGAGAGTCCACGGAATAGTTCTCCCAGACCAAAGCCCAATGGGAATAATCCAAAGATAGAAAGAATCAAAGGACGATAGTTGTATTCACCATCTTCGGCTAAGATTTCTAACTTGAGTTTATCGGCAATAACAAAGGCAACTGAAAGTCCACCAAACAAAATTGGAAAACCAGTAGCAGGGCGGAGAAACTCTTGAGTTATTGGAGATTCTTTAACATCTTCGGAGACTTCATCTTCTCCCAAAAGAATACGGTTGCGAAGTTCTGCAAAATCCAGCATAATCTATCTCCAAGTATTATGGCGTTGCCCAACTACTTAAAGATTACTCTTGTCCAATAGCACGACCCGGGTAGTTCTGTCCCCAGATAGGGTCAGTGCTACGCATAGTTGCTGCATAAACATTCAAATCTAAAACTTGTCCAATACCATTTGAGGATTGTAGCCCAGCAGGAGTGATACCCATGCCATTATAGTTCAAAGTTTGTCCTACGGCTTGTCCTCCCAAAATGTTGCGTTCAGTAGAAACACGCTCTACTGTTCCCCAGTTGCGTGCTACGAATTGTTCTTGAGATGGAGAAACATGAGCCTCTTTGGTTTCTTTATTTTTCATTCCTTGAAAAACAACTATGACTCCAGCAATTGCCAGACCAATAGCCAAAAAGTTTCCTGTTTTCATACTTATTCACCACGGTTCAAAAACATTCCCAAAAGTGCTGCACCAAAAGTTACGGCTACTGGAGCCATGATAACTCCTAATGCACCCATAAATCCAGTCTTGAAAGGCTTAACAAGTTCAACATCTTTGTATTCGTATTCAGTGCGGTCAAAGTCGTCCATAAAAGTTTCGTAATCTCCTTCTGCACTTCCATACCATTCTGGGACACCACGACCTCCAATAGCGGAATCTTGGCCTTCAGAATTGTCAATCACTGGGACATCATAAGCACCCAAACGAGTAAAAGTAATTGGATTGACTGTGCCTTCTGTAAATGGTGCAGAGTCAATGTCGCCCATAGTGCTTTGGTAATCATAATCTCCTTCAGCAGAACCATACCAAACTGGCACACCTTGTCCAGAGTCAAGAGCAGAGTTTGTTCCGTAAGAATCAGGAATAACTGGTAATCCAGATTCAAGAACTACATAGTCTTCAGCATCCATAGCGGCTACATCGTCATACTTACGCATCATGCCATATTTCTTATCCATAGCAGATGCTTCATCTCTTCGGTCTTTGAAACTTTGGGAGTGCGAACCACGATGGCGCATTCCGAGAGATTCATCCATTTCATCATTATATCCTTGTCCTTTGTGGTGTTCACTGTCCATAGCCATCACATCATCATATTTACGACCCATTTTGGAGTGTCGCTTATCCATAGCCGAGGCTTCATCTCGGCGGTCTTTGAAACTTTGGCTGTGTGAGCCTCGGTGTCTCATACCGAGAGATTCGTCCATCTCATCGTTGTATCCTTGTCCCTTGTGGTGTTCGGAGTCATAAGCCACAACTACTGTGCTGATTTCATAACCATCTGCTGTTTTATCAGCAATCATAGTTGCCATTGAACCATCACGGAAAATAATATCTAATTCATCTTCACTAAGTTCATGGAAATCAGTATCACGAGTAAAGTTTTGGACGAAATTATCAATTGAATTAACTTCAATCTTTCCATTACCGAGCATTTCAACTAACTTACGGGCGGAATTAGCCTTGTCATCACCTTCAGCAGAGCCATACCAAACTGGAACTCCTTGTCCAGAGTCCAAAGCGGAGTTTGTGCCATAGGAATCAGGAATAACTGGAAGTCCAGATTCAGTGACTACATATTCAGCACGCATAGAACTTTTGAAATCACGAGTGCGGTTCACATAGCCCTTGCGTTCCTTTTGACGCATCTTTTTACGCATAGCACCACGAGCCATTTCTTCAGAAGTAGGTCCTGCAATACGATGGATAGTTGGACCATACCCAATACGAGCATAGCCATTGAAAGCGAAATAGTTTCCTGAACCGTCTTGAGCAAGGAAGAAATTGTGGAACTTGTTGGATGCACCACTGGTGTAAGTCAAGTATTCCATACTACCTTTTGAGTAATTCATGGAAGGATAATCTCTACTGAACTTACTCAATGTGTTCAGAATGTCGTCTTCGCCCGCATCATAAACGGACATGGCCTCAAAGTCAGTCATAACAATTGTTTATCATCACGACTACTTAAAGATTCTCATTCATCACGATATTCGGAAAAATCTTCGTCGTATTGGAAAAAGTTATATGCCCCATTCCACGGAACTAAAAAGCAACTGATGTGCAAACCATCATCGTGCTGTTCTGAATCCCAATTGAACTCACCATATTTGTTGAAAAGTTTTTCTGCCTCTCGGAAAAAATCTTCTACGGTAGGTCCTTCGTCTTCGTCATCTTCTGCCAACAAAACAATGTTCTTTCCAAAAGTTTCAGAATAAGTGTAGTCTGGACTGGTTCTTGGGAGATTTGGTTTAACTCGGCGTTCAGCAGCGAACTCATCTTCAAAAGCAAGTCTATTGAATACTGCATCTTCGTATTGTTCTGGAGGAACATCACCAGATTCTCGGTAAATGTCTGCCATGATTTGAATATGAGTAGGATAATCAATTTCTTCATTATATTGTAGCACAAGAGCCGTGTCTTCTATGGTATCTCTTAAGGCTCGGCGGGCTTCGGCAGAATCTCCACCGGGGAAAGCATCTAACATTTGTTGAACCGTAAAGTAAGCGGAGTTGAAATCTTCTAATCCTAAACCTTCTTGAAGTTGTTCAGATAAGTCACGCAGAGTAATTAGACTACGAGAATAAGTTGAAACTTTTGGTTGTTTTTTAGACATCCAGCGACCTTTGGAATCACGAGGCAATTCTCGCCAATCTGCATCAAAAGTTTTATCATCTTCGCTGATAAAAATTACTTCAATGTGTCCATCATGGAACTCCATATCAGAAATATAGTATCCTTTAGGAGCCAAAAATGGGATTTCAGCAGTAATAATGTGTGCGCCGTCGTCGGAATAATAATCGTCAGTTTCTTGGAAACCTGCGGGCATAGTTAGACCAGACGCTTCAAATCTTTTGGATTGTAAGTCTGCCAGAATAGGATGTGTAGCCCAAAGAGCATCATATTCGTCCATGTTGAAACGCCCATCATCTTCTAAACAATCATTCAAAGCATCTAAGCAGGCTTTGGTAGCAGAGACTAATTGACCGATTTCATCTTTACGCATGGTTTTGTATTCGGCTTGATACTCTGTGGGGAAATAGGCTTCTGGTTCGCTGATGTCAATACCACGATAACGCCAAATAGGACCTCCCCAATCGCCATTGTTGTCAATAGTGCTTCGCCAATAACGCCAGTTGTCTACTACTTCATCTTCAGCATCTTCTCGGTTATACGCTTCTACTGGACCAACTGTGTAATAATGTAAAACAGGAACATTAACCATGTAGCCTAATAATTCAGGGTCATCAGGGTCTTCGGCTTCAAGAGTAGTAAAATCTGGGTCATTTTGTAAGCGTTCTAATTCCTCTTCAAAGGCTTCACGCTGTCGCAAAATCTCTTCCATTTCTTCATCAGTCATCTCTGGTGCGTATTCTTCAGCATCAAAAGTTTCTGGTCTTGGAGAACAATCGTGACAGAAGTTGGAATGGCTTTTATCTCGTGAACTATATTCCCATTCTTTGTTGCATTCCCAACAAATCTTAGGAGCCTCAAAAGTTTTATCTTCCATATCTGAAAGGTAACGACCATATTCAGATTTAGACATAATAGGACCATCGTGTCCGTAAGTATCTAATTCTTCTAAGTAATCTTCGTAGAGTTCTTCTAAAGTTTCTTCTTCTTCAGTGAACTCATCAGAACTAAAAGTTTCGGCATTCATAGCAGCAGACTTTTTCTTAGCCCAATTCACACCAGAAGTTCCACCCCAAAGCAACCATGCAATAGTTCCTGCGGTTGGTCCTCCGTCGGGCATTTTCTTTTCAGGGCGATAGTTTTTACGGTGTCGGTTAAAAGCCGACATTCTACGAACATCATGTTCGGAAACTGTGCCTGATGAAATCTTTCTGGCACGAGTAACTCCTGAATCAATACCTTGAGCCTTAGCCTCTGCGGGCGACAAGCCTCCACGACCCCACTCTTGACGCAACTTTAAGCCACGCTTGGCGTTGTTAATCGCAGATTGAGGAGGTTTGAAACTCATTAAATCATCCCCATGAATAATCAATATCTACATCTTCTTCGGTAATTTCGCCTTTATCATCTTCAATTTCAACTGTGTAAGAATACCAACCACTACCACTGTATTCACCGCTTTCTACCTCCGATTCTACCAAATCTTTAATTTGGTCGGTGATGTAGTAATCACCATCAGAAACAGCATCTTCATGCTCTCCAGAATAATCCCAATTAAAATCAATAGAAACATACTTTTGAACATCTCCATAGCCTTCAGCATCAAGTTGTATGTTAGATAAATCATCATTGTATCCATACGGGAAACTGGCATAACTTCCTTGTTGAGTTGTTTCTAACTCTTCCTTAATGGCGTGTTTCATAATTTTTTCTAATTGTTCTTTGGAAATACCAAAGTGATTAGTTAATTCCTTTACTTGTGATGATGGAATTACAATATGGATACCATCAGATGAACCTTCAGACCAGAAAATATCAGAAGGAGGTCCAGATGGAGAAGAAAGTCCATTATGTTCCCATGCGATAATTTGGTCGCCAGTAGCACCGCCTGTTGGATTAGCACTTTCAGCACGGGCTTCAATGTTTTGCTTACCAGAATAATTCAAAGAAGCGTGGTCAAAATCGCCGTGAATGGACGAAGATTCGGTCAATTCTTTGGCGGTAAAACCGCCAAGGGCTGAATCGTTTCCTCCAAACTTAAACAATGAACCTGCGCCAGCGAATGGGGCTTCAAAAGTTTCACCCTTGAAGTTCACACCAAACTCATAATATGAATTACTCCTATCTGAATATAATTTTTCCGATAGGATTTGAGGTGGACTCAAAGTTGCCTCGTAGTCAATTACTACTTTTTCTCCTTCTGGACCCTCATACTCAATCTCTCCATAGAAGTTCCGCAAATCTTCTTCATCGTTCATCCATAAAGTATCAAAATTACTTTCAATGTCTGCTTTAATCATTTTGTTAAACTCATATCTGAATGCTGGGTGCAAGTCATTATAGGTTTTATCGTTCTCAATATCATAAACCCTATATTTTACATAGTAATTCTGCAATAATTCTTGTTCTCCTGTTTGGTCTCTGTCAAAGCGTGCGTCGTAGCGTAATTGCCCATGCGCTCTGTTTGATTCAGCCGAACCATACCAAACTGGAACACCATTACCAGAATCTAAAGCAGAATTAGTGCCGTAAGAATCAGGAACTACTGGCAAACCGGGATAATCCATAATATCTGGAGTCATTTCCATGTCAGCATCAAAAACTACTCCATCGTCTGCGTCAGCCATGACATAAAACTCGTATCCAATATCATAAGAACCTTCATCATCTGACCAGCCAAGTTCAGCCATTCCATAAGGGTAATACCCAGAGGAATCACCAGATGCAAGATGGAACTCAATTTCTCTCTTAACTAAGTCTTCAATTTTCATTCTATCGTCTTGTGAATAACCTTTGTAATCTTTGTATAGTCTCCCCTCTTCATCATCATAAAAGTCGCACCACCACTCGTATTCAATTTTCATTCGGACAGTGCCTTCTGCATCAAACTTTCTTTGTTTCATACGGCGAGCCTTAGCAATCTCTTGCTGTCGTCTTTTCTTACCTGATTCACGAAGTCTTTGGTGGACTTCATCAAGTGCGGAATGCTTAGTGCCAACTGGGGCTTCAAACTCTTCATCTTCATCAGGATTATACGAGGAAATGCCTAAAAAGTCGCCCATAGCATTAGCAACAGCAGAATCATAAACTTCGTCAGAATGTAAATAACCACCGTCTATCAAAAAATCAATGGCTTCAGATTTAGTCTCTGCCCCACTTTGACGCAAGGCCGTTAAAACTTCGTCGCCTCTGGACTTGTCATAAAATGTATAGTAATAATTGAAATCACTCATGCTAAAAGGTTGGCGCACCTGATACTTAAAGATTACTCTTAGTTATACAGTTCTTCAATAGTAACTTCATCACCATAACTTAGGTTCTTTTCACGGCTAACTTTTCGTCGTTGGGATTCTAAAAGTTCCATGGCTTGTTCCAAATGAGTTAAAGTAATTTGAGGTTCAGAACAATAACCACATTCTTCATGGGCTAACATAAAGGCAGATTGAACCAACTCTTGTAGATAAGCACCTGAAAACTTTTCGGTTCGCTTAATAATCTTCTTGAGGTTGAGTTTTTTGGTGTTAAATGGTTCAAGATACTTCTCCAGAATCGCTAACCGATGGTCTGAATCTGGATAATCAAAAGTAATTCTAACATCAAATCTACCGGGTCGGTCTGTCAATGCCCAATCAAGTTTTTCAGGATGATTAGTAGTTGCCAAAGTAACTACTCCATTGTTTTCTTCTACTCCTGCTAAACAGTTAAGGAACTCTCCAAGTAGCGGGTGGTCGCCTTCATCACGACCCAATCCTCCAAGCGTGTCAATATCTTCTAAGATAACGATTGCAGGTGCAAAACGGCGTGCCATTTTGTAAAGTTCTGTGATTTGTCCTACATTTTGGATAGCATCACGAGCCACATATAGCACTGTGGCATCAATTTCGCTCATTAAAACCTTACAAGTCAAAGTTTTACCAGTTCCGGGTGGTCCAGCAAGCAAAACTCCACGACTACCACGAAGTCCTTTGCTTTGGAAAAGTTCTACGGAATCAATAAACCTTACTAAGTTTCTTTCCAGACTACGGCGGTGAGTATCTTTGATAACCATGTGATTCCATGTAAAAGTTTCAGTATCTAATAATTTGAAATCGGCTGAAAAGTGAGCATTCTTGAGCAAGCCTTCTGTATAGAAATAACTTTCTACTGATTCCCAGAAAGTTGTGTAATTAAAATCATTATCACTACGGAATTGAAAACACATATCAATTTCAAACTCGTCAAATGGTGAGAAAGTAATAACAAATCTTTCATCATTGGTTTTAGACTCTACAAACATCACTAATTTGTGTGGAACTTTAATAGTTTTATCTCCTACTTTTTCATCAAACCAAATAGGTGCGGTTTTGTTGTTGCCGTAATTGTAATTTTCAGTTTTAACAATTCGGTAATCTTTTTCTAAAACTGTGAGCATAGCATCCATCCAAAACACATAAGACCTATCGTGATAGTAGGTTCTCTTAGACTCTACGGCCACGCTATCATCATCACGAGCAATACCTAAGAAAGCCAAAGTTGATTCATCAATTTTGTCTGTTTTCTTGACCTTACTTAGTAGGTAGGATAAATCTTCGCTTAGGTTGTCTAAATCGGCACTAATTGGCCCGATAGGAGTTTCTATTTCAATTCGGCTCATAGCATAGCATAGATTGTAGGACTTACTTAAGGTTCATTATCCCTGAATCTCAAACATTAGGTTATCCTTAAATCGGTTGTTCACAGAATCTATTAACCAGAACCAATAATCAGGGTCTACGCCTTCGGGACATTCAGGCATTTCATTATTTTTGCCATACCAGTATAGTTTCTGTTTAATAAACTCGGATTTTAACTCGTCTTCATTACGACCATGAGCCGCAGAACTTTGTGAACCAAATTGAGTAGTTTGATGTGGTCCACAACCATGATAACCTGAAACAGCATCAATTTGATGGCCTCGGTAGGGTTCACCCCATGCAATCATACGAGTGTATAAATCAGTATCTTCTCCAATTTGTAAGACTTCATCGTAGCCTCCAACGGTTTCAAAACGATTACGACGACAAACTGTGTTGGAAGGAATAACTGGGTTGCCTCGTAAAAAGAAATGTAAATCTTCAGGACGAACCTTTGAGTAATCTTCAAACCAGCCAATAATGCCTCGGTTCTGATAATGGTTTCCTGTTTTCATTGAAATCATTTCTATGAGAGCATCTGCACCTGCCCACCACAAAACATGGTCGTCCGTAGTAGATTCAATCGCTTCTACCATCCAAGTTAAGTGTTCTGGATACCACAAATCATCACCATCTAAAGTAGCAATAAAGGGCTGTGTGCCTTGAGCAATAGCCTCGTTTCGGGCTTGAGAAACTCCACGACCCGATTGGCGCAGATAAGTAAATCTATCCGCAGGATAGTTTGCTATTAAGTCCATCATGGGCTGGTAAGTAGCATCGTCTTCGGGTGTGCCATCTGCAATCCAACAGTGCCAATCTGTAAAGTTTTGATTCAAGATAGAGTCTAAACAAGGTTTCAGGAACTCGGTAGAAACTTTGTAAGTAGGGACGATAACATCAAACATTATGCTAACTATGCGTTGATACCTACTTAAACCTTCGGATTAGTTCTTGACTCTGTTTTTTAATATCGTCCCAACAACCACTACAAAAACCATAATTCATAGTAGCCGCAAATGGAATTGAACCCATTTCCCACCTTTCTTCGCTCATACTAAGAGAAACTTTAGGGTCATATTTAGTAGAAGTTTCTTGGAAACACGCACTTCTTATCCTTTTATATTCTAAAACACCTAAGCCTGTGAGAAATGCGTCGGGAGGGGTTTTCGTAGATTTGCTTTTTAAGCATTCGTTCATATCTCTTAAGAAATCGTTGCGGTCTTCTTGTGTAACTCCACAACTATAACAAAACTTAGAACTACTCCACAAACCGCTTTCATAATTATCAGGTCCAACTACATAATCTAAAAGTTTTTCTTGTAATTCTGAACGCTGTTTCTCTAAATAATTAGGTATCCATCTGTATCCACGATTTGGATGGCTCGCCATTTTGCGGTCTTCGTCTGTCATTTTGGCACGCCAGTATCTATCAGTGTAAAGATTCTTAAAATCTTCAAGATTGGCACGGATAAATTGTTCTATGTGAGCAAAATAAGTCCAATTAAGAATACGAGCCTGTCGTAGCGATTGAAATATCTCTGGATTCATTAAGCATCACCATATTTCTTGTGAGCAATAATCCATTTGCCTCCACCATAACGACGCATCATACTTACTAAAAAGGCATCAGAACAGTTAAGAATCTGGGTGGGTCGTTGATAGTTCAGCACAAAATACTCAACAAAAGACATTACAAAAGGATGGCTGGGTGCAAGAAATCCTTTCGGAGAACTCAATTTGTCGTGGAAATAATTTACATCATTAAAGTAAATTAAACCCATAATCCAACCTACGAGTGTGTCTCGCTTCGCATAGGAATCCTTTTCTTTGTAAGATTCGTAGTTGCTTTTCATGCCTCCATCAACATCAGTTAATGATTTAGCAAGTCGCATCAATTCTTTTAACTGAAGGCTTTTCAATCCGTCCCATGTTGAATCTGGGTCGTAAGGGTTAATGCCCCAATCTTTGACAATAAAATACTTATCTACATCAAAGATGCTCATGTGAACAACACCTAAGACAACTTATCATGGATTCCACTGGCAGTTAAGTTTGAACCAATTTGGAACAAACCTACGCCTACTATCGCCCAGACGAGGTGTTTTAGCGCACTTCGTTGAGGGTCCATCAGATACGACACATGATAAGTTGTTAAAACAAACCCTGTGAGAAACATAACACCGCCAATCAATAGTGAACTATTCTTGACGGTCATACTAATCTCCTCGGAGTCTGCTAACGAACCCATCAGTCATCATGTTGCTGCCCACGGTGATTAACGCAATACCGACACAAGTGTAAATCAAGAAGTCCCGAACTTTATGTTCAGGGTGTTCCTGTGTTATTACCTTATGACTGTGGTGCGAAGTCATCCATGTGCCTAACACAAAAAGTGCTGTGCCGACAACGATAACATCCTTTAACAGCCTACGCATGACATCTACTCCCTTAGAGCGCACATCAGGCTGTGGCTTCATTGGTAGCCTTTCGGCAATACCTCGGCCACAAGCCTAACGGCTCGTTGGTTTCAGCGTCCTACACTTACTGTGAAGCAAGAAGGCTTCGCTTATACCAGTCTACATTTCCGGGGTTGATGGAAATACCCATCTCCAACAACTTGTTAGCGATGAGTGCATCAGGTCCGTCATACAGAGTGTATTTCACGAAACACTGCAATTGGTTAGTAGCGACAACATTGGTTGTGCCAGCCAGAGGTGCGCCAGTAGCAGCATCTCCAAGACCAAGTGCGTTGTAGAAGGTTACGATAACATCCCAAACTTGACCCGGTAGAACATATACATCAGGGTATAGGTTGAACGAAGGCTGGAAGTTGATACTTCGTGGGTATGGGGAAGCAGTTCCCGGAATACCGTCGTTTGGCACATTGTCAGGGTTCAAGAAGTAATCAGTGGTGTTGATACGAACTTGAGTGTAGGCACGAGGACCTGCGACACCCTGAACGCTGTTGTAAAGTAGACCACGAACTGAACCATCAGCAAGACCTGTGACAGCCGCACCTGCTGTTGCATCTACACCAATAGATAGTGTAGGGGTTACAGCAATATCTTCAATAACAACGAACTCGGTTGCAGTGGTTTCAGCAGGCTTGGTAATGTTGTTACCGAATCCGCCGATAAAAATACTGATTCTTTGTCCTGCTTCGGCTGCTTGAACTTGGTTAGTTCCACGGCCAGCGTCCCATTCATATACTTGACTTCGCATACTCATTTCAGACACCTCCGTTGGTTGCAGCCATAGCAGCCGCAGAAGCAGCAGCAGAGCGTTGTTGTTGTTCAATTAGACTTCGCTTATACCAATCAACATTGTTTGGGTTGATGGTGACACCAAGTTCCAAAAGTTTGTTAGCAATAAGAGCGTCTGGTCCATCATATAGTGTGTATTTGATGAATGCAGAGACTACCGCAGTTGAACCTGCGCCACCAACAAGACTGGATTCAAGAGGTGTGTAAAGAATCTGGAAAGTCTGACCCGGTAGGACATAAACATCTGGGTAAAGGTCAAAAGACTTTAGGATGTTGTCTGAATCTACGATTCCTGCGCCGACAGTTGCAGCAGCCAAATTGACTGTTGCTGGTGCGCCACGAGGGTAAGGGCTTGCCAGTCCCGGGATACCGACCATATCGGTAACATCAGGGTTCTGGAAGTAGTCAGTTGTGTTGATTCGGATTTGGACAGCACCGTTTAGGGTTGGGCTGCACGCAATATCTTCAATCACAATAAACTGTGTTGCGGTCGTTTCTGCTGGCTTGGTAATGTTCAATCCAACGCCTCCAATAAACAAGTCATACTCACGATTTGCTGTCAATGCCTTTGGCAAGTCAGCAGTTGTTCTTCGTAGAGTGAACTCTTGTCCAGATGGTGCGAGGTTTGACCATTCATATACTTGGCTTCTCATACTCATATTTTTCATTCTCCATTTTTTTTGGTTTTAGAACAACACATGGTTGCTCATAATACTAATTGGACTTTTTGACTACTTAAAGGTTTGTATTTTGACCAAATGGAAAGGAGTTTCTTAATAATTCTAAGTCTATTTGGTTTCCATCTTCATAGTAATCTGCACCGATGGCTTCCCGTAGGTGGGAAATAGGAGATACTTCTCGGTTTTGACTGGCTAAGTAATCTAAAAACTTAAAGTTTCCATTATGGAATGGTAGATTTTTACCTATGGAATGGTAGTTCCACCCGCATGAGCAAGGTGGTTGAGGTTCAATAGGATTAAGGACTGAATCTACACTAAGTTTGCCACAAACACAAGCCCAGATATTTTCCTCTAACCAAACATTAGGAGTTTGGTAAGCGTCAGCACAAATCAAACCATGTAATGCTTGAGATACGATTTTATCGCAAGAATAGATTTCATCAATAACTTGTTGCCATGAATTAGTTGGGTTGATAAAATAGAATTGTTTAGAGTTGGCTAAAAGTTTCTCATAATGTGGGTAGGTCGTCCAATGTGGGACAACACCAATTTTTCCCTCTAAGTTTGGAAGATAGTTAGGTTCATAATAATCAGGTAAAAGTAAAGCCGCATCTCCATAAACTTCTGGACAATCCACACCGATTTCTAATAACTTTTCACGAGACAATGGTCCTCGGACAGCGCAAACATTTAGTTCTGAAAGTTTATCGTTATCTTCAAGACCGAAACCTGTGCCAAAGATGTAATCATTTGGTTGGGCATCATGCAATAATGACCCTATTGCCAGCAATCTTTCATCACAATTGTCATCATTATATCTCAAATCATAGTCAGAACCTATAAGATTTTGCACAATAATAGGGGAAATCTCATCACCAAAGTTGCCTTTTTCCTCTGCTTTGTAGAGTTTTTCACCCAAAAAACAATGCAAACTAATTGATTTCATAGTAAGGTCACCATAATAAGAAAGAGTAAAAACAAAGCACCAATTTCTCCGAACTGGTCATTCTCTGGGTCATACATAGTATATCATACATAGTATAACCTACATAAAACTAAGTATGGAGTCGGGGAGATTTGAACTCCCAGCCTACTCGTCGCAAACGAGTTGTTCTTCCAAATTAAACTACGACCCCTTAGATAAAAGAAATCAAAACGAAAATCATAATAACCAGTAATAGACCTAAAGTAATTTCTGGCTCAGGCTCATCGTCCCAATGTCTATGAACCATAAGATTCAACCTACGGTTCAATGATTAAACTTTTAAGTTCAAGCAGTGTATGACTTGGCTTTGTTGTAAAGAGGAGTTCCCTTCTTAACAGGGGTAAATCCAGTAATTCCGAGGTCTTTGCGAGCCTTAGAAACTGCATCAGTCCACTTCATCTTTCCACCTTCTGCTTCAAAAGATTCTGTTTCGGAGTCTTCTGCAACTTCAGTAGGGTTGATGTGGTCTACGGTTTCTGCTTCAAGTTCTTCTGCGCCCATGGTGGAGGCTTCAGTGGAAACTGGTTCAGAAATCTCGCTAACGAGGTTGTCTGCAATTGCGGCTACACGGTCTACTACTGGAATACGACTGGTGATAGGTCGTGCTTCACTTAGTAGGAAAGCGATTCCGAGACTTAGTGGGACTAAACCTGCGACACGGCCAACAGTGACGGATGCACCGCCAATCATTGGGATTCCCGATGGCAAGGTAAAGAGTTGGTAAGATAGAGCGTCAGTAAAACGAGTGCTGAAGAATCCAGCACCGACTAACAGAAGGCTACCGCCGACTGTGTATTTGTTAATTAGCATTCCTTTAATGTTCATCTTTAATCACACTCACATATCCATCATGTTAGCAACTGGGCTACCACGGCAGGCTACTAAGCAGCAGACTCCGCAAGTTAATAGTCCAATTCCAACAATTTGTTGTGCGCCAACTTCACGACCCATTACATTGAAACTGAAACTTGGCAAGAAACCAAGCACAGGTTGTGGGGCGGTCATTAGCAAATGCAATCCACCAACGGTAGAAAGCGTTGCACAAATCAGTTTTCCATTTTTTCCTTGTGTCCATTCACAGTATTTATCAATCATTTTTAATCACCATTCATTTTATTTATTGTCCTACCACACTGCCAAAGCCTTCTGCTGAAGACACATGGTTGGAAATCATACCAGTTGCACTGGTTTCTGCACCATACCACTGAATAGGCTGACCGGGAGCCATAATCCTAACGGTGTCCATGATGCTTTCTTCGGCGGTAGTTCCGGGCTTGGAGTAAGCACTCCACAAGTCAGGCATTGAACCCGCCATTGGGGTAGGAGTTGGTTGTCCAACACTTACTGTTGGTTCTTCAGCCGAGTAGTGGACAGGAGGTTCGTAGCCCTTACCATAAGCCGACTGAACAAGTGCTGAACCTTTGTTAAGATTCATAGCACGAGTTCCCAATGAATCCACAGAGGAAACATATTGAGAAACATTTGTTTGAGGAGAATGATTCATAGTAGAAGATTCAGCAACTCCTCCAAAACTTTGAGCAACACCGCCAGTTGCGGAAACACCGTCTGCACCGAACCATTGAGTGACTCCATGACCGAGAGGGGCTTCTTCTACAACCGAGTTGATTGGGTCATCTGGTGAAACACGGTTTTGCATTTCAACAGTGCCTTCTTCAAAAGTGTCAGCATTGTAAATGTCAGAATAAGATTGAGTAGCAGTTTCTTGTCCGAGAACTCGGCCATCTCCACGCTGGGCAATAACTTCTTCTCCTTCAGAAGCAAAACTTCCTGTTAGAACTGAACCAAGTCCGTTGAATCCGGGGATGGAAAGTCCTGTGGTTGCAGTTAGATAACCGACAACTTGTGATGCGCCGATGAATCCGAGAACTGCACCTGCACCACGATAAAGAGATTGCATATCACCAGTTACTTGGTTAGACTTCATAACAAGGTATGCACCTGAACCCATTGTGGCTACTGTGCGAGTGATATTACCAAACATTCCTAATTTGTAAAAAGGAAGTAGAGTGACAACACTACCAAGGATACCGCCGACAGCAATACCAGCGACACCTGAATAGAAACTTGAATCCATCAATCCATCATAGGATTCTTGAGCGACATTCGTTATTGCGTTCATATTTCATACTCTCCTGTTCAACTACTTAAAGACTTCGGTTTGTTTTTACATTACCCATGTGGCGGGTTGGCGGAGATACATGAAGTCCAACTGGGTCTCCGAGTGGTGTTCTTAGCATACCAACTTGAGCAGAACTCAAGGGTTGTGGAATAACTGTGTCGCCCATGAAAGTATTGTTTCGTTGTTTGGCAACTCCTTGATATTCGGAAGCAAGGTTAAGTTCTTGAGAATGATATTCACGAGTTGGGGCTTCCATAATGCGAGAAGATGATGAAGAAGTAATCACATCGTCTGAAGGTTTAGTATCTACTGAATAACCTTGTTGAAAAGTTTCAACTGAACCACTACGCATTGAGGTCATAACATAACCTGCAATCTTATTTTTAGTAGATGCGCTGATAGAAGAGTTTTCCACAGCACTTAGGAATCGGTTAGTAGAATTAGTTCCATACTTAGTAACCATAATAGTAGGTTGTGGCTCACGACCCAAAAGTTTGTCCCAGAAGCCAGCAGCCTTTCCTGCTTGGCTTAGAGTCCAGTTTTTAGTTTGAGCGTCAAAAGATACTTCATAACCATCAATCATCATACTCATGTTAGAAGTAGGAGGCTTGGCTTCGTAGACTTCTGCCTGTTGAACCAAGGTAGGTCGGCTCAAAGCATTTGGAGTCATGTGTGCCACAGGAGTTCCCAAAATATCTTCTGCTGCTTTGGCTGATTCGGTGTAGGAAGTAAGTTGATAAGTTCCGCCGAAGTTGGACATAACGCCGTGCATAGCGTTCTCCATCTCACTGCGCTTCAAAACATTTTGAATAGCAAGGTCAAGATTCATGTATTATTCTCACCGTCCTTGATACTTAAAGATTTGCCTATCTCTTCCAGAAGAATGGACTCATAAATGCAAACAATGTTGCCAATCCTACACCCACATAAGGAATGTAGTTAGTAGATTCTTCAACAGGAACTCTGAAAAGTTCTGCCGCTAATTCTGTGGGAACTGCACTGGCTGTGGCTTCTAAAGTGGAAACCAATTGAGCCGCAGGTGCGTTTTCTATTTGAGTAATAACATCTTCACGAACTGGTGTTGAAAAGTTTTGACGACTCCAAAGTGCCGAAGCAACTTGGACATAAGCAGGGAATAACTCATCATCTAAACTTAGGCTGACAGAATCATAGCCTGCTGCTTTGAGATTCGCCATGATACGAGCCAAAGCCACTTGTCCTGATGCCCAATCTGATTCTTCTTTGTTATCAGGGAACAACCAATCCTCATATTGCTTTTGAGTCATGCTGGCAATCTTAAGTTCTTGTTCTTGATTATTAAGGCGTTCTGCTACAAAACTTACTTCTACGGGTTCTGGACGAGGCAAAGGGGCGGCGGGAGGTTCTTCAGGACCACCTTCTTCGGTAATACCGAGGTCTGGCTCAAACATACCGGGTTCAGGAGTTTCCCCCATGTGGCTAATATCTGGTTCAGGTTCGGCAGGGTCTTGCGGAGCCTCTGGAACTGAAGCATTGGTTTCATCACGAAGAGATTCAAAACTGGGCATCGCTTCTTCTTCGGCTTCAGCAGTTTTCTTTTTACGAATAATTCCTTCTTGTAAATGCTTAGGCAAAGATGAGCGTTGAGATGAACTAAGATATTTGGAGTAATCGCTATCAGTAATTTCTACTGCACCGACTACGGAGTTTTTTTGAGATTCCATATCAAAAGCGACAGCATTGTTTGGATTACCTGCTGCTTCCGTAGTAATCTCGGATTCAATCTCTGCTAAAAATGGAGAGATACCTTCGTCTGACATAATCAGAGTTGAGTTGAACGACTACTTAAAGTTTGGTGTTCCTGCCCAAGACATCTCGCTTTCAAAAGCCACCTTTGCGATTGCAGAGGTTTCCCACGCTAAAACTCTAAATTGTTCCCATGAATTAGCCGTGCATTCGCCTTGTAAAAGTATTTGGATTTCTGGGTCTGCATCAGGATAGGAAACTCGGCGGATAGCCATGACCTGATGTTGGCTACAACGAGGGTCGGGTTGGCCTACAACAAAGTGGTATTCTTGAATATCTAAGTTGGAATAATCTCCTGTCCAAGCAAGGGCTGTGATTTCAGTTAAAGATTCTGACTCATCTTCGTCAGAAACAGGATAACCATAAATGCCCCAATTAAACTCGTCCATAGAACTCATAAGTAAAACTACTCTTATGAACTTAAGGCTTGACCCAAGAGGTTTCCGCCTGTGCGAATAGCCGTGGCTTGAACATAGGCTTGAGGATTACTAATCATAAAGTAAAGATAACCAAAAGCCATGACTCCAATTCCACCCAGAACTGCATAACCTAACACATTACTTGATTTAGTGGCGGCCAAAGGTTTAGATTGGGTCGTTTCTTCAACATCTTCTTGAGAATCTTCAGTATCTTCGGATTCTTCATCAGCATTAAAGGCCAAACGAGTTCCGTAGGTATCCCACGAATTAACTCCATACATGAAATCACTTCTTCATAGCGTAGCCGACACCAAGAAGTGTGCCAACAATAGCAGCAGCCATGCCCTTAATAGGTAGGCGTGCTGGGGCGGCTTCATTAAGTGAATCTACGAATCGGTCTGCGGAGTAAGATTCAGCAGCCTTGCGACCTGCAATTGATTTGCGAGTCATACCTGATTTACCATACTTAGAAACTCCAACTTTGTAAGCGGTGCGTCGGCCAATATCCATAGCCTTGCCCGGTTCCATACCTTTCTTCTCGTATTGCTTGGCAATCTTAGAAGCCAAAGTTTCAAACTTGGATTCAGCCATAAGAACTTCTGCTTCAGCAGCGAGTCCAAGGCGTTCTACTCTGTCCCATGCAACTCCCTTAGCAATCTTGTGTGCTTGACGGAAGTTAGGTCCTTTGTTATACATTCCTGTGTTTTCATTACGAACTGCTGGTTGAGTAAAATAATTGTATCGCTTGTCAGGATTACTACGAGCAACATCTGAACCTACGACTGGGTTTGTGCCAACGACACCTGTTCTCCAATAACCTGCCATTTGATTAGCAACTGTTTCTCCGAACACTTCGTTGCGAATAGCACGCTTGCTTCGGAATCTTCCACCAGCACCACGACGACCTTTTTGGTATTCAGCAGCCATTTCTTCATCTACTACAACTGGTGGTTCAAGGTTTTGAGATGAACCAGAGCCGTAAGCAACTGGCACGCCATGACCAGAGGCAACATCGTGAGTTTGGGCAGATTCCTGCGGGTAGAAATCAGAAACTTCTACGGAATCGTCATATTCAGCAGCCATTTCTTCGTCTACCATAACTGGTGGCTCTACATATTGTGATGAGCCAGAGCCATAAGCAACTGGAACTCCATGTCCTGATTGAGTATCGCCAACTTCAGCAGAGGATTGTGGGTAGAAATCTGAAACTTCTGCTTCAAAATCTTCAGCCGCCATGTATTCATCATCTACAACAACTGGAGGTTCAAGATTCTGGGAAGACCCAGAACCGTAAGCCACTGGAACACCATGTCCAGAAGCAACATCGTGGGTTTGAGCAGATTCTTGAGGGTAGAAATCGGAAACTGCGACTGAATCATCAATTTCGGCTTCATAAGATGTGGGTTCATAACCACTTGGAGTTGGTTCATCTTCCATAGGTGAAGCCATATCAGCAGGCTCCATTACGGTTTCGGCTTCAGCAGTAGAACTTAGTCCCACAACTTCAGCAATATCTGTGGCTTCAGTTAGGAAACCATCAATAATGAAACTTCCTTCAGTAGTGGCTCGCCCTTCTTTAACTTCTTCTTGAATAAAGTCTACTGAAGTTGCACCTGCTGGTGCTTCTTTCATAGTTAAACTACCAACAGTATAAGCAAAAGGAACGCCAACTTCAAACTTACGAGTTCTACGCTTTGTGCCTTGCATACCCTTAACAGTAGCATTTGAGCCATCAACATTTACACTGATAGTTAAGAAATTATGATTATCAGTAACTCCTTGAACATAAAACAAAGCACAAGGATACAAACGGGATTTGTTGCTATCGTCCATGTCGTTATACATGGCTTCAGGAACAACCCAAGTATATTTGTAAAAGTTCATAGTTGCATCAAAATCTGAAGCATCATAGCCCCAATAATCCTTAGAACGGACATATAACATTTTCTTACTCATTCTTATACTCTCCTTAACTGTAATTCTACTCCACCACTAAACGGAATGGCTGAAACCATTGTGTCTGAATGACGAAGGACTGTGTATTTGCTACGCCATTGACTCAAAGGCATAGTTGTTCCATCTGGACTCATGTAAGAAGCATCAACTTCAGGAGCCAATGCTGTTTCTCCAAAACGACCGTTGATAGCATCATCAACAGAGTTGCGAGCCAAACTACCAAAACGGTTGCTACCAGTTTCAGAAGTGGGAACAGTAACAAACGGTGCATTAACCAAACTCACCATGTATGGGAAGTCAGAATTGACTTCGGGTGGAAGCCGTGCCACAGGGGTTGCACCCGAATAGGGAAGTGGTTGTCCATTGACACCAGTTGCGGGGTCTGTGGAATAAACCTGACCTGTGTGGGCTTGAACACGATATGGAGTTCCTGCGGTTGGAACTTCATTAGGTGGGTTTGCTACATCAAAAGAAGATGCACCTTGTCCTGCATAGTTTCCAGAGTATCCTCCATTAACATCAGCGTTAAAACTTTCTGCACCGTAATACTCTTGGTCAAAACTGTATCCGATGTCAAATGGATTGGTATAAACTGGTTGAGCATCAACTACGCCATCCATAAATGGCGAGTCATTAGCAACAGCCGTAGTGTGTTGCAGGTGCAATTGTTCCCAACCGAGGAACGCTTGAACATTGGAAACAGGAACGGTGTCTACTGTGACTCCGCTTGATTCAATGTGCATTTCTTCTAATTCGGCGGGTGTGATGGCATCGGCTCCAAAAACTTTGGAAGCCATGTCCTTTACTTTATCGCTACTAATGTAAGCGACAACAGACAGTAGAGCGACACCTAATCCTACTTGAGTCAGACGCATACTCAATCTGTATCCATTCCGATACTTAAAGATTTGCTATTATAAGCGAAGTCCTGTGAGTTCAGCAAGAGCCTCTTGACGACGAAGATGAAGACTGATTTCATCCATCTCGGTGTAAATATCTGAAGAAGAATGCTTAGGTGTAGTGCGAAGTGATAAGCCTATTGGCATATCTATCATAGTAGCCCATGGTGGAGGAGAACCCATCATCATGGCTTCTTGTTGGCGTTCTGCCGTGCCTCCATACAAAGGTAGTGGATTACTTGGGGTGAACCAGCGTCCATCCATATTGTATCCTAACTCATTTTCATAACGAGTTTCTGCACCATAACGAGAGGATAAATCCAAGGGAAGTTTTTTCCATGCGACCAACCATGCTGGGTCTTCTTTAATGAAAATTAAATCTTCTTTATCTTCTTGAGTGAACCAACCTCGTGGATATTCAGACTTTGGGTGGTCAGCATCATTAGGCCAAACAACTAAAACATCAGTAGTATAAACTCGGACTACATGGGCTGTGGCTAAACCGCCTCCATCTAATGAATCTCTGGAAACATTCACAAGGTCGCCCGGTTTCCAAGGTCGTCCATCTGTGTTGAAAGGACTACGACCTTCAATCGCACCAATGTTTTGATGAGAAACAACTGGATTAAGAAATTGACTGGCTACTTTAACGGCTTTGTCAAAGTTTTCAGTTTGGCGTTCTAAAGAAGAACCCTCTAACCAAATATCTTTAGCCATTTGTCCGTTGCCACGAAGAATAACTCCGATTCCTTGTTGGTTAATTCCTGCTTCACCTTGTCCTCCTACTACTTGTTGGAATGGGTCAGCATCATAACCCGAATAGTATTCTGGGGCAACTAAGGCTTGCATAGAAAAACCCATAGGCAAACTTTCTTCAAGTAAGATTACCCAGTTTTCAGGAATACGCTTGCTGGCTTGCAGGTCTAAACCTTGTGAGCGAAGTTCTCGGCGTAGTAAATCAAATTGAGTAGACTCGGCATGAAACAAAGCAGATGTTTGAATCCCAAATGGAGGGAAGTTGGGTCCTGAAGCAGAACCGGGAGGTGAATCAACAGGGCGCAAAGTAATAGGTGGAATCCCATTTGAAAACTTAGTATAACCTACCATGCTGCCATCGGCTTGGGTGTAAAGCACATAGCCTTGAGACCAAGCATCAAGAGTTTTAGTTTCTCCTGTATCAAAAGATTGATAATAAGTAGGCATCATTAGATTTTCCTCCTCATTCGGTCGCCTCCGCCTTGTAGCAACCAATTGGTCATCGCACGCTCTAAAGCCGAATCTAAAGTTTGTTGTCTAAGTAGGGTTGGATTAGAAAATCGTCCACGGTCGGGTGCGTAAGAAATCTCATCAAAACTTTCAACTGAAAATATCTCTGGATTCAGACTACCTGAAGAATAGGGATTTTGGTTTGAGGGTCTGTCTGGATTCATCTGATTAGGAATAGTGTCATCATCAAAATCTATTTGTGGGTCTAAGTCAAGTTTGTTAGCACCATCTAATGTGCTATCATTAGAGCCTCGGCGGGGTATCGGATTTCCACCTTTGGTGGGAATCGGTAAGGGTTCAAGTTTAGACTCGCCAACATAAATTATATCTTGGTATCGTTCTTTAGACCAAGAACCATCATCCCACTCAACGATTACATGACTAATTGAGGGAACAAGAATTGTTCCTACTCCTAATGATTGAACAGCAATTGAAGTTACACGCTGTCCGGGATGCCACTCACGAAGCATTAGTGTTAGCCCCCAAACGATAGGCTAAATATAGAACTCCTGCGCCCAGAATTATTTTGCCTACATTTAGAGATGCCCACGAATTAAAGTTTTGGAGTGCATCTGGCATAGAAACTCCTAATGGATTAAGAGTATCTGCACCGAACTCCGAGTCGGCAGCCGTTTGGCTATCCTGTGCCACTGTCTCGCCTTCGCTCGGCTGTGGCTCGGCTTTGGCTGCTTGAGTTTTCTCAGGGTCGTAAAAAGGTGAAGCCGTAACATCCATGCCGAGTTCAGCAGGAGTGTATTTAGTAGTTGGGTGTCCATCACGGAAAGCAGCAGTATCCATCAATGAACCATCTCCCATCATTAAAGCCTCTGTTGAAGTTGGTGGTAAGAATCCCATTTTAGAATTAGAATCTTTACGAACATAACCGTTGGTCATTAGTGCCATAAAAAACCCTTCACGATACGACTACTTAAAGGTTATCTTCTATGTCCTCTACTGTGAAGGCTCCTGATTGAATGGCTGGGCAAAAATCTGCATGACTCTCAAGTAGCCAAAACTCTGCTTCATTATAAGCATCTATGTCATCTTCAATAATGTCTCGCACTGATTCTGGGTGATTCTCTAAACAATAATGTTTTAATTCAAAAGCACTTACCATCTCTCCACAATCCTCGCAAAATCCTGAGCCTACTTGAATAAGAGGTGTTCTATAACTACATAAGGGACAATCCAGCATAATGACTTGTCCTTCAAAAAAAGGAACGAGAATATCTTCTTCTTCGGCCTCTAAATAGGTAAATCCATCGCCTTGCATTTTAGTCCACAAAGTTTCACAAGTGGAACATTCATAATCAGTATTGGAAACTTGACTACAAGTTTCACCGCAAATAGGACAATCCATATTAGATGATTCAGCACGCAAGCGTTTAGGTCTATGGCGGTTCATGTGTCCATTTAGCCCTCGGAAAGAGTCAAACTTTTGAAAACAAATTGGACACTCAACACTCATCAGTAGACAACTCCAGCCTCTTTAAGCCAGAGGTAGGCTGTGCCACCGCCTGCTACAAAAAGGGCTGGTCCAAGAATGAGGTTTCCATCGCCTTGCTTCACTTGATAATAGACACCATGTAAAGTTTCTAAAACTCCTACTGCCATCATAGCCAAAGAAACACTATAACCAATTTGATGAAGTGGTTTTTTGTCCTTCGCATAAAACTCTGCTGGATAGTTTCGCATAGTATGTGTTGAGGCTTACGACTACTTAAAGATTAGCACAACATTCTATCATGTCATTATAACGATTAAACTCTTCTCCGCATTCTGGACATTCATGGATTTTAACATAAACACTCCAATTATGACCGTCTTTCTCACTTGGGTTGTGATGTAGTAATTCCCACCCTAATTGTTTGAAAAGTTGAACAAATGGCGTTTCACCAGTTGGTAAAAAGACATCATCTACGACAACAAATCTGGCTTGATTAAAAACATTAGGATAAACATTTATCCAATCTATCAAATGAACTCGGTTATTTATCCCAGCAGGTCCGTCAATAATAATTGCTTCAAAAGTTTCATCTTGTAAGATTTCTAAGGCTTGCCAATCATACCAATCATTGACTGATGGGGCATAAATGTAAGTGCTTTCGGGGGCTAAATACAACCATTGTTCATTATCTTCAATAGAAGTGACCTCAAAACTTTTAGTTAATTTAATTGTTCCTGTGCCTGAACCGAACTCTAAAATCTTAGAACCATTAGGTAAGTTATCATTTAACCATTCAAACATAGAATTAGGGGCTGCATACCTCGGATTAAAATTATCATCTTGCACATCATCAAGAGTTTTCATACTCTTAAATGTCAGAGATACTACTTAATAGTTCTCAAGAGCGTTGATAAGTAGTATAATTCATACTACGAGTTCTCATATCATAAGGAAGTGGGCCTGCTGGGTAGCCTTGGTAATCTTGAGGTCGGTAAGCATCTACTGGTAGATAACTGCTGGACCATGGCATAGCAAAGCGATATTCTGGCAAGTAATCATTGGCTTGGTCCCAAAAAGGTTGGGAAGCATAACCTGAATAGTTGCTAAAAGCCGTTGGAGTCTGATAATCCATTGGATTCATATTAACATATTGTGTGTCAAAACTTTCAGCACCGTAGACATCTTCTGCACCGCCAACTTCTACTGGATTAAGTCTGTTCAAATCAGCAGCAGAACCAGAAACATCTTGGTTCATTTCAGACTGATAAACCTCTTGTCCACGAGTAATTCGGGCTTCTGCATTTTTCTTATGAGAGCAACCACAATCAGAATCTTTTTCATCTTCTGATTCATTAACTTTTTGTTTTTGTAAATAATCTACCATCAAAACACCACCACAAATAGCAGCAAGTGTGCCAATTAAGGCGTATTTTTGACTATTAAGGTAGGTAGTTCTCATAATAAAACCTCAAGAATAGATGGCTCTGGGTAAAGGAGTTCCCACAATCAGGTCAGTCATGGTGCTAACTGAAACTGGACTTGGTGCAGAGCCATACTTAGCATTAAGTTCTGCATTAACGGTAGGTCGCATAAGCAAACTACGCATGAGCATCTCATTTTCAGTAGGTGATGTAATCAAAGCAGATTGCTGTTCTGATTTCTTTTCGGTTTTCTTCATTAGTAGTTTAACAACCACCGCAGTAAGACCAACACCAACGACCATAGGGACAATAACGGAGAACATATCTGTTGCCATAATTAAAATGAAATGGAACGACTACTTAAAGATTACTGCTCATTCAGAATCTTCTTCTGCTTCATCTTCATCTTCATCAGATTCTAAACTGGCACAAACTTCATCAAAATCAGTGGTATGTAAAGTATCTTCAGACTCGGCTTGAGTCAATCCTCGGTAAGAACCACCAAGAAGACCTGCACCAAATGGAATTAAAGCATAAGACATGGCTTGTGTTTTCATATCAAAGACAAAACTCATAAGTCCATAGGTAATAACAGAGAAAACTGAACCAGCAACAATTCCACGACTAAAGTTTTTCAACCTAAAGTCTGAGTGCTTTTGAGACAAATATGCCCCAAGCCCTGCATCACAAATGCGTTGTGTTTCTGCTAAAGTTTTGGAATCCATTTCTATCTCACCGCCTAAGCGTAGGCGGCACTTAGAATGCTGTTGAGGCTGCGGCTTGCTTCAAGCGAAGTGGGTCAAAACCTACAAGAGTTCCTACACCTACCAATGCAACGACAACGCCTCCAACTTGAAGGGCATTCATGCCGACGATTGGGAGAGGCACAGTGAACGCTTCTAAAGTTCCACCCAATGCTGCGAAAGCACCGACTACCAACAAACTTGTTCCTACAATTATTACTTTTGTATCCATTTTTTGTTCATCTCCGTTTTTTTATTTTGTTTAGAGTCGCATTGTCAAAGGTGCTTCTGCACCGAAACTACGACCGCTACTGTTTCCAAATCCTCCAACACGACTGGTGCTGTTTAACATACCACCGAGGTCAGAGTTGCGGATAGGAGGGGCTACATACTCGGCTTCCATCTTGATAGCCTTAACTGGGCCTACAAGTTTGCCGACATTTGGAACTCGTGGTTGTGTGCTGGCTGGCACAAGAGGCAACTCACGAATTGGGATTCTTTGCTCGGATTGCTTAACATTGACTGTTGGCGCACGAGCAAGTAGACGAGGGTTAGTTGGACGAATTGAAGTCATCTCTGCTTCAAATCTTGGGTCTCCACCGAAGTTCATGGCTGGTTGGTGTGCATTGACACGACCCATCATGGTTTCAGCCTTCATGCGCTCAAGACCTGCAACATTAGGTGCTGCGGCTGGTGCATAAACTTCCATAGTGTGAGTTGGGCGTAGATATTGTGCGGAAGGCGTAATACCTTGACCCATCAAATCATAATTCTGCAAAGCGTAATCTTGAGCCATACTACCAAGAGGAACATCTACACGAGGAATGTTAATTTGTGTAGGTGCTGGGCGAGGGGTCATTGGAACAATACCTTGTCCATATCCTGCACCCATAGCCTGTGCTTCCATTGACAATGGTGCTGATTCGGGAACTCCGATTACAGGCATTTTACTTAGTGTGGGTGCTGGTCGTGGGGTCTTGGCACTTAATCCTTGACCCATTTCAATTTTTGCATTGTATCCTGCCAGTGTATCACGGGTGATATTAACTGAAGGTAGTGGGTTTAGATTTGGGGAATAGGGCAAATCTGGTAGAACTGCATTTCCAATTACTCGTGCCATATAATCACCTTATTCCTTTTACTACTTAAAGATTGCCCTACTTTCTCCTGTAAAGTAAGAAGCCAACTACGCCAAGAATACCAATAGTCATCAAAGAAACAGAGCCAACAATAGGCACATTGATGCCTTCAGCAGCCTTTGTATCTTGTGAACCTTGGTCTTGTCCAAAGTTTTGTCCGTCTGCGTCGCCACCAGCGTCGCCAGTCTGTCCCATGTCAGCACCTTCTGGTGATGACTCTGAAACTTCTTCTTTTAATCCTTCAAACTCTTCGCTAACAGCGTCCTTTGCTGGTGCGACCATAGAGGGCATTGGGTTTGTCATAACAGCCATTGAACTGGTGTGGTATGAACGAGTTGCCCCGTGGTCTCCATCCCAAGGATAGTCTGCGACCGTAGAGTTAGGGTCTTCAATTAGGGGTTCGTTAAATCCATTATCCATTGTCATAGGTAAAACCTAATTAGAATTGGTTAGTCCTGATACTTAAAGATTTGCTCTAATCAAATCGTCGCAACCAGTGATTGTCCAGTTGAGAACATGGGTAGTTAGAGGGTCAAGGTCGGATACTGGAATGGCATAAGGTTCAAAATATGATAAAGGGATATAGTAATAATCTGTATTATCCATCTCAAAAGTAGTAGGCCATTTTTCGCCAGAGTTTTCCCAAGCAGTTGCATTAAGTTTTTTAGAAATAGAGTATTCGGGTTTGAACTTTGGAGAAACTACATAGCCGATTCCATGTTTAGACTTGTAAAACTTTGAGTTCCATTGATTCAGATGTCCCATGTTCATTACTAATTCCATATCATCTGGGTCTACAATCCCTCTTGCACCGATATTAGACTTGTAAGGCAAAGTTTGAAGAATAAAGTTTCCACGAATTGTAGAATAACGAAGCCATTGGTCAGTCATAGGACACAAAAAAGAAAAAGGATGTTTCTGTAAGTGTTGTCTATCAACATCCATTATATCTCCATCAGGAACAATCAAGTCTAAATGAACCCAACGGTCAAAGTTTTTATTATGGTGAGCAACTTTGGCTCTGCTAAAAATATCGGTGGGTAGCACATACTTGATTTCGCCATTGGCTTGAGCAACTTTCCAATAATGTTGCTTTTTTCTGGTCTTGGGACTAACTGCAAACCACACTGGACAGCGCATATCTCCAACCAGTTCAACTTTACTTTGACTATAACGACGAGCAAAATCACCTGCATTCAAAGAATGAAAATCGTCTATTTCTACATCATAAGGGACTTTATCTCTGACATCCTCCCACAACAGAAGAGGTTGTCCAACCCTAAGTGTATTAAAAATAGTCACGCTCTTAAGTAAGCGGTATCAGCGATATAAACTATCGCTTAAAACCTTGTAAAACAACCATTAACAATCCTGCGGTAAGGCTAACTCCTCCCACAGCAGCAACAGGAATCCACTTGGTATTTTTAGATTCTTTCTTTTCTACTAATGGTTCAGTATCATACTCGGTTGCATAATCATCAACACTTGGCTCCCAAACATCATATTCTTTAGCCATACCTCTAAACTCTTGGGAAAGCGGCGGGAGAGCCGAAGGCGATGTTTCGTTAGCGAGGGTTGGTGCAGGTGTTATTGAGGAACTTTGACGAGCAAAGGGCATTAACTCTGCTGCTGAAGTTACGGCTTCAAAAGGTTCTGTTTCTTCATCTTCGCTATGGCTAACTCCACCCAAAGTGCTTCGCACATCTACATTGTTTCCTGTGTGTTTGGCTTGACGGTCGCCACGAACTTTGTCAATAACCAGATAACCTCGGTCTCGGAAAAACTCTGGGGCATAGGCAACACACTCTCCTTTGCGAGCCGAAGCAATACCATTCAAGATTTTCTTAATCAATCGCTTGTCTGTTCCAAAACTTAATTGTTCGTCCAAAGTTTTCAAGTCTCGGTTGTTAATGACATTGTGAACTAAATATACCGATGCTTGCGAAAGGGCTTCTTTGTTCACACCTGCGGGTCGTTGGGAAACCAAAGACGCACCATATCCTAAAGCACGACCAAGTTTGCAGAGTCTTACGATTGGGTCAAAAGAAATAGGTCTGCCCATTTGAGGAACAAAGTCTTGACATTCTTCAATAACTGTGTGTATGCCTTTACCAAGTCGTGCCTCAATCAAGGCTTCGCAATAATCTCCGATAAGTTCTTGTTGCTTAACCAGAGGCAAACCTCCTAAAGCAATTACTAAACTTTTATCCGTAGTCTTCAAACGGTCTACTAAAGATTTCATATCAATAGACTGTCCGATTTCTGGTTTCAATGATTCCACTCTGGGCAGACTATCAATGCCACCGTGAGCATTCAAAGCATCAAAACAAACAAATTGTAATCCAAGTCTATGAAACTCTTCCATCATTACACCTGCTGTCCAAGATTTACCTGAACCTCGCTTGCCTGTGATAAACAGGACATTAGAAATTAAAGAATCTTCTCCATACGCTGGAAAAGTTAGTTTCTGACCGAGGCAAACATGGTCTGCTTTGGTAATTGGTGAACCTGACTCCATAATAAGTCATTATAGGCACGACTACTTAATTGTTTTGGTTCTAATCATCTAATGGATTCTTGTAATCCCCATCTGGACCAATTTCGCCAAGTTCTTCAGCAAGGTCTTCAAACTCGTCTGATGTGCCAGCAAAGATTCTGCCAATTTCTGCAAACAACCAACCCATTTGGTCTTGAACTTCAGTAATTCTTTCTTCGGTTTCTGGGTCAATCATTTTACTATCGGGGAATCCCCAAACAAACTTTGAGGCCAACTCACGAGACCAACCATAAGTTTTCATTAACGCCTCAATAGTCATGTTTCTGTATCTTCTGATTTCACTTTCGTCCGATTGACTTTGAAGAACAATATAAAACACATGACCAAATTGACGCATCCACTGGTCAAAAGTCATTCCGTCTGCATCGTCTGAGCGTTCTCCATTTTTAACTGGACCTGCTAAGTTATGACCATCAGTAATAAATACAGTAATCATTCCGGGAATATCATGTTTCTTACAATTACGAATCATTACTTCAAAAGCCGAATCTTCATTGTTTTCTCCGTCTGGAACCATGGCTGCTAAAGCATTCAAAGCATAATTCAAACCATGTTCACGAGTATAGGCTGATGAACCTGCGGAACCTTGGTCTTTTTCATAACCGTTCCAAAACTTATTGACGGAATCTGCGGTAAGATAATCTAAAGCACCTTGATAATCATAAGAGGGTTCTCCATCTGGCAACGGCCATGCAAGTTTGCCAACATCGTTATAGGTGTAAATAGTAAAACTGTCTATGTTCAAACTGGCTTGTTGGATTAAACAAGCGGTTGCCAAGCGACAAACCATACTTCTATCCATAGTAACTCCGTCAAAATCGGTGGATGGTGCTTGCATAGAACCTGATTGGTCTACCATGATGTTGTAATGAGTGTTCCACCCTTTTGTTCCACGCTGGGTTGGAACTTCTTTACGCTTAAGAGGCAAACCAATAAAAGCAGGGTTAGGTGCGAATCGGTCTGCTAAAGTATCTCCCATTCCCATTTCAGGTGTCCATTGAGTAGTGCTAACTGGTTCAACAGGATTGATTTTAGCAGGTGGCATTTTGATATACTTTGCTTTCAAAGCCGTAAAACAATCTTTAAGTGGATTACGAAGGGAAACTGGCAACGGCTTAATATCGGGCAACGGAAACTGTTTGGCAAAAGTAAAAGGGTTGTCTACCCACGAATCTGCTTGAACATCACTCATTGAGATTCCTCCTGTTCTGTGGCTTCTCTGGCACAATGCTTACAATGATGTTTTCCTTCAAATTGGGGATTATGGACTAACGGCTTTATACATTTCATCTTATTCATCTAATTCCACCACCAATCTCGGATTTTCTAACATTTCTTTGGCACTTCGGCCACCGCCACGACCCATGTTTTGCATAGTCGCATCTTCTACACCAAAGTTTGCAGGGTTTTCTTCTTCTTGTTCAATGGCTGCATCAATGCACTCTTGAGGGAATAAATCTTCATCCGTAGTTTTACCTTCAGAATCTACTAATCCTTTAGAACTCCAGTAAGCGATAGAGGCTGCGCCTTCGCTGTATGTTCCATCTGCTTGTAGTTCTCTGCCAATATCATACTTTTTCTTACAAGTAGCACATTCATAAACATTGTAGTAAATACCTTTGTCTACTTGAATAATTGGGTCGCAAGCATAACCGAAATCATGGAATCTCTTTTCTAAAGTGGGTTCTGACGCACTTCCTCCCATAAATTGAGAAAGATAATCGTTAATAACATATTGGTCTTGACAAAAGTGTGTGGTGTGATTCCAATAATAATCTCCATCATTAGCAACCGTAGTTCCTTCTGAAGTGCCTCGTGCGGGTGGTCTTAAATCGTTAGCAGGAGTTTGTGTCCATCGTGGATAATAAATTGGGTCTGTAAGTGGATTTGCGGGGTCTTCACGATTATGATAAGAAATACATTCAGGGCTAACATCAACCCAATTATTGGTTCGCTTATCTCGGTAGGCTTCACGACTACGGCCTTCACAAACCACAAAGGAAAAACCGGGTGCTGTGATTCCTAATAAAGAATCTTCTCCGGGCGGTAGTAAAAGATTTTCAGTTCGGACTTTGGCTTGCCACTGGCGACCAATAGGATTGTCCTCTAAATCACCGGGTCGGTATTTGAGTAAATCTCCCGTAGTGATAGTTTGAAACTCTGCATCTCGGTCTACACCAATTATCTCAACTCTTGAACCTACTATTATTTTTAATGGCACTTCGGATTCCGTTTGTAATCTTTTCCAATAATCTCTCATAGTTCCTGAACCGTCAGGTGCATCACCCTTAAGATTAACTAACTTCGTAGTCAAAACTTCTTCGGAATCTTCCTTGACTTCAACTTCTTTCATTTTTTCTTCTAATCTTTCTTTGGCTACTTCTCCAAAGGCCACGCCTTCTACATCATTAGGACACATTTGGATTCCTTGTCCTGTCATTGGTGGTCCAATAGGACTTTCTGGAATTGACATTAAACTCCACATCTGTAATTGCATTTGCATCAAAGCAAACTCTGGGGCTTGTGGGCAATCCATACGAATAGACCAAATCATACCTCCTGTTTCATCTAATTGTCCACTTCTCATACTTCCCCCTAAATCTCCCATTTTCATCGCAGGTCCAGAAGGTGTGATTACTATATGAGGTGGCACAAGTGGTTGTGGATTAACAATTTTCATTCGCATAGGTGGATTCATTCTCATTTTTGGATGTAATGCTCTCTCCGAGGGTTTCCATTCTCCACAAAAGACACATTCATTTTGAAGTTTTCCATGTTTCCAAAAGTATTGGGCTGATTCTCCACCATAATAAGAAGAATGATAACATTTAAGACAAATCTCGGAACGACTACGGGCAAAAGCACGAAGGGCTGGCGTAAATGGATATGAAACTGGAGTGGCGTTTCGGTAGCGAGCAACCTGTCTATTGACATATTGAGTGATTATTTGAATACCCTCGTCATCTGGCTCTTTAGTTCCGACTCGCCAACTGCTGGTCACTGTTCTTGCCATCTTGGGATTACCACCTTTGAAACAAATAGAGGGTAGTTTTTCTTTGATAGATATGTTGGGGACTAATTTTGTTCCAGAACAACTTGGCATTGGGCATGAACCCATATTGCCGACTAAACCACAGTTTTCTTCTCTCCCATTATTGATAGTAGGATAAATACCACTTGGTTTGTCGCTTGTTCCTGAAAGTTGCATTTTAGTTTGCTGATAACTACCACTAATCTCAACATCATATTTTTCTCCATTAGGAGGTGCATATCGGACAAAATTACAATCACTATTGGGACATTTGTAGCCATAAGGTCTTTGATGCTCTCCATCATAAGTTTCATAACCAATTTCTAAAGAAGGCATATACTGGTAAGCATCTGAAGGTTCAGTAATAATTTTCCCTTTAGGTGCTGGGCCATTATACGCTACTCTGAACATAAAGGGTCGCATATTGTAAGTTGGGGAGATTTGTCCTGTGCCTTCATTCCAAACAGAAATACTTCTTTGTTGGGTTCGGCCTCGGTCAGACTCAACCCAAGTTTGCCATTTATTATCTTTAACAAGATGTTGTGTATAAGATTCGTGACCACATCCTACTTGAGATACATCAGAAGAACCACAAGATTTACAATTACTAAACTTTCCTGTCACTGTTTCGTGGCACTGATTACAAGTAGTAGCCTCATTACAACGAACACGACAGTTAAAACGATAGCCAACATCGGTCATGCCCCCTCCAACATCATACTCTTGTTTCTGAAGTTTTACTGAAGAAGTCCATTCCTCATTATCTAAACGAAGTCCGAAATCAAGATACTCCCAATACCAAATAAAATCTCTACGATGACATTTTGGACAAATATGGATTCCTGAATTAAAAGATTCTATCCAACCAAATTGTTCATAACCTTGAATAAACTTTTTCATCATTTGACAAGTGTTGTGCAAGTTATCTCCACCGGGTCCTCGGAAATGGTCTACTACATCAGAGACCGTATTAACAATCATCTCACCTGTGGTTGGGTCGGATGGAAACAAAGAATCAAAAATGTGTTCAGAGTATTCTCTACCCTTCTCCGAAATGTAAGTGTTACTTTCATAAGGCATAATATCACCGTCCAATCATACATAGGTGTCTGTCCCAAGCACAAGCATTCAAAAAGGCTATTCCTGCATCTCGTCCAGTTTTACCATCAAAACCTTCTTGAGATGTAGCATAGAGTCCTGCATTAAGATTACAAAGTAAAACATTGTAAAGTTTGCTGTTTTCAATTTGAGAAATTGTGTCTTGGTCTATATCTCCTCTACCCACCAGTCCTGCGAGGGCTGGTTTGTAGCCCATGCCCAGTTGAAACTGACTCGCTGCTGGCTCACCACAATGAGGACACTTGCTAATACAATAGTGGGCTGGAACCCAAATATCTTTGCTTCCATTTCGTAATTTGAAAAACTCAATGGGTCTAACATTTTTTGGATTTTCTATTCCATCATAAGTGCGAGTAGCCACTACTTGATACTCACCAGCACCAATTGAACCTACTTTTTCAGTTGAGCCTCCTGTTAGGGGGCAACTACCGGGGGTTGGGTTATAACCCAACCATTTATCTGCATTAGGGGAGTATTCTATGTCTAATGAAGCCAAAAGTTTAACTTGTTTCCAATTATCTGGGTAATCTTGAACAGTTCTGGATTGACCCATTCCCGGTCCCATATCTGTGCCAACAGGCATTTTGTTAGCCACACAATGAGCAATAGCAGGATATAACTGCGGCGCACGACCATGACCCAATAATTTTTGAAACTCTGGTGTATCTTCGGCTGCAAGATATGGATTTCCTGCGGCGTGAGGGTCATAACGACCGTTATTGTAGCGATTATCTACTAATTTTCCTGCATCAAGAAGTTCACGATGCTTAATACAACCCATGTTTTTAGCAGAGCCATCAAAACAACTACGGAATCCTCCTCCATAAGCATTCCACATAGCCTTACTCATACGAGCAACTTCGGCCAGTTTTTCTTTGCCTCCAATTGTCAATTGAGTTCCATTGGCTGCGTTGTAATTGACGATAACATCAGATAATACATTAGACCATTGACCCTTTTTATTGCCTTCAACGGGCATGGCTTCAATTTCGGATTTCCAACCGCCGCCTGCAACTCCGGGGTGGATATTCAAATGTCCAATCTCGTGTTGAATAACGAAATCTAAATCTTCACGGAGGCGTTTTTCTGGATAACCATGATAGTTTCCCTCCATAGCCATAGAAAGATAATCTCCTGATAGAGAAATGTAAGTCATATTAGTGTAGGCTTCGTGCATGGCCGAAGGAACAATAACAATTTTGTTAGTTAAACCATTGATGCCTCGCAAACGATTAGCAGCAGTCACTAATTCTGGAGGTAAATTAGCCCCACCGGGTTTTTCGTAATAACCAGCCGTCATCACTATCCCTTATGGGCTTCAACTACTTAAACTTTCTCAATAAGCCGTGTCTTCTTTGAGAGACTCTGCAAACATGAATTGATAATTAAGTAGGTCAGTCTTGGACAAGTTTCCTGTGTCTTGTAGGTCTGAACCATTGTAAGTTTCAATAATGTAGGCTTTCTTGTCATCATCTGTTGAAGGAACAACATTAAGGAAATCTCCCTTCTTGGTTGCCCAGTTAGAAGTGATACCCATAGTAAAGTTAAGAGTTACGAAAGCCGAACCTCCTGATTGAGTGGCTGCCTTTTTGCCAGTTAGGTTGGATTCAAACAAACGAACCCACAAACGCAAAGAATCATCACCTGTGTATTCAGTAGACATAGGCGCACCTGCTGTGTGGGCTAATGGGAAGCAAGCCATTAAACCTTCTGTTTGTAGGTCTACTTCTATTCCATTAACTTCAAAAGCCCCTGTGGTAATGTCTTTACGAGCAGGGTATTGAGTGACAAACTCACGACAAGCCGACATTAACTGATTAAATGTCATGGTTTCTGTTGAGCCGTCGGCTGCGCTTAGAATCCGAACTCCTTCGCCCAGATAAGATGCAAATGCCATTTCAACTTTGTTGAGTTGGGTAATCATTTGGTCTCTTTGCATGGAACTGGCTGAACCTGCAACGCTGGCTCGCTTAGAGGGTTCTTTGACTTCCATACGGCCTGTAATCATTAGGGCTTGGTCTGCAAAAGAAGCAGCAACTTTTTGACTCGTAGAAGTTTGGGATGCGGTGAAAACATCAGTTGCGCCTCCTCCTACACCACTTGTTCCATCAAGTTGTAGCATACGACCCCATGTTCCGATGGAATCTTGATAGGTTCTCCATTGGAATGAAGTTGTATCGGAATAGCGTTGTGCGTTGGCTTGGGTCTTGGCTGATAATTTCTTAGAAGCAACAATCGCTGTTGGGTTGGCAACTCCTGAACCTTTTCCGCCCGGTGCGCCTTTGCCTGAAATGGTATCCATAGTAGAAGCCAAAAGTTCTAACAAAGTTTCACGGTCGTCCGAGAACAAGTTAGGTTCGGAACAGATTTCACCACGAAGTTGGTAGTAATCATATAATGATTGGTCAGCCGTAGTCTTAGAAGGGTTAGGATTGCTGAAAACACGAGTTAGGTAATGGTTGTAGTTAGATTGGTAATCATCACCGTGAGCGTAGGTTCGGTAAGGCTTAGTCAAACTTTGCATAGTTGCAGACTTTTCGTTTTGAACAACCATAGTAGCAATATGCCAGTGAACTGGTGTGAACTTGTTGCCCACATCTGCGCCTGCTTCAATCAATGCTTTATGTAATGGAATCAACACTTGTTGTTCATACCAAAAGAGTGCAGGTGCGCTCTTAAGTGCATCTACACATCGGCGGTAATACAAATCCCAAATGTCCATAAGTGGTAATCCACCTTGACTGAAACCAATGTTGGTTTCTTGAAGTAGATAACCATTAACAATGGCTTCACGAATCCACTCTTGTTCGTTATTGAACTGAAGACCTGCTGGCAAACCTTGGATTTCTCCTTTACTGGATTTAGCACGACCTAATCGGTGAGCAGTCACATAAGGTAGCCCATCAAGGATTTCTTGACGAGTAACATAAGACTTTCCACGAAGGAAGGCCAATGCTGACGAAAGTTTTACCAAAGAGTTAGTGAAACGGAAACCAAGAACACGGTCAATGTTAGATGGTGTGTGCTGGGAATAAGTTGTTCTAATATCAGATTGAAGTTTAATGTTGGACTTTCCTTCTTCGTTAGTATTAGTAGTCACCGAGAAATCCATAAGCGGAGATTCATTGAAATCCTGTTTAGCACTTACATTGAATGTCTCATTTCCTGACTTTAGGGTGGTGTTGCGAGGAAGGAAACGCTGGGTGAAGAGAACTGAAATATAAGAGATTTCACGCAAAGCATCGTAAGTGCTGGTCCCGGGTTGCTGACCCGGTGGTGCGAATCCAACTTGTTTCTGAACGAATTGCCACAGATTAGCAAGATTGCCGAATCTTAGAGCAGTGAATCCAATGTCGCCACCTGCTGCTAACTTAGAAACAATTTGTTCTTGTGGGGCTAATCCACCGCCACCACCGAAACGACCACTCAATTGTGAGTAGCGTTCACCGAGAGAGATAGACTTAAACAAAAGTTCCATATCAATACGGTCAATAAACGCAAGGTCGTTTCCTTTTTGGTGAGGGTTAGTGTCCATCCAAGCAACAAAGTTTGGAGAATCAAAAGATTTACCACGGTATTCTACCTTTCGCTCGGCAATTAGACCCAGAACTGCGTCTTCTACACCAGCCTGTGAACGGTTGGCTTCGTTAAAGAACTTGATAGGTTGAGTAACAATTGGACGAGGCACTGGTTCAAACTCATAAGTTGAAATCTGAGCATCACGGATTTTATCAGTGACAGTGGATTGTTGAATCTCAATACCATACAATACTTCATCAGCACGCTTTTCGTAGTCAATCTTTGCCACACCAATTTCTTCAAGCATTTCTTCAAGAATTGGCTTCCACTTTCCTGAAATACGAGCATCTTTGCTTCGCAAGTCTACAAAGTTTTCAATAAGATATTGACGGAATCCGTATCCTTCGGAACGGCCAGCATCAGTGAACAAACCGTATCCATCTTGAATAAACTCGGTAGCATCTCCTTGTTCTAAAATCCACTTGTAATTTTGAGTGTTTTCAGTTTCAGCCGCCATATTTACATCTGGGAAACGGACTTGCATTGGGAATTGATGCTTGTTGCCTCGGACATCATAAACATCATACACCAATGGTGTTCCAAAATCAGCCAAAGTTCCATCAGCGTTAAGCAACTTGATAGGTGCTACTACGGTTTGGATTTGGTCTTCCTCTAATTGTTTCAAAAGTTCTTTACCTTCTGACTTTCCTTCTGATGGGTCAGTAAATCCTTGAACTGGAGCCTGAACGACATAACAATTGTTCAACAACTTGTAAAAGTTTCCAATTTCCAAGGCTTTTTTCTGGAATGGTTCTCCATCACGCTTACCTGATGGGTGCAAGAATGACATATCATAAAGATAAGCACCTGAACGGTTGCGACCACCGGGACGAGACCAACTGGTGAAACGCCATTCGTCCCAATCGTTGCGAACTGTTTCATAAGCAGAGTTTGAGTAAGTTAGGTTATATTCCATACCTGATGGGTATTCTTGAGCCACATAGGAACGATTCTCTCCGAATAATTCTTCCATAGTATATGGGTCAGCACGGATTGGGGCAACGAAACGAGATTGTTTGTTGAATCCATAAGAATTGCACAACAGAACTGCTGCTGATTCAATAACCGTGGTCTTACCAGTTCCGGGAATACCAGACAAACGGCAAGTAGAATCTTTCATCAACCATGCTGCAAAGAACATTTCTAAGTGTTCATAGTTATCAAAACCGAAAACTTCTCCGAGTTGAGTCATAGCCTTACGCACTGGGTCAAGTAGTTCAGTGTGAGTTTTTTGCTTGGCTTCCCAATCTCCTAAAGTAAGTTTTGCACGGAATACTTCTTTGAGAGCAGTTCCCATATTTTCTGGGCTAAATCCGGGTTCAAAAACGGTGGTCTCAAAGACTGAATCTAAAGAGAAACCTTCGTAGCCTTTGTCAGCAAGTTCCATACCTGCATCATCTAAGTCAATAGTGTTTCCATCAGCATCCAAAGCAACCATGTTCAAAGGACTACGATTCTTACCAGTAAAAATCTCTAAAGAATCAAGAGCAGTATCAATAACTGTAATCTTAGCGAACTCATCTAAATCTTTGTAAGTAGATTTAGCAACTTCTTCTAAAGTGCTAACACCATCTTCGCCAACTAATGCAGTGAGTTGTTCTTTGATTGAACCTGAAAGTTTTGGCTCAACTGGTGTGGGTTCAACGACTTCTTCAATTAAAGTTTCCATTACTTCTTCAACATCTTCTGGAACAGTTAGTCCCATATCTTCTACTTCATCTACCATTCTAATCACACCTTTTGTTCCATATCTAATTCAACAACTACTGTTTGTGAACCAACACCCATAATAATGTAGTAGGAATCTCCTTGCTTTACCATACCTGTTTGGCTAACAATTTCTCCTTTGCTTTCACGATTAAATCTCTTGGACAAACGGTTGGAACGACGAGAGGCTTCTAATGATTCATAAATATCATCTAAATCTCCTGAAACAATCTGTATTTGTGGGCGTTCTGTGCTTTCATCTACACTAATTGTTCCCATAATTTCGGAGTCAGAATTGTCAATAGCACGGAAACGGTCATCTCCATCTGGAATCAACATAGTATCTCCTCCATCAAAAGTTACTTGAACTTGAGAATAAACTTCAGTTGTGTAAGTTTTACCTCCGATTTCTAATTCACCTGTGCTTTGAAGATTGCTGCTATCAATCTCAATCTTTTCAATACCTTCTCCTGCTCGGCGTATAGCACCTGCTTTTTGTAGCATGACCTTGTTATCTTCTGTCTTAGGACGAAGATTACGAACATCATTAGGGAATAAAAGATTTTCCATGTTAGCATCTACGGTAGAGTTGATGTCAAAACCGGGGAAAAGATTTGAGCCATCAGTAAGTGCGTTCTGGTATAACAAGGTAAAGAAGATTCCTTGCTTATCTAAATCCAGTTCTGTATCAAAGTTAAGTGCTAATGGTTGAAGAACCTTTTCGTCCATTTGGCTCATATCATAAGTGTAAGATTGAGGAGTTCCAAATTGAATTAAACGACCGCCCAGTGCATAAAACTTTCCACGGGCTGCGAACATTTGAGTTGTTGGGTCTTTTCCTGCGGTAACTTCTCCTGCATCATAAGCATCAGCATAACAATTTTCAGGAAGTCCCATGACTCCACGAATAGGGAATCCATAATCATAAATAGCCCCTGTCTTTTTACCGAACTCAATAGGGCTTCCATCAAGGAATAATGAAGTAATCTTACCGCCTTTAGCGGGTTCTTCTACGGTTATTTCACACTTAGCAAAAGCATATTCAGACTCATCTTTGATGGCTTGAATCATTTCTCCATTAACACTAATGAAAACTTTCTTTTCATCGCAATCAACAATAAACTTTACCTTTGGTGGTGCTGGAACTTCATATTCTTCACCTTCTTCGTCCGTAATAGTGACCATATCTCCTTCCATATCAACAAGTTTTGACGGGTCTTGTTCACCAGTAATCCAAGCCACTTCTAAATCATTGGATAATTTGGCTGCATCTGGTGTTCTCATAGTAATAGAAATCTGTCCAGACTCTACTGAAAACTTTCCTGCGTTGGCAACAAAGGCTTTAGAAGAAATCTTTCGGTCTGAAGGCTTAATAGTTGGAGTGCTTGCCCCATTGACAACAAAGACAGACAAATCATCAAGAGAAAGATTGTCTTTGAAATCATCAAAACTTACATCAACTGTTTCTACTACTGGTTCTGGTTCTACTACTGGTTCAACAGCAGGTGTTGGTGGAGGAGGAGGTGTTGCACCTGTGGTTGGAGTCGGTGCGCCAGAAATTGCTGGTGGTGTTCCTGCATAGCGCATGAGTCCACTTCCAATTTCGTAGCGAGGATTAGTTACTGGGAAATCAGCAGTAAAACTTGCACCACCAGAAACGGCTACATTGTTCAAAAGTGCAATCCACCGAGGGTCTGGTTTATTAGTATTTACAATAGATTCAATGTTGATAACATCCCAACCAGTTTGATTAAAGGATTGTGCTTTCCAAGCACGACCCTTTCCACCACCGGGGCTTCCCATAGGGTCTGTGCCTAATTCAATACTACGGCCTGTGGGTAGGTTACGAGTATAGTATGCGTCAATGTTGTAAGCGGATTCTCCGAAAGTCGCAGCAATCCAACCAGCGTTGCTGGTCCATGGAGTAGATACTGAAGTAGAAAAAGAAGCAGAAGGAACTGTGCGTAGTTTCTTTTCTGCACGAGGGGAAAATGTGTGTCCTTTAGAAATCAAGTAATCAGCCATATCTGGACCAATTTTACGAATCCTGCCTGCTTTGCCACCTTGTAGCCAGAAATATGCCAAGATGTAATCTACTGCTGTGTCGCTAACACGAACCATACTTAGAATCACACAGTCCAACTACTTAAAGATTCCGACCAGATTCCCTAAGTTCTAAAATTAAGTCAGCACGGGTAAATTGATAAACTCTGGTGAACCATTCTAAATGCAGACGCAAAAAGGTAGTGAGTCTACGAATATCAGGATATTTAATCCCATAAGGTTCTAAGGCTTCTATGAAATCTAAAAAATTAGAATTAGCCCAAACCAGCAATCCTTTATCACTCAAGGTGTTGATAAAATCCCAATCTACAATCAACTTTTGAAATAATTGATTCTGTCGGTCATCAAAATGAGTTTCCGAAGGGACAAAGTAGGGGTGAGTAGCAATAAATCTTTCAGTTAGTTCTAAATAAGAATTGATATGAATAGTGCGTAGCCAACTTAGCCAATCTTCCATTTTATGGCTGCAAAAGTGTGTCCAAATAGGATTCATAACTAACTACTCCAAAACTTCATAGTCAGAAAAGTCTACCATAAAAGTTTCAGCAGGTGCGATACCGGGGTCTTCAGGCAAAACAACTTCTTCGTAGTTATCTACTTGGTCGTCGGTGTCAGTAGGTAATACAGTATCAGCAGGACTTTGGGTTTTAATATCGTCAGCAGAAACTCCTGCTTTCGCCATCAAAGATTCCATACTTTCTAAGCCACCGCCTTCTAATGCAGCAGGGGGTTCTAAACCTGCTACTGATAATGGGTCATATTTTAGAGCCGACTCAGGAGTTTCCATTTGGTCAAATTGGGCTTGAGATGTGCGCTCATAATGCTCGGCTTGAGTTTTCATGGCTGCTTGAATCTTGGAAGTTCCAGAATCAATAACGCTTCCTAAATTATTATCTTCAGCGAGATAATCTACTCCTGTTTTAGATGCGTCTGCACCGTTGATTTTGTTTTGACCATCTTTGGCTTGAACTTCTTCTATGCTCAATCCTGCTTCTCTGGCTAATTGTTCTAATCCACTGATGCCAAATTGAGTTTCTTGCTTCTGAAGTGTGGAAGAAGTTTCATAATGGTTGCTTTGGGTTTTGCCTGCACCCAACATTTGAGACCAATCAATAGGTTTGTTGCTGGTAAATGGGTCATCTACAATTTCAATAGGTTCTGGTGGTTCTTCTACAATAGATTCACCAATAGATGTGGTTTCCGAATCTTGAAACAAACTTAAATCTGCGGATTCTTCTTGAGCCTGTCGGATTCTTTCTAAGAACTCTCGGTCATCTTCGCTTAGAGTCTTTTGACGACCTCCGAAATAATCAGCAGCGTTTTTGACAACAGGGGCAATATCATTCCAGAACTCTGCCAAACTCATAATACCTGAAACAGTTGGTGATTCATTAACTGCATCGCCCACGCCATATTTATCTAAGAAATTAACCAAAGGAACAAGAACACGCTCTCCGAGTTCTGGGTCAAGGTCATATTTTCTGGTCAAACTGGCTACATCATCAGCACCCAATACGGATGCTAAACTTGCATTAGATTTGGAGGAAGATTTTGCTTTGGATTCAGGGGTCTTGGCTTCGGATTTATCTTCCGAAGTGTCGTCCCGAACTAAGCCGCCGAAGTCGCTCATACAATCACTATGTTGTTAATACTACTTAAAAGTTCTTAAAAATCTCTTCTGCTTGCACTTGTAAAGATTGAATCCAAGCCTCATTGTAGGTTTCTCCTAAGTTTTTCTGAAGTGAAACTTCAGAGGAAAGAGTTTTCAAAGATTTAGCCATTAAGTTTTGAATGAATTGTTTATCACTACTGCTCGCAGGAATATCTCGGATAAAATCAGATAAGTCCGAAGTCATTCTCCGAAGTTCTGATTCACGGGCTGCTGTTTTAAGAGTTAAAATCTGTGCGACAAATTGCGAATCTAAAGTTTTAAGAATACGGTCTCTCAATTTTAAGTCATTGTTGTCAATAGTTGAAGAAATAGATTCAAAACTTTCAAACAAATTGTTAATCGTTTCAGCATCGGCCACAATTCCTAATGATTGTGAGAACTCTCTGAACTGGCCTTTGATAGTAGCGGCTCTTTGAGATTCTAAATGAGATTGGAATTGTGTTAATGATTCTTTGAAGGTGGACAAATCTGCCACTAAGTTTGAGATGTCCACTTAATCACCTCAATAATGCGGACCATTACGGCGGTTGTAATCCGAGAGGAATAATCCTCCAACTCCATTTTGCATAGATGCGTCATAACGAGCCTTTGCGTGTTCAGCAGCAGCACGCTTAGTTTCTCTTTCTTCTGCTTTCTTCATGTAAGATTCGGCTTCAGATAATTTAGTGTCAAAACGGTCAATTGTGGCTTGTAGGTCATCAATCTTACTCTTGTAATACCATGATGTTCCCAAAGCACCGATAACTAATCCTGCTACGACTCCCATAGCGGCGGCGGATTTATTGCCGACGGCAAATCCAGCCGAAGCGATAGCGGGGCTGGGGGTTGAACCTTCTGCTGATTTGGAAACAGATGTTGAGCCACCACTACGACGAGCCAATTCACGATGAATGTTATTCAAATCTTCTTGAAAAGTAGTCAATTCTTCTGGTGAGTTAAGTTCTGTTCGGCTCATGCTACCTAAAAGTTCCATAAGTTCTGAATCATTCATGTCTTGAAGTTTAAGAGTTTTACGAACTTGAACAGTCTCGGCAGCAAATACTTGTGTGGGTTCAACGATACAATCTGTGATTTTACGGAAACCTCTGATACCCCGACCACGCTCTCCTAACAGATACTTTCCCGGGCCTGTTTTATGTGCCATTGAGACAAAATCAGTTAAGGAGATTTCATCATCCGATGTTAAGATGTCTTGTGTGCCTGAGTTCTTGATGCCCTTTTGATAACGACGCACAAAGAATGTCATACTCTTACATTATGGAACGACTACTTAAAGGTTCTCTTTTTCGGATGTTTCAATCCGAATCAAGACCAAATGTTAGCCAAATGTTCATAACAAGTGTCTAAAGTTTCCTCTGACACCGTAGATTCTGCATCTGCTTCTGCTTGAATCAAACTTAAGTGAGAGATTAAATCATTAAGACCATGAAGTGTATTCATCATCTGTCTCCATTTTAGATTACGGATTTTGGAATAAAGATTACGAGCATCTGCACGGTCTTCATAGCCCTTTTGAATCAAATATCTTTTGAGAGATAATACATCAAGTCTCCATCGGATTCCACCACGACGCTCTTTGGATTGAGCATGGCGGAACATGGGTCGGTTTCGTAGAATGCCAATAACCTCACGGGAGGTATATCTTTTGGGCTTTAGAGTAAGCATTTCTTGAGCAATATCGGTAGAAAAACCATAGCCCTCATTGTCTAACATATAATTGACAATATCAAATACTAAAGTTTCTACCAACGGTAATGGTCGTGGTTTCTTAGGTGGTTCGCTCATTTAAGACCCGCCTTACTCTTCTTCGGACGGTTCTGGGAGGTCAAGGTGTGTGCGAACCATAGCCGCCTTAGCAAAATCATAGGCTTGCTTGGCTTCATCAAGGGTCATACCTTCGGCTTTCTTTTCTAAGATAAACTTTTTACGATTGCTCTCAAAATCCATCAAATCCATGATGGCTTGATTAAACTCATCAAAAGCAGGTGCTTCAAGGTCTGGTGGATTTTCAAAGAGTTCTTCAATTTCTTGTTGAAGTTCTTGCGGAGTCAAAGTCTGGATTTGAACGAACTCCTCAATGTCGTCATCAAGGCGTGAACCTGCTTCCATAGTGTTCGTAATTAACTTATCAACAAATTGTTCAGCCGCTTTTCTTTCTACTCGCATTCCAATTCTGGGCCAATACCTAATTTCGGTCATAATACTCCTAAGTCAGCACACCTACTTAAAACTTCAGTTTTTTCGGATAGAATAAACATGATTAGTTCCATCAAGCAAGGCTTTGGCTACGGCCTTGTAATCAGTGGTCTTGTCGCCATCTAAATAGTATTCTTCTCCTGATGCCATAGCCACTTGAACTAAAAGTTCTAATTCATGGTATTCATCACTCATGCAGTTCACCTGCCCAATGAATCCACGATGAAGATTGGTTGCCATTTTTACTTTTGAAAACACGACTGGTTCTAAATCCTTCAGCAGAGCGAACTTGGTCAGAAAACATACGGCCTTGACATTCTAAACTCCATGGTTCTTCAGAAAACTTTTTACGATAGACAAATTGTGTATCTTGTTTCATTTCAATAGGACTAAAAACCATGCCAAACAAAGTATCATAAGATAATTCACCAATCATAACATGAAGACCAGTTCCACTGGAACTGATACGATACCAAACTTTGGAGGGAAAGTCCTCATCTAAATTGTTCAAGGCTGCTTGAACCTTTGTATCTTGAATACAAACATCATCCCAGTCAAATGTTAAGCCGACCATACTAATCAATAAAGCGTAAGTCTTACTTAAACTTTTGTAGACTTGTCAGAAATCACAAAGCCTGAACCTGTTGGGTTGCTGGCTGGGTGGGTGAAAGGATTTCCTGTATCTGTCATGTGCATAGAGTTATCAGATTCCGCCGAACTGGTTTGGGTCTTGGCTGTGCCATCATCCTCAAAACTGTCTGAATACTTGAAATCTTCCATACCTTTCTTGAGATAGGTAATTCCTACTTGCTTCATGTGTTGTTCGTATTTCCAAGATTTGGTTAAATCTCCATCTACATGATTTGCTGCTACATTACGAGGACGGCGAGTATCAAGGTATTCATTAGAAGGTCCTACTCCTTGAGAAAGAGTCAAACCGCCTTTAGCGGATTTCCATGTGTCTCCATCATAGTCTCCCGGAATCTGTGGTGCTGATGTATTACTCCAGAAATAACTCAATCCATATTGTGCTGAACGACATTTACCTTCCCAACACTTTCCTGTGGAACAATCCGAATCGGAACTACAACTCTCATCAGCATCTTTAGGATTGTCTAAAGTATATCTTTCAGGCCAATAGGTGAAACCGACACAATCTGGGTCATCATTACAAGCCTTTGCTGCTTCAGACAAAGTTTTGTATTGCCCTCTGGGTTCATTAGATTTATCACTTAAGTTACGATAAAGGTTAGACTGACCAATCTTTGGATACAAAGAACCAGATTTTTTGGTAAAATGAGTGGCGATTGGGAATGTATCAGAACATTTTCCATCTACACAATAAGGTTCATCAGCCGCACAACCTAAATCATCGCTACAAGATGTGGAATCATCTGTTTGAGTTGGCACTCCGCCAGCAACTACCGTAGTAGTTTCTTCTTCTTTGTCTTTGGTAAGGACATGGTATCCAATACCTGCGGTTACGACGGCTGCTAAAATGCCAATCACTTGAGGCTGCATGATTATTCTGACTCATCACGACTACTTAAAGTTTCTGATTCTTTTTTAATAGATTTAACGGCCAATTCTGTGAGCAATTTGTTGCGCCATAAAACCCATCGCACAAAGAAAATATCTAAAAAACCGTGCATGACTACTACCATAGTCAAAGCCACAATCCAGAACCATTCCCAATCCATGTTATCACTCCCATGTGAGTTCTACGCTATCGCCTTTCTTACGACGCTTAACTTTACCAGTGAGGGGCAATAGATAAACATGATTTCCAAAACGATAACTTAGATTATCTTTAGCCCATGTCGCTTCAGCAATTTGAGGAACATGAACTCGCAACTTCTTATCATCTTCGTTCAATTCCAATGAGGGTGCGATTTGGAATTGAAGTCCTCGCTCTCCCCAAAGTGTGTGAGCAACATCCACGAGGCGGTGTGAGCGAGGCTCAAAAGGCAAGCGAGTAATTCCAACCAAACGCAAGTTTGAGGTGGAGGTTAGTTCCTTAAATCTTTGTAAGTAAGGTTGTTGAATATCAAACTCGGTTTTCAAAAGAGCCACAGCAGGATTGGACTCTGCATCTGCCCAAACTTCAGGAGTAAATGGCGGGATAATTTGATTAACTACAAGATGCTGAACAGGAATCTTCATGGTTTCTAAATAACGAACTGTGCGGTTGCATTCTGCGAATCCTGCTTCAGTAGGAATAGAAACCAAGTTCATGCTAACAAAGTTCGGGTCTCGCAACAAAACTTTAAGTTTCTCAATACGAGCGATGAAATCTTCTAAAAGATTTACAAGTTTAGAGGTATTTCCTTTCTTGATAAAGAATCCTTTGAGATTCTCAATCTTGGCTTTCATACGCAAAACTTTGAGTAAAAATGTGTTAAGATAATCAGGTGCAGACAAGGCTTTGAGTGTGTGTCCAGTAGGTGCGGTGTCATAAACGATTAAATCATAGTCTGAAGAATGGCACAAACGAGACATTTCTTCCATAGCAAAGGCTTCGTCCATACCGGGAAAATTACTTAAGTCGGCTAACATAGATGAATCAAAACCGGGGAGTGTTCCAAACGATGATTCCATATAACCTTGTAATTGACCGAAAAAATCGGCGGCAAGAGATTCGGCATTAAGATTTTTCGCCCATAAGTTTTCAGAAATAGGTGTGTCTTCAGAACCTACTTTGATGCCAAGAGTGTCATCGGTGCTATGTGCGGGGTCAGAGGAAACCAAAAGAGTTCTTAATCCTTGTGAAGCATGATAAACTGCCGTAGATGCCGAAATCGTTGATTTGCCAACTCCGCCTTTGCCAGTGAACAAGAGCAGATAAGCCATGAGGATACTATGGGAGTAGCACCTATTTAACTGTTCACACCCATTCTATTTTGAAATCATAGTCAAACTCATGCAAATCTTCTTCAATTTCTACGGTAATGGGGCATTCTCCTTCGTGTCCTTTGATAGCAATTGTGAGTTCAGTAGTAGAAAGTTCCATAGAGGGTAATGATAACATCAAAGACGGTGAAACTAAAATCAATAAACTGCGTCCTGTTTCCGAGAATGCAAACTCGTCGGGAATACCAAACTCAATGCCCGAACTTTTACCTCGTCCTTGCCATATTTGTTCACCATCTAAAAGAAATGTGAACTCTAATTCCGAAATATAAGAAATACCATTGGACGGAATAGAAATCGTGTCCAAACAGATATTTTTAGGAATACCTAATGTGGCTAAACTTACTATTTCGGGGTTCAAAGGGATGTCAATGACACCAATAAATTGGTTGGTCATAGTATTATTTTGATTTACTACTACTTAAAGTTTGAGTAAGTTTGTGTGCATATAGGCTCGCAGACTATCATTTATCGGAATCTAATTTCGTGTTTTTGGTATTTTTGGTAGTTTCTGAAGGGGCAGGGACATACTCTTGAGCAGCAGTATCTAAGTCCTTGAGAGTTTCAAATCCTCCTTTGTCCATAAAGTCTCCTTCTAAGGTATCTTCTAATCCTTCTCTCCAGACAGCAACTTGTCGGCGTTTGCTACGCATACGACCTGCACGCTCTTTTTGTTTCAAAGTGGCTCGGTATTCATCTTGTTGCATACGAACCCAGTCTTCAATTTCTTCTAAAGTAAGACCCAATTTTCCTGCTTTAAGAATCTTGGCTTTATACCATTCTACATTTTCTACGGTTACACGGAGTCCTAACTTTTCAAGTTCCACTGCAATTAAGGACTCAGGACCATCAAATAACAGATAATCTACCCAAACACGAGCAGTTCTGCCTGTTGTTCCTGTGATTACTCCGATTCCAAATACCGTAAAGGCTTGAGCAGCAGGAACTCCTGCTAAGGGCGCACCCTTTAATGCCAAACGACCTCCTGAAACTTGTCCGTCTGCATCTGTGCCTTGTAGGTTATTTTCTGCCCCTGAAATCACGAGTCCATCTAATTGAGTAGTCATTTGACGACTGGTATAAATAGAACATTGTGGGGTGAAACTATTTTTTGGAGGTCCGGGTAGATTTACAGTCTGGTCTAAGAAAGTTTGTTGAACTTTGCTGGCTAATCCAAAAGCCGAATTGACTGACATGATTCCTGCACCATTTACAGGGTCGCAGAATGTAAAAATCCATTGGTCTCTGTCATTATCCCAAGAACCACAAGTAGCATAGCGAGTGGTAGAGTTTGGTCCTGTGATAAACTCTTTGTTCATTTCTCCTCCTTGTTGAGTTCCTGAACCTGTGCTGGTAATTTGTAATGGATTACTAAATGCTACTGGGTTGGCACTAATACTGCCAAAATCATAAATTAAAGCATAAGGTCCTGCACCCGGTTGGTAGGCTAATAAACCATTGGCTAAGTTTGCATAAGGATTAGTTGGGCTTGGAGTTTCTTGATTCACTCCGGGAATATAACAATTTCCTGCATTACCAAGACCAACTCCTGCTAAAGCGAGGGCTGCTTTCTCTTCAGGAGGGACGGTGAAATCCTTATTATTGGATTCTACTAAATCATCATCTATGACATAAGTTGGCGCACCTCCAAGTGCTATCAACGCTGCCGCATTCTGGAAATCTGATTTACCTGTTGAGCGTTCTTCGTATTCTAAATCTAATGTTTGATTTTGAAAAACCGAACCTGTCCAAATTGGTGTTCCTCCTGCGGTTGAAGGCATCTCTAAACCTGTTTCAGTCACAAACGAACCTCCTGCATACGCCAAAGGAGCCAAACAATAACTTCTGGTTGCAGCCTCAAATCCATTACCATAAATAATATCTGGTGAATTGGCTGAATAAACAACACATTGTTTAACACCACCTATAACTGCATAATTTATACCAACTAAAAATGTATTCAAATAAGTCTCTACTGTATTATCTGGTAATGCTTGAGTTATGGTGTTAGCAAAGGCTCCACTCGTAAGGTCAATAGTAACATCAGTAGGCATGATGAAATTAGCAGTAGTCCCACTACGAGAGGCTACACCAACTTTGATATTACAAGGTCTTCCATCGGGATGTCCACTGGTAGAACCATATTTTGCATAAGTATAGGAGGGCAAGTCTCCCGTCCAAACCGATTTCCAACCTGCAAAGAATGGTTGAAAGTTTTGTAAAACTCCTCCTGCGAACTCGGCTACTTGTCCACACAGTAGTCCAATACCAGTTCCTTTGGGATTATTTAGATTAACTGTGTCAGCAGACCATTTCAAATCATAAACTTTAGTAATGATGTGTCCATCTCCTCCACTGTATAGTAAAGCATTGGCTTGGTCGGCATCTGCAACATCACCGGGGAAAACCCAACGAGTTGTATTAGATTCCATATTGATAATTCCATCATCCAACGGAACAAATTGAGTAAGATTTGGCACACCCACTCCACCATTATTGTAAAAACTTTCTTTTTTCCAACCCCATGCTTCTGCCCAAATAAGAGCCATGGGTGAACCTTGCATCTGTGGGTCTAAAAGGTTTCCTTGTTCATAACTTGCGGGGTTATAATCAATGTTAAAAATGTTTCCAAAACCTACATAAGAAATGCCAGTGGGTGTGCTATTACCTGTATAAGTTCTTTGAGTTCCTACTACGCCAATACCAATTTTAGGTGTTCGGCGTGAATCCATAACTGCATAATCTTTGTTAGCAAAAGAAGTTCCTACTACTTCTGACCCATATAATGAGCCTAATCCTGTGGCGATATTTACACCATAAACACCGGGTTCACTATCGGCGGCAATCTTGACCGCATCACCCACAACGCCCGGTGGTAATTGATAAGGCAACCTCATGGGAATCATATAAACCGAGCGAAATGGAACCTCAAACGGTCCTTCGGCAAATGGGGCATTAGGAGGAAATGGAACTCCTGCATCTGGGTCATACCGTCCTCCCTTTACAGCATTGTAGGCTCTCGCAACACAAATGAAACCATCCCATGCAATTCCTCCAGTATTGGCAGCATATAAGTCCATGAAATAGGCTCGGTAAGACCCATACCAAATGTAATAATCATTCACATAAGTTTGTCCACGAATAATCCAATCAGTCACAAGATTACCTCCGGGGTCAAATTGTTCTATACCTTGCATGGATTCTGTGAGTGCGCCTTGGAACTCAGCAGTGCCATCAAAATTAGCAAAGGACTCAAACCAATTTTTGGTATTACTTTGCCATGGCAAAGCAACGGTGTTAATATCGTAGACTAATCCCATAATAAAAACCTCATGGTGGAACTTCAGTAATTGTAAATGTTGAAATCGGCAACTGTGGAAACTCCTCCGTAAGTGGAACTAAAGCGTTGCCTAAGAAATAAGTAATGTCCCAATCCGTTCCGGGCGGGATTTGAATTGGAATCCAGTTTTTCAAAACTGGTGAAGCAGAAGATGAGATAGGATAGGGTGCGGCTGTGCCAGTTAGTCCTTGTGAATCTCTACCATCTAAAGTTTGATAATAGGCTGTTGTGCCGATACGGATATTGACGAAACCACCGGGTTTCCAATCACGACCTTTGTTAAATAAACCGCCCCAATTACCCGGTGTAGAACCAACATATTGTAGAACGATATACTCATCATCACCTGTGCGATTACGATTTACCTGTGTAGCATCACCAATTCCTGAATAAAAAACTGATTGTGGGCGAACTTCAAGTTGTTTAACCTTGGCAGGTAAGTTTCCAAGGTCTGCCACAGCCCATTCCCAGCCTTGCCGACGAATTGACACCTAAATACCCCCTAATCCATAGGCTTTTCGCAATTGTTTGCGTAAATCTTCTAATTGTTGTTCAGCATTACGCTTCAAATTAGTTTTATTCAAACCAGAGGTATGTTGCGTTTGAATTGCTCTATCCACAGAGGGAGGGGTGTCGGGGAGGGAGGTATCTTTAATCTGTTGAGTCCAATCTGGTGATTGCTTCTGAATAGGAACTACTGGAATATCGGGAACTTTAGCATAACGGTGTGGGTCTGAACGACGCTTACGAGAATGTAGTGTGCTACGCTCTCCCATAGTCTTACGACGCAACTCTTCTTTCTTGGCTTCTGCCTTGAGCAAAGCGTCCCAGTCCATGAATAATCATGGTAAGTTCAACTACTTAAGTCTTCACACATTCTTGGAAGCACGAGCCGATTGTGGAACACGCTTTCCATCACCCATCTGGCGGTAGCCAGCAGGCTTGTAGGACTTTGCCATCTTACGCTTGTCCTGTGCGATTGAACCTCGCTTACCTGCTACTGATACATTGGAGATAAATCTTCCCTTAGTATCACGAGCGACATATCGGCTGTTGCCTTTGATATGGTCAAAGCGTTGGCGTTTGCCATACTTGGATTCTGCGGAACCATACCAAACTGGAACTCCTTGTCCTGAATCCAGAGCAGAGTTTGTTCCGTAGGAATCTGGGATAACTGGAAGTCCTGCTTCGGTATCTGCACCGAACATATTCTTCATGGCTCTCTCAAGTTGTCCGACTGGCTTTGCATCACCCATCTGACGGTAGCCAGAAGGCTTGTAAGTCTTAGCACCTTGTCGGCGGTCGTTAGCAACAGCACCACGCTTTCCAGCGATATTGACTGAAGTTACGATTGAACCGTCCTTGCGACGAGTAAAGTAGCGAGCGTTGCCCCAACGGTCTGTGTATCGGTCACGCTTGCCGTATTTTCGGCCTTCTGCGCTTCCATACCATTGTGGAACTCCACGACCAGAGCCATCAGGCATACCAGCAGCAGAGGAAGTGTCTCCATAGGAGTTAGGAACTACTACATCGCCAGCATCCATACCTTCAGGTAGCCAAGGGTAGTATTCAGAGTTCATTACTGCGGAAACTTCTTCTTTTACATCAGCAACTCTTTGCTTAACTGCGTCTGTTCGTAGTTTGCCAAACAGGAATAATCCTGCGCCAATTCCAGTGAGTCCGAGTGTTAGGTAAGCGGCTGGTCCATAGCAACCAAGTCCTGCCAAATCTTTCATAGCCTTGTAGCCGACAAGACCACCACCAATGAGTAGTCCTGCGCCTGCGATTGTTCTTGCGTCCATGATAAGGACTTTGGCGGTTCTGATACTTAAAGATTTGCTAAGTTTAATTTAATGGATGTTCTATGTTCTTATCGCCCAATGTCCATCGGAGTGTTTTGATAACACCTTCTAAGGCTTTTTTATTACGAGCGCAATCTTTCATAGTTCTACGGTCGCCTTTGACTTGAGCCTCGTAAAAACGATTAACCCATTTGTTCATCATGCGCTCGGCAGCATCTAACATATTTTCAATTTCGTCCCAATTACGGTCATAAGTAAAATGGTTCGTATCTTGATGGTCGCTCATTTCAGCCATAGTTTTCAACCCTCGTTTGTTGAAGCACCTTAATAAAGATTTACATTAAGGGACTACTAATACCTGCATATTCAAGTGTCCACCGAAGGGTTTTGATAACTCCTTCTAATGCTTTATGATTGCGAACACAAATCCTCATTTGTTCCTTGTTGCCTTGCGCTTTGGCTTGGTCATAGGCATAACGCCATGTTTCCTGCAAATCTACTGCTTCTCTAAGCATTCCATAGACATCTTCACGACTACGCATGAAGTTTAATGGTATTCTTTGATACTTAAAGATTGTCTTTACGCTCACACTTGCTCAAAGCCGAAGCCATGAACACCAATGTTTCTTTATTGATATTAGAAAAATTAACTTCTGAACGCTGAACTTTTTGGTTTCGCTTATTCCATGAATCAGCACTTCTTTTGTTTAAGGTAGAAAGTCTACGCTTGACAAATGTTTCTAACTCATTTCGGCTACAAAGGACACGCATTTGAACGGGTGTAAGTTTGGCGGGGTTCATAATTAGTGTAGGTGGTTTCACCTATTTAACACTACTCTTTAACGAGTTCAAGAGAAGATTTCGTAATGAAATCTCGTCCGTCATAACAAGTTAAATTATAGACTTCAAACGCCGTTTTCAAACTCGTCCAGAATACCGTCGCCATCATCGTCAAGGTCTAAGTAATCACTAACGCCATCGTTGTCATGGTCAAATTGACCTGTCATATCGTTGCCATCATTGTTCTCAAACCAGTCTGATAGACCATCGTTATCATCATCAAGGTCTGTTGCATCCCAAATGTTGTCGTTATCATGGTCGTAGCGATAGGAAGACCAAGCACCGCCGATTTCATCAACATCAAGAATGTTGTCGTTATCGTCGTCTGTGTCTACACCATCGTCCATACCATCATTGTCGTGGTCTCGGCTGGCATCTGACCCGTTTTCATACAGGTCATTCCAGTTGTCAATTCCGTCATTATCAATGTCAAAGTCAAAACGGTCTTCTATACCGTCATTGTCGTGGTCATAAATATCTGTGTTGTCGTTGCCATCATTGACTTCTTCATTATCGTTGATTCCATCTCCGTCATCATCATTATCTTCAGCATCATCAATGCCGTCGTTATCATGGTCTTGAGGTGAATCATCCATAGTATCTGGGATTCCATCGTTATCATCATCATTGTCTAAGTCATCAGGAATACCGTCGCCATCATTGTCGTTATCTCCATTTTGGTCTTGATTATCCAACTGTTGGCCTTGTTGCTGGTCATTTTGCTGACCTTGCTGGCCTTGCTGACCATTCTGGGTTTGACCTTGCTGTTGTTGGTTAGCACCATTTTGGTTTTGGCCGTTCTGTTCTTCTGCTTGTTGTTCAGATTGCTGACCGCCTTGCTGACCTCCTTGTTGTTGCTGGCCTTGCCCGTTATCTTGTTGCTGACCTTGTTGCCCTTGTTGGCCTTGCTGACCTTGGTTACCTTGTTGTCCAGATTGTTGGCCTTGTTGTCCAGCCTGTCCTTGTTGTCCTTGGTTTCCTTGCTGGCCTTGTTGTCCTTGTTGTCCTTGTCCTTGACTTTGACCTTGACCTTGTTGTTGGCCTTGTCCTTGACCCTGACCTTGGCCTTGGCCCTGTCCCTGTCCTTGACCTTGACCTTGGCCTTGCCCTTGTCCTTGGCCCTGCCCTTGTCCTTGTCCTTGACCTTGGCCCTGTCCTTGACCCTGACCCTGACCTTGACCCTGACCTTGGCCTTGGCCTTGCCCCTGTCCTTGTCCTTGTCCCTGTCCTTGACCCTGACCTTGGCCTTCGCCTTGTCCATTGTCTTCAGACTCGCCACCGCCTTCTGTGCCTCCATTACCAGAACCCGCTTGGGACTCTTGATAATCTGGGTCGTATGCGTCTGGGATTCCATCTCCATCGGAGTCGGAGTATTCTCCATCGTTAGGGTCGTTAGGGAAGGCATCTGTGTTATCAGGTTTGCCATCGCCGTCAGTATCGGCATTGTTTGGGTTAGTTCCCTGTGCATATTCTTGAGAGTTGGTTAGACCATCTCCATCTGGGTCGCCGTTAGCATCGCCACCGTTAGTTGGATTTAGGCCGTTAGCAACTTCCCAACCATCTGGGAGTCCATCACCGTCTGAATCTGGGTTGTTCATATTAGTTCCAGCGTCTTGTTCTTCTTTGTTAGTCAAACCGTCGCCATCCCAATCTGCGCCACCGTCTGATGGGTCAAGAGGGTCGGAACCTTCACCAGTAACTACACCTGCACTCATAGCAAGCATAATTGCTGTTAAAATCGTTAAAAATGTCTTCTTTAGTTTATTTTCTTTGTTCATTAAAATTACCTTTTATTTGTCGTTCATAGGAAACCCACTGTTTCCTCTACTAAACAATAGGTCTTATCAACTACTTAAAGTTTGGGGCGTGATGCTCATTCAGTAAAATAATTGGTGGTATCTTCATCAGACTCTTCTTCATCGTCTGACTCTTCCACAAAAACTTCTTCTACATTGATGTTGAATCGGCGGGTTTCGCCTGCAATCTCCTTCTCTACAACTAAATTAAGTTCAAACTTGTTATCATCAATTGCTAACTTTTCTTCTACAATGTGGCTGGTTTCTAATTGATTGTTCAAAAGGGCTTCAACCAGTTCTTTGATTTCTTTAAGTGTTTTTGCCAAACGGCCAATTCCACCTTGCTTTTGATTACGAGGAATATAATGATTACTATAATGGCTGGTATTATATCCTGAATATGGATTCGTAGAATTGTTCATCATGTCTCGGAAAAAGTCTTCCCAAAAATTAGTCATAGTAATACTATATGTAATGACCAATATAAACTTATCTATGTTCCCATGGTGCAGTAAAGGTATTATTGTTTTGACAAGTCAAGTGAACTGGTGATGAACCATGTAATCTAATGGAGGATTCTCCGGGCATTATAGGTTGATTACAATGCAAACAATGATAAATCATAGTTAATCTACTCCGAAATAAGAATATGTTTCATCTAATGCTTTGTTTCGTAGGTATTTGCGAACTGCTTCTATTGTATTTGGGTGCATAATAATTCCTCATAGTATTTCATCAAAAGAGTCATCTAATGGTGAACGAAACTCTTGAGTTTCTGCACCAGCCATCCATCGTTGTGATTTTCCAGATTTCTTGACTTCCCACATTTTACCATCGTTGCCTCGCATCCGAGTTCCAATCTTTCGCTTGGTGGCTGAAATTGTAGGTGCTTTGCGGCCAGTCTTGGCTTTAGCCTTAGCCTTAGATTTCTTAGCAGAGGCTTTTGCCCGTGGCTTGGGCTTGGGTTTCTTTGCCGCAGGTTTAGCAGCCTTTTTGATAGCATTAGCCTTCTTTTTATATGCGGCTTTTTGTTCTTTTGATGGTGTCCAATAATCCACCACTTCTCCCGTGTCGGCATCTATAATTTCTGTTTCCCATGTTACTATATTGCCATAATGTTCACCGTTGATGGTAAAATCTGCATATCCACGATTCATACCGGGCATAGGTCCGAGATTCCACATCTGATTTGCTAATGCTTTGGCGGAACGAATTGTGTTCATAGCATACTTTTTACCAGTATAAACACATTTATCAGCAGTAAAACCCTCACCAAAATGAAGATAGTATTTAGGTTTCTTAGCCTTTGACTTTGGCTTGACCGTAACTTTGCCCTCAATAAAAGGCAACAAGGCTTTCAATTGTTTTTTAATTGTTTTGGGTCCTTCAAAATAAGCCATTGTGGTTTCCCAAGTATCATAATCTTCTCGTGGATAGTTGATAAGGTGGTAAAATCCGTCAGGAATCATTTCTCTAAGGACTGTATCTCCATCATCACAACCAATGATGTTCATAATCTTGGATTGAGATTTAGCAATCTTGAGATAGGTGTTTGTGTCTTCAATATCATAATCATACTGTTCAAAGTATTCAGATTCACCGCCTCTCCGTTTGTCGTCATCCTTTTTCTCTTGGATATAGCCTTCCTTCAATTTAGTTAGTGCTTTTATCCAGTAGGGTTGAGCCAAAGCAATAAACTTCTTCTTGGCTTGAGTTTTGGTCATGGTTTTGGGTGCTTCAAAAGTTTCTGCACCGTAAGTCTTACATGGGTCTTGACCACAGCCACAGTTCTTTTTTCCTTCCGCCATAAACTTAGGACCTATGCCATCCTCGTCATAGAATCCTTCGGCTTCCATCATGGATTCTTCTACAACCGCCTCAACATCTTCGTCTTCGTCCTCGTCTTCGTCATAATCTACATAAATGTTTTCCATTGGTGGGATGTAATAATCCATGCGAACATCTGCTTCTTCAAACTCTATGCGTTCATTAGAATCTGGATTGTAAAGTGAACCATCAGCCTTACTGCCATAAGTAGAATCATAAATACTAACTTCTTCAATTACCCAATCACTTGTTTCACTACGAAATGCTATTCTTTGAATTGCTTCTTCTGGGCTAATGCCTTGGTCTTGCTTCAACTTACGAGGTTTGTGTGGTTTGCCAGACATGGTAATTACTTTACCTGACTTTTTAGTAGATTCTGCGTCCCACTCATCTACATAAAACTCTTCATAATCTGCAAAAGGAATATGCTTTTCCATTTGAGTTTCGGGTGAATCTTCATGCAAACTTTCAATAATAATCATTGAATTAGGGAGTTGAGATAGTTCACGAATTGCTTGATTTAACAACGGCCCAACTCCATTATGGTGAGGAGTTTCTCTGTAAAAGATGGCATCCTCGCCATCATATCCAGTAATCAAAAAGACAGGCATTATTATCACTTAGTTTGCTCTGATACTTAAAGATTAGTCTCTGGTTCTAAATCTTCATCAAGGGAATAACCTCTGGGAAGGTCTTCTGTTTCTTCAAACAATGTCTGCAAAGTTTTCTTAGTAGATTTGAGGTTCTTTTGTAAGCAAACATCACAAGTAATCTTAAGAGAATGATGTAAAGTTTCCAAATTGTCCCAAGAATAATCATAAATAGATTTGTAATAGTTATTATTCCACTTTTGCACAGGTGTTTTATTGGTGGTTTTAACTTGTAATACTTCTGGCTCTTGAATGCCACAAAGTTCACATTTGTTTCCTAACTTATGAATTAACCAAAGTTTTTTCTTTTGGCGTAGTTGTGATTTAGAATCAGTGGCTTTGCCAACCAGATTCTTCGCATCTTTGTAAGTTTCATAATATCTTTTATTGTAAGCATCTTGATAGGCTTTTTTCTTAGCAGGGTCGGAATAAGGCATATACTATCCTTGACTGTTCTGATACTTAAAACTTGTCTTCAAGTCCCGGGCGCAGGAATTAGCCGCCATTCATACCAATAGTTGCCTTCCCATGGGTCTCGGCACATCACTAATTTGAAATCATAATTTCCTTCACAGGCGGCACAATCAAGGAGGGGTGCGGGGAGGATTTGTAAATCTACACCTCGTAAGCGTCCTTTGATAAATCCACGCTCACAAGGGCATGGTTCCACATCACATCACCACTGCACCAGTTGTAAGCAAGGCTAACAAACCGGGAACTGCGGCTACCCAAACTTGCCACCAACGATTAGTGGTTTCTTTGAGGGTGTTAATCTTTTCTTCTAAAACTTCTAACCGAGTCATTAGTGGTGGACGACCGTTGCCATCACGAACCACTTTGTTCATGTAGCCAACATCTTTTTCTAAAGTATCCATTTGTTCTGTGAGTCTGGCTAAGACTTCTTTCATCTCTCCTGTATCGGTAATGAAAGCGTTGATTAACAACATCAAATCCTTAGTAAAGGATTCTAAATCTTTGTCCATGTAATAACATAAACACTATTGATACTTAAAACTTACTGGGTTAAGTGTGCAATCAAGGCTTGTGCCTTAGATTGTAAATGAGTTAATTTTTCAGAAGTATGATTCATTAAAAAGTTAATGTGTGAGGTGCGTTGATGGGCGGAGTTCAGTAAGATTTCCAAATGTTGCATTTATTCACTTCCTATTAACCAGATACAAAATTGTTCCGAGGGCTGCAACACCTGTGAGGATGCTGCCGAGGGATACTGAACCGAACATATCTTTCTTAAGATTACGACGAGTTTGTGAAAAGTTTCGGCGGTTAGATTTATTACCAGAAAAGCGGTCAAGATTGATTCCACGATAGTAGCCTTTGGTGTCGGCATTACGATTGAGGCGAGCAACTCTGCCTTCTCTAATTGCTTTGAGCATTACTTTTGGATTGACCGTTTTCCCACCCAAAAAGAATGCCATTGAAGGGACTGTGCCATCTTCGTAAAGACTTGACTTTATATGATAAGGTTTCGCAGGTTGTGGATTTTTCTCATCAAACTCTATAATCATTAAGAGATAATCTTCATCACTCATTTGTTCGGCTGAAAAGGCTTCAGCCCATTCTGCATAATCATCGTCATCAATAACTGCCCAACCATAGGTTTGATATTCTGCATACAAATCTTGAAGGTTGTCAAAATCGTCCCCGTCAATAATCAATTCTACTAAGCCATCATCGTCTTCTTCAAGAACAGAATAACTCATATCTTCAAAACCAACACCTACGGCTGCAATTAACCAAGGTTCAAACTCTGACTCTACTGCTACGAATCCTACCGAGTCATCATCAAACTCTATGGGATAAAACTCAAGCACCATAAATAGTCTAATGCAGAACTGATACTTAAAGATTGGCAAGGCTTAGGCTTATTGGAATAGATGGTGGAGCCAGACACCAAGAGAGGTGAGGGAAGAACCGTTGGTGAGGAAGGCGAGAACGGTTAGTGTTTGATGTTGGCTCCAATTAGTATTAGTATGCTTCAACTACTTATAGTTGAGCATTAACTTCTTCATTATCTACGGGGTTAAAATCAATTTCGCAAACATCATTATCGCAGAAACGCTCTACGACGATTTCTTCACCCTTGATACGACCAAAAGAAAGTTTTCCAAGTTGTGCTTTCATTTCATGGTAAGTAGATTCATCAATAGATTCATAAGGCATTTGTGGATATGCACCCAAGTCTAATCGGGGCAAGAAAGAAATACCTTTGAGTTGATATTGGAATTGGTCAAGAGCCGCCGCAATTTGAGAGCCTTCTGATTCTGGGTCAAAAGTTACGGTGCAAGATACTTGATTATCTGCCCAATAGCGTTGTGCCAAAGATGCCATACCAAGTTGTTCCCACATAGAAACATTATCAAGAGTTTTAACACCTTCTCCTACATCAACAGGGATTTCAACTACCAAAGTAGTTTCTTCTGAACCAAAAGCAGGTTCAAGTTTGTATCCTGCTTTCTCAAGGGCTGGAACGAGATTTGAACCTACGCCCAATCTCATACGACGAATGTAGTATCTGGATTCGGGGAAGTGAATACCCGGTGTAGCACCTGCCAAAAGAGAAACTGTTCCTGATGGTTTGATAGAAGTAGTTTTGATAGAACGAGGAATAGCCATCCAATCAGAATAGTTTTCATCAAGTTTTTGAATGTGGGCATAGCCTTTATCCATCCATGCTTGTAGTTCTCCTAATCCTTTGTTAGCAACAAATTGGGCAATACCTGACATGGAACAACCAATTCTACGATTTCTAAGCATAACTCGGTTGGTTTCAGGCCAATGGGTTTGCCCCAAAGTTACGGTCTTAGCATAAAGATAAGCATATTTCAAAGTTTCCAAATAATCTTCTACTGAATCGTGGTTGTTAGGGAAAGTTTCTACCAAACAACAAAGTTCATAGGATTCTAAAGTTTGTTCCAAACAAGGATTACCACCTGTGGCTCGGCGGTCTTTCCAATTTGGGGCATCTGCCATTCGGCCATAGGCTTTCATATTGTGAAGCCATGCAAAACCGGGTTCACCATTGTAGCGAACACGCTCGGCAGCAGGTTCATAATTCATTCCAACCTCTGCGAAAATAGAGTTGTTAGAAGTCCAACCATATTCGGCTCGGTGGGGATTGACCTCATAATTCTTAAGGTCAAGGTATTCTTCTGAATCTGGCTCTCCAAAGACAATTTCTGCTGTGCGTCGCACATTTCCAGCAACTACGCACTTGCCAATTAGATTCATAATGTCTACAATAGCAGTGAGTGAAATTGGTTTGCCAATTTCGTGAAGAAGAATAGAACGAACTGTTTGGTGCAGTTCAATCAAGGGTTCTGGTCCTGATGATTCACCACCGAATCCACGAATAGGAACTCCCATTGGACGGATTGCTGAATAGTCAAACTCAATTTCTCCTGTGCCTTGAGCATAGGAATCTAACAATAGTCGGAGGGACTCTACCCAGCCTTCACGAGTGTCAGGGATTTCATATAGTTCACTACGGCGTTGTTCGTTTGGACCTTTGAGAATTAAAGTGCCAGCACCTTTGGTATCAAAACCTACTCCAACACCCAGCATAGAAGCATCCATCAAGAAACAAAAAGGCGAGGAGAACTCACCTTTGAAGTTTTCAGTAGATACGAAAGCACAGTTGTTCAGGGCTGCGAAAAGTTTCTTTTCTTCAGTGATTGGTGTTCCCATAGCCCATAGTCCACGACCCGGTGGAAGGAACTTCATGTTAAAGATACGGTCATACATTTGTTGTGCCGAGTGTTGGGCTTTCCAAGCATTCCAACCCAAACCATGTGCATCAATGTGTCGCTTTTGCATATTGAATGTGCCTTCTACAACTCGTTGAACTGTTTCCCACCATTGTTCGTTTTTACCATCTGGCTTCATACGAGAATAGGTTCTATGATAAACTAACTCTCCTAATCCGTTGAATCCAAAAGGTGCTTTTTTCCTCTTGTATTTAGTTACGAAATTATCTGAAAGTGTAAATCTATTTGTATCTGTGTTTGTATTTGTCATAATGATTCCTCCAACAATTTATTGCATGATTAACTCTACTACTTAATGCTTTGCTGCGGTCTATTTTTGGTCTTGTGCGAGGCTACGCACAATCACGAAATCCTCTGAAAGATTGTAGGTCCTCGGTTTGCACCGATAGTTACAAAATCAGGGTCTTTCTTCATTTTTGCCGACAAACTTCGCTTGGTTGGGATTTCTCTACGACGAGATTCAATCAATCTCGTGACCATGTTTTCTGCCGTTACTTTCTCGCCTACTGAAACCATGCGTTTAGCGGCTTCATAATTGGTTGGTTTTGTTCGTGTCATTCTCATCACCTTCGGTTCGCTACAATACTAATTATCCTAACACCGTCATAAGGTTGCCAATCAAAACGCATAGGTATCTCTTGGCCTCCTTGTATCAAAATAGGTTGCGAGCGAATAGTAGCGGCGACAGATGATAACACTTCATCAGTCGTAAAGGTAGTTACTGATACATCACTAAAAGTAGCAGTTCTATCTTCGGAAGTTAAATCAGGTTTCCATTCAATCGGTTCTTCATCATTTTTAGATAACCAAACAATCTCAAGGTCGGTATTTTTTCGGACTATACTATCAAAGGCAACTGTCTTGCCTAATGTTTTCAAGTAATCTCTAACCTCTTTGGAACTGGTATTCAAAGTGTAAGTGTAATCAAAATCAGGAACTCCTGTTAATTTGTTCATGTATTCTAAACGAAGTAATTTGATGACACGGCGAATGCCATTAGCCACTAAACAAAACTTACCATCTTCATAAGTAATCAAAAGTTCATCTTTAGTAGTCAAAGTTTTGGTAATATCTTTGATACGGTCAATAACTACTCCGAGTTCAATATCTCCTTCGCAATCATACGAGGCAAAAGCGGCGGGTTGAAGCCACGCATCAACCATTTTGAAACGGTTAGCGCACACTATATTTACTTTGAGTCCAGCAGGTGAAAAACGAAACACTGCTTCTTCAGCAATTTTCTCTAAAGTAGAAATTAAGTTTTTAATGACTGGCACTGATAGACGGGCTTCTAATTTCATTCACTCGCCTCCAATTTAGTAATGGTTTCAGATTTAGATTCTCCCCATTCTGTGTTGAGGAAATCAACAATGGCTTGATAGGCTTTGGTATGAGAACCAATTACGGGGTCAGATTCAAAACGATTCACAAAATCTACTAATGAAGCATATTCATCATAGATTTTCTTACCCATTGTGCGTCCAACTTTAGGCATTTGTTCTAACATAGCATGATGTTTGTTGCGAGAAGAAGTGACTACTGTGACTGGTCTAACTAATGAACCAAACTCTTTAGACTTGACTCGGTGAACTACCGAGTTGAGATAACGGAAAGTTTCATCAATAGATTCTGTGTAGACTACGGGAACAGATTCTACTGAAAGACGGTTAAGGTGTTGTTGAAGTGAACGAATACGGTCAGCATTGACTCCATAAATATCTCTGGTTGAACCTTCTACCAGTAAAACTGGCCGAACATTAGAATCAACGGCTGCCTCAATTAAACGAGAGATTTGATTTTGAAGTCGCTTAGAATTAAAACTTCCATAAGCGTCTGACCATGTTTTACGCTCAACTACTACTGCAATTGGTTGTTCTTCAAAGCCTTGACCCTCTACTCTAAAATCTCCCACTGCTAAGGGTTCTACTTCTGCATTTAGTATCATCTCGGCCATAGCCTTAATCCGACCATGCTCGTGAGCATCTACAATAACTCTCGCCATAGTTAGAATAAGTGTTAGCACCTATTTGAAGTTAAGGCAAGTTTCGGGCAGTAAGATAAAACTCATCGGGGTCTGCATCACGAAGTTTAATAACTTTTTGTGAACCTTGCTCATCGTAATAGAAAACTCTGGAAACTCCTGCTTCTTGCATGGCATCATAACAATGACGACAGGGTTTGGAATGACGATTGTGGCCGTCTGCACCAAATCGGAACACATACATATCCGCACCTTCGGCTCGGTTTTTCTGTCGTTGAACTTGTCGCAAAGCATCTCGCTCGGCATGAAGTGATGCACCACGATAACCCACGGTATTATTGCCAAGGGCTATGATACGACCTCCACGAACCAAAATGGCTGACATTCCAATATAACAATCGGACTTCGCAGCAGCCCGCCTTGCCAAGCGTGTGTATTTCATGGCGGGTCAATTTACCTAAGCAACAATACTGTTATTAAGTTTAAGACTTACGCAAGATAACACAATAACCACAATTGCATTCATAAAAATGTCCATTTCGGTCTTCTCTTAGAACCAAAGAATATCGGTTGTAAGGCGACGAACAGGCAGGGCAATCAATTTTCTTCGCTGGTGGGTTCATGGTTATCAACTTCTGGTTTCTCAAACAAAACTTCGCCCTCTCCGCCGTTGGCATCTGGGTCAAACCAAACTTCTTCGCCACAGGCTTTGCGGTCTAAATAATCTGCATAAGTTTCCGAAACTTCTGCTTCATGGTCGCCATTATGTAAAATAACTCTCCATGAGTCTCGGTGTTGTTGCCCCATCTGAAGCATTTGGGTTAAAATATGATACGGCATTCGTAGTCCTTCACCTTGCGGTCCTACTAAATCAATACAATTTTGTAAATCTTCTTCTGAAATCTCAAAACTCTTCATAATATCACCTAATACGGACGACCTACTTAAAAGATTTCAAGGAATCAAAGATTCTGTGATGGCTTCCATAACTGATTCAAAAGAAACTTCTGCGTCTTGTAATTGAATTGCTGCTAAGACCGAGTTTCCGGGTGTGTCTTCTTCGTATTTTAACTGCAAATTACCTGATGAATCATAACTCCATGAAAAATCTTCAAGTGTAGCACCCAGTTCGGAAAGATATTTGGTAAAATAATCATAAAAAAGGACTACTAATTCAGATTTAGCCTCATCTACATTAGCATAACAGGTTTTGTAAGGATGAACCATGCTGGCTCGGCCATTAGGGGCTATATTGCGGGCGGCAAAAATACTAAGTAATTGGGTGTCTTCTGGTGAAGAAATCACTCTGGGTTGAGACAACCAATTTAATAATCCTAAACGGGCTTCGTCTTCGGTAGGCTCTGGGTCATCTCGGATGGGAACAAGAATCCTACGACGCATAAATATAACATTGGTTGAGCCGATACTTAAAGTTTTGGCTAAGGGCAATACTGAAAGCCAAAGAGATTAAATAGTCGTGCAAACTAAGTAGGATTATGGCGAAACGCCACCGAAAAAACCAATCAAAAAGAACTAAAACAAAAGCAGGATATTGGGTGCAAAGTTATTCCGAAGCCAAAATTGATAATTGGTTCTTTAAGCAAAAGTTAAATTATGTTTATGAACCTGTTTTTTGGTTGGGTGAAAAACGCATCGTGCCTGATTGGGTTATCTTACCCACTCCTGAACTTGGTATTGATAAAAGCATCATTATTGAATACTGGGGGTTGGATTACTCCCCCAGCCAAATGAAACAGGTTTCTGGCTGGGTAAAAGATGCTGCCCCAAAATATCAGAAACGAAAGAACATGAAAGAAGATGCTTATTTAGAAATGGAAGATTACTACTATATCGGACTTTCGCCTGACGATTGTAATGATTTAGAATACTGGTTGCCCACTTTGCTTAATCAAGCGTTAGGGTTTCCGACATTTCAAATGGAAGGCGAATCAAATGACGATTGCTTAGAATTAGAGAATGATAATTCCGTTCCTCAAAATCAGAAGGGTCAATCAAAGATTGAATGGAAGCGTATTCATCGTAAGTCAGATACTTACGCTTCATAGTTTCTAATGATTTCCAAAAATAACCATAGTCCTTTTCTACACGATAATTGCTTAAGCCATTATCTTCACGATACTCTTTAAGCGTATCGCAAACAGATTGTGAATCCATAACTTCATAACGAATAAACTCATGTTCGGGCATAGCATCTAATGTGCCATATTCAGTGATAAGTTTAGTTGCCTTGACTGGACCTAAACCGGGGATTCCAGAAATGTTGTCGCTGGTATCTCCATTAAGAGATTTCCAATCTACAAATTGTGCCAACTCTACTCCTGTTGATTCTTCTATTGAATCTGGACTAATTACTTCTTGAACATTAGAAATACGCAAAGTTTTACCTTCGGGAACATCCCAAGCATAGATTTGGTGTAAATCTGAATCACCAGTAAAGATAACAATATCTTCTACTTCTTCATCTTCAAATGCTTCTAAAACTTTTTCAGCAATCAAGTCATCTGCTTCTTTGTAATCATCATAAACTCCTGTCCAGCCTTTTCGGGGGTGCATGGGATTGATACTCCACTTAGCAAAATCTTCTCGCAAGTCGTGAATCTCATAAGATTCAGCATCATAAACACTGGTGTCTGTGAGGATAGCACGGTTTCCTTTGTAAGAACTTTGAACTAAGCCACGACGCTGGCGGGCTTTAATACCATCATAGCAAACTAAAACTTCGGCGTTTCCATATTTGGGTGATACACGCAATTGGCTCATTCTCAAATCAAGATACTGAAAATCATTAAAGACAGTTTTACGACAGGCTTTAACAAACATATAGGCATTAGGCTTGGCAGGTTTGACAATCCACTTGTAATGCGCTCGTCGCATTGAGCCTTTACGACTCCAATGGCGGGCGTTGCGACCCACAAACCATCCAGCATCAATCAGAACCAGTCTTTGTTTTCCCACTTTTCTTACCTCCTTTGTCTTTTTGATAGCGTTTATTAAACTCTTTGACCTTATGTAGCGGAGTTTGTGCTGTGATTGTAGTTTCACAATCAGAACAACTCCAAATACCACAAAGCAAGCCGTGGGCTTCCCACTCTTGCTTTTGCTTGACTTTCCAACCGCACAAAGGACAGTTCATAAGTTTAACTATATGCGCTCACTCATATAAAACTACCTAAGCAAAGCATAGGCTAACAATCCGCCTACACCGATTGTCGCACCTAATAAAACTAAAGGAGTCGTGCCAGTTTTTTCAGCGACTTCTACGGTGCTGGTTTGAGTGGTAATTTCCACAGGTGCGGCGGGTGTAATCTGACTCTCCGCAGGAGAGTCGGTTTGTCCCCAGCCAGTTGGAGTGGGAACAGTAAATCTTTCGTTAATGTCTAATCGTGGGTCTGCACAAGAACCTGATGCTTTAGATTTGACTCTGACTCTCCAAACACCGGGAGAATCAATTGTGAAATAAGCAAGGGCTGGCATCGGGTTTTGGGCTGAACCATAAACTTCTGTTGTTCCTGCTAAAGTGGTGTCGTGAACTGTGCGTAGCACACCTTCGTATTCATTGGTAATCTTGATAGAAATTGTATGTGCATTAGCCACTTTGTTGTGATAATCAAAACCGAGGAAATCTGTGTCTGTTTCATAACTTTCGGCACAATACCAACGCTCGTCGCAATCTGAAACATAATCCCAACCTGCATTCACAGCCTTTGATGTATTGCTAAATGGTTCACCAATTCCTTTGTAAAGAATAGTATAGCCCCATGCTTCAGCGTAATCACCGAAAGAGTCATTATCTCTTTCCCAAACTGCTTGTAATCCTGCATCAATAGTGTCTTTGTATTCTTCAGGGTCAGTGACTAAAGTTGTAATGCCTCCAATAACTGCACCCGGGTCAAGAATACCGCCTCCAGAGGTATCGTTAGCCCAAAATGCTATCACAATGTTGTTCTTAAATGGAATAATCTTGTTAGGCTTGGCTGGTGGCTCAATCCCGACCCAAACTGCGTGTTTAGAACCACAAAGTTTCTTAGGGTCTCGCTCTTTGGTTTTATCTTCTAATAATTCAATTTTATTATTGAAACCCGGTAAAGTTTCTTCAGCAATAAACTTTTGAGCCTTGGAATTAAGCAAAGGCATTTGAAAAGGATTATTCATCATTTCTTACGCCCTCCAAATAAAAGTAGCATAATGGCTGCCAAAGTAGCAGAGCCTACGATAGCAATTTGAGCAAAGGAATAATCACTCATAATTTGCTTTGCTTTTTCTTGAGTGGCTTCAGGAACACTAATTTGCTCAAAGATTTCATTACTAATTTCGTTGCCACCTCCCTCTTCTTCAGGAACAGGTTCGTTTAGAACTATGGCATAACTATGATTCCAACCTGTTGCTGGGAATAAACAACCACGGTTGTTTTCATCAATCGCACCAAATCCATTAGATGTATATTGGCTTGCCATAAGTGCAAGGTCGGCCACACCTACTACTGTGGCTGCTATTCCAAATGCTAAAGCAGCCCCTCCTGTTAGGGCGGTAGCAATAATGATTAAAACTATTTCTAATACCATAATACCTACTTCATTTAACCAAAAATCCCATGCTTTATCGGAATCTGTTCTTTCTGCGAGTCCAGAATAACCGTAGTGCATGGTTAATGTGTATTCAGAATAAGGATAATCGGCAGGTAATGGTATAACGCCTTCTGCGATACCATCTTTATCAGTGACTACGGTGGTTGAATAAACTTGTTTCAAAGCACGGTTGATGTCCAACATAGTTTCTAATTTCTTTTCAATAACTGAACTATCTCCAACCATTACTTGTTCTAACTCACTATCGTTCAAAGTTTTGATAATTTGGTCCGATAATTGACCGAGGTAGGTTGGGTCGTAATAACTTAAAACAACATTTACTCTATCTGCTGTTGGGTCATTATCACAAAGGGTCTTGGCTGTCCAATGGAGTTCATCATCATGTTTTGCATCTTGCCAAACAATAGATGTTCCACCTTCTGAACCTGAAACTTTTTTAGATGCTTGATTCTTTCCTGCACGCTTGAGGAAAACTTTTGATTCAAAGTTAGTTTTATCAGAAGTAGTTCCAGAACCATAAGTTCCGAAAACTTTGTCTCCTACTGAAGTCCAGCCTTTGAGTTCAGCCATACTTACTCCTCGGCTTGTTCTTCTTCTTCTTCTTCTTCTTCTTCCTCTGGCTGTTTCTTAGGAATTAAACGAGCGATGACAAATGCACCAAGTAGTCCCACTAAGGTTAAACTGCCTGCACCGAATAGTAAAAGTTTCTGGTCAGCACGGTCTTGACATCGCTGTTTATCTTCTTCTACTTCAATATCTTCGCAATCTTCTCCACTTAAGGCTGCAATAATGTCGCTGAAACCCTCTCCAAATGCCTCGGAAATTGGACTTAGAATCGCAAATGCAGTTAATCCAAAAGCACCTGCGAAAACACCTTTTCCTGCTAATCGGTCTACGGAATCTTTGAGTGCTAATTGTTGAGGAGTCATTTCTTTAACCGTTTTCTCTCCAACTTCACCGATTACATCTTCGCCAACTTCTCCTCCTAATTCTTTAGTAAGTTTTTGGCTGGCTAATTCTGTGGCTTCTTTAGCAACTGCGTTATCTAAAGCATTTCCTGAAACTTTAAGTGCAGGTCTTGTGCCTACTTCTCCACCTTCTTTCCAAGCCCAGAAATCTGGATTATTCTTTTTCATAGCCTGTTCATAGGCTTCTTCCATAACCTCTTGTGTGGCTTGGTCGGCTGCTTCTTGGGAAACTTCTTTACCAACTTTTTCAGCAACTTGCTTTTGAACCTTTTCGGCAACTTGTTTGCCAATCTTTTCCTGAATGGCTTTAACAATCTTCTTAATTGTTTGGCCGAGAACTGCAACTTCAAAAACTTGCGTTTCAGCATCATAAATAGCGGGGTCAATTTGGAATAGACCCGGTGATAAAGGTTCTACGACTGTCCAGCCCATAACTCTTGGTTAGTGCCACGACTACTTAAAGATTGCTCTTATTAGACAATTTGATTACAAAACCATTCGTTGGCTCCAATGGCTTCATAAATCCAATGGGTTGAGAATCCTGCAATAAATGTGCCTACATACGGCCAAGCGGGGTGATTTTTCCATGAAAAATTGGGTAGCATCAATAAACTACCGACAACTAAGAGGCTTGCACCCACTACAACTGCTTCTTTGGTAACTGTGATTGGGTCTCTCATAGGATTACTTATGCAACCCTGATACTTAAAGATTATTCAAAGAAAACCCAACGAGATAGGTCGCCAATGGTATTGCCACTATCAATTTGGTCTAAGAAAACCTGCAACTCGTCAAAGTTGTCAAACATAAAGTTGTAATCCATAATACCGAATAACCAATTGCTGGCATTGACACGACCTCCTTCAATTACCACTAAGGTTGGTTTGCGTTGATTAAGAGAAAGAATCAATTCATGGACTGTGCCGAAAGGTCGGGCATCCATATCAAGATAAACAATAACGAAATCAGAAACATCTACCATTCTTAAGTCCATGTGGACAATCTCTTTCATGCGTTGCGTAAGTTCAAAATAGCGTCCAGTGTTTTTGAGTTCAAACATCTGAACCTTTTCACCTTCTATTTCTTTGTAGCGAACATCTTTGATGGGTTTATCACAAGGGTCAAGCACTTGCACATTTCGTTCTTGTAGCCAAGCGGTCATATCTTTCCGCCATCCAACTCCGTCATCTTCTGCATAATCAATAGGACCTGCAAGATAACAACGGAGATTACCTAATCTGTTCATAGCAGGGATACTATGCAACACCGTTATTAACTTTACTCTTTCTTGAAGCCTGATACGACTAATCCAAGTCCGACTAATCCAAGAACAGTTAATCCAATGGGTGAAAATGCAATCTTAGTAATCATTTCCATGACCGTAGGCTTAGTGGGTTCAACTACTAAACCATCAATGTTTTGTGCTTCAGGTGTGATTTGAGGTTGGGTTTCTTCTTCAGTTGCCCATGTGTGAGGAATCATATAATCTTGGTAATTTTGTGCTTCGCTAATAACTGCCATAATTTCACTTCCTTAATAGTAATACTCCACCGAGAATTGCACCGCCAAGTAGAATTGGAACTAAAAGATTCGGAGATTCTTCTTCAGTTGTGGTCGTTGTAGTTGTTTGTGTGGTGATGGTCGTTCCAGTGTCGTCATCATCATCATCATCACCATCTCCGCCAGTTCCGTCAGTTCCGTCATCGTCATCATCGTCGCCATAGCAAGCAGATGAATCATCAATTACTGCATCTGGGTCATAATTGGCATCGTCTTCATCCATACATCCTGACTTTTGGCAAAGTCCGTTTGTTCCCAAAGCATATCCAGAAACACAATCACCACAGCGACCGTCAGTATCATATTCTCGGTTTGGGTCAGAACATTGGGTGCAAAGACCATCTGAACCAAGATAATATCCTGATTTACAACTTGCACATTCTCCATTACCATCGGTGTCTCTGTTCGGGTCAGTGCATGGGATATAAGAAGTTGGTGCATTCACATTTATTGTTTGCACCGCACTATTTCTTGTTTCAGTATTTGGCTTAGTCCAATCTACTTGTAATTGATAAGTGTTGTTTCCAACAGTTGCAGGGCTAACTACAAGTGATGATGATTGAGCCTGCTTTTTATTGGTAGGCATGATGTTAGTTCCATTTTCTAAAAGTTTAACTTCAGAAAAGTTTCCATCAGATAGAGTCCAAGTAATTGTAGAACTTCCTCCTTGAGTAATTGTGGTTGGTGATGTGCTAAATGTGCTAATCGTTGCGGTCGTGTATGAACAACTGTTATCGCTAACCGTTGCATTAACATTGTGATTGTCGGCTTGTGGGTCTGTGCAACCAGAAACAGGTTTCTTTTTGATACTCCAAAGATGAATCTCTACTCGGTCAATGTCTTTATCAGAAGGGTATTGGTCTCTGGTAAAGAATCCGTCAGGAGTGTAAAACTTGCACGCAGCAATACCGCCTACTTGGGGGTCTCCCATATCAATAGAAAAGTAATTGCTGGAATCATCTCCATCAAACTCTACTGTGAACTTAACATAGCCTGAAGCACTTGATGTGGTATCTACCCTTGTGTAATTGGTAATTGAAGGATATGATGCGGAAGTTGCTGCGCTCGGAATGCTTAATCCTGATTTTTTGATATTAACTACATAATCATAAGGGTATTGATTTGAACTGCCCTTGTTGGTGACATATTTGAACTGGAACTTAGCAATTGTTCCGGGGGCTGGTCTAAAATGGTAAGCATCACCAGCGTAAAGATTCATGGTATTTTCATTAGTAGGACTACCACCAGACCACTGGAAATACTTGTCGGCTTGGGCTTGTGTTAATCGGCCACTGCCATTTGTGCTTTCACCACTATTTTTACCCAACTGCTTTTTGTAAGCCCAACCATTATTGCCTGCATATCCGTTTGTGTCTTGAGGTAATCCTTGAACTATCTGCTTAAATGGAACTGTGGTGGGGACTCCGGGTATGTCTGTGATTGTAGCATTGAAAACTTTCTTTTTAGCATTGAATCTGCCAAACGAATTGCTGACGATAAATCCTGCCATACTTAAGATAAATCATCTTTGATACTTAAAGATTTGGGATACCATTTTTCATAGTAATGATAAACAGGCATAAGGTAAGCAGTAGTGATTAAACTAAATGGACCCATATTTTCCCAGTAGGACATTCCATACAAGGCACACCAAATTAAAATTAAGGGTTGTAAGGCTAACAACCCAAACCAAGGTCGGATTACACTTTTCAAAGACATGATAACCACACCTTACCACAGGCTTGTGGGTGAAGCAACCGATAAAGTCGGTCTTCTTTGGCAACGATGCCCAAGCGAACTAACTTTCGCATTTTGCTGGAAACTTTGTTCGGTGTTTGATTAAAGGCATACTCATCAAGATAACGAGCAATTGCGGGGGCTGTTAATCCCGCAGGGTGGTGTGATAACACACGACAGTAATTGAACCAAAGCCAGTTATCACGGGCTTGGGCTTCAGTAGAACACTCAAAGGAACAATAAACTTTATCGTATCTTTGTCCAAAGGTGATTTCGTGATGTGTTCCACACCATGCACATTTAACCTCTAAAGCACTCTTTCGGGTAGCAGGTAATGAAGTATTTCCTTTTTCTCCATACCATGTGCGACAATATCGGGAACAATACTTGTCGTCGTGAAGGGGTCGTTTAATAGTTGAGCCACAAGAGCAAACTTTAATCATTATTCAACGCCTCTGGGTTCATCATAAACAATGTGTTTTTCAGTATCTTCATTCCAAAACTCGGAATAAAGTCCAGATACTTTTTGAGATGAAAACATTGTCAAGGATTTACAAGGACATTTAGCCAATCCCTTTTTGGGACGATAAACCCATTCTGCACACTTAAAACATCTAAGTGCCACAGTCATATTCTACATATCATGTAGGAGTGATATAAAACTATGCTTGATTTTCTTTTAACCATTTCAAGCGTCGGTTGAGAATTGGAAGTTTAGTAATACCAATGCGGCGGAGATGTTCAAAGGCGCAAGCCTGTGAACTAAGCCAGCATGGGTTGGGTTGATTCCAATTAAGATTTTGCATCAAATTATCAAACTCGGTGTATTGGATTAGGGTTAAACTCATGGCACTTTCCTCCTCGTCTATGACTCGGAATAAGGGTAATCTATGTTGCTACTACTTAAAGGTTGTCTCTCGGTAGGCCGTTTTTAGGACTCAAAAGAGATAACTCGGCTACTTCGGGACTGTAAATTATACACTGAAAGCAAAGATTTCTTGGGCTGATAACCCAGCATTTGCATGAAATCTGTTTCGCCTTGGAAAGTAGATGATACTACTAAGGGTGTGCCACGATACCACTCAACTTGATGAGCATGGGTATGACCTGTAACGAATAAATCTGGTGCATCACGAATAATCATTTGGTCTTCTACTTCGGGACTTAGAGCGTTGCGTTCACCCCACATTGGAGCCAAATGTCGTTTCTTCATCATTTCTTTCATGGCTTCGGCTGGGGCTTCATAAGTCACATGAGCCATTCTTGGAACCATGTCGTCAATGCCTTTGCCGTGATAACTTAGTATTTCAAATGGGTCTGATTCTTGACCATGATTTAGATAGATGCGAGCAGGATTGCCTGTGTGAACTGTGGAATTAAACCTTTGTTGAATTAGTGGTTCAAGCATAGGTTGGGGTTCAGCAGGTCGGACAGCATCGTGATTTCCCGGAAGGATTACTGGTGTGATGTGGTCTGGCAATTCATCTAATTTGCGAGCGCAATACTCGTATTGGTCATAAACATCATTCATAGACAAGTTTCTATCGTGTCCGGGATAAACGCCTACTCCATCTACTACATCTCCTGATAAAACAAAGTATTTGATATTCTGGGCTGTTTCATCAGTTGAGTTCATCCATTTCATCATCTTGTCCCAATCTTTTTCCAGAAACTTTTTAGAACCCATGTGGATGTCGGAAGCAAAAGCCACTGATACTGGGTCAAAATCTAAACCTCCACGATTTTGATGTGTGGGCAATACTTCGGGATATTGAACCCGATTAGCAAAGAACATATCTCCTTTGTCTGCAAAATTACCAACTACTCCGATAACATCATCATTAACTAATGTGCCTGCTGCGGGGTCATCTTTGCGAATAAAAATTGTCATTGTGCCTGTGCGGTCTTCTAATTCTACGATACGACCTCCGCTTCGGCTTCGCCTAATATCAGTTACAATACCAATTACGGCTACTTGATGGCGAATAAACTTTCTTCGGTTGCGGTCTACTTCACGAATGTCTCCAAACTTATGAAATCCATGTTCATTCTTGAGAATCTTTTCAATAACCTCTAAACGATTCTGAAATAAATTGATAATATCTTCCATCTTTCCTGTTTGGTCGGTTTCACCAACGGAAACACCTGTGGAAAGTTCATAAGCATAATCCGAGGCTTTGGCAGACCACGCATCAGCAATTTGACGAGGCTCTAATTTGAGTTCCTCGTGAATGCGGGTGGGATTCCAACCTCTAATTTCTCGCATAGTAATCAATCCTCGTCTTCATCATCAAAATCAAAATCAATATGAATTATGCAATCTGTTTCTTCACGACATCCTTCGCAATCACAAACAAGTTCATTAAGATGAAGCCAAAGTGGTAAAATATCTTCAGTAGTCATGTGAACCTTAGTAGTTAAGATTTCTACGAATTGTGCATATCTACTGGCATACTGTTGCATTTGTGCTATCCAAAATGAGTCCATACTACTACTAAAGAGTAGCACCTATATGAAGTAAAGGGTGAGAGGAGGACTTGGACATACCTCCATGCAGCCGTCGCAGTTTCCGTTGCGTTCACGACTCCAACCTACTAACCGCCCATTTACAGGCTCGCTTCTATGCCACTTGGCCGTCCACGGCAGGAATCGTGTTCCTACGAGAGCAGTGCCTTATCCCCCACGAAGGGACATTCAGCCATCTCCATTGGCAGGTATCCCCGCCAACAATTCTCCTAAGACGAATGACTCATATAAAGTTTTGGTAAGTTAAATAAATGTAAGATTTTATATCAGTGATTCGTTGTATATGGGTTATGCCCAATTGTAGTGTTTGTGGTGATGGTTATTACAACCGTGAAGGTGCAAGAACTACCTTTCTTAAGGAACAATGTTCTCGTTATTGTTATGAGATTGCTAAGGGTATAAAACCTGCTAACGGTAAAATTGATGTGGCGTGTTTAATCTGCGGCAATACTATGTGTATTGATGGAGTGTCTAATTGGAAATACGCTTGGATGTGTAGCAAGGATTGTCAGAAAAAAAGTGGTAGATTGTTTGGAAGAAAAAGTAAAGTTAAATATAACATTCTCAAAGGTCTTAGGATTTTAGGTGAAAGTTCTGCACGAGAAATATCTGTTTGGATTGAACAAACTACTCCTTACAGGTGTTCAACGGCCAGCGTATCTGCTTGCTGTAATTTGTATGTTAAAAGAGGGGTAATTAGTCGTAGTAAAGATACTGTGGTTTCGTATAAACTTAACACAACACTTCCGTTTGAAGACTATGTTTAATTCAACTAATGATAATTATGTCTTTGAAATACTTTACATAATCGTTATTTACATAATCTTCGTAAGCGTGAGGTTCAACTACTAAAATGGTGTTAAATGTATCAAGACCCTCCCTCATCACTTTTCTAATAAACTCGGATTCATCCAAACTTCCAATGCCGTTCATACCATCAATGCTACCAACAATGTAGCGGATTTGTAATAGGGATTTTTCTAACCAACTTTGGTCTTTTAGCATACCGTCATTAGTTGAAAAAATGTTTTTGTAAAGTCGGTTGCCGTGATAATCATACATGATATTCATTAAAGTAAGTGCAAGGTCACCTCGGTAATCAACCATGGCAGCATTATTGGCTACTAAAATATCATACATTCAATCACAACTATGTTTAATTCTTAAAAGGATACATTGAAGCCATGATTCCAATACCAAAGGCAACTAAAGCATATCCGGGAAGCATAGATAACCAATACTCTCTATCACTTACTGATTTATCCATAGCAGTAGCAAGCCCAATTTTAATTGAACGATAAAATCCATAAGAAGTAATCGCTAATGCCGTGAAAACTATTGGATTTGTGTAAAAACTCATGCTATCACGCACGGTAGGTCTTTCCACCAGCACGAATGCTGATAACTGTATCCATATTTACCATGCGGAAGGCTTGCTTTTGCATATCATAAATTGTGAATAGTCCACGACCTCGGCGGGCGGCTTTGCCACCTAACGGGTCAGTTCCCGTTGGGGAGTATCTCTTGCCAATCCTGCCAACAAGTGTGCGCTCTGAACCATCTTTCTTAATGAAAGTTACACCGACAATTTTGCCAGCAGATTCATCAAGAACTTTTTCAACTTCATTACGCTTCATGTAGTCTGCACCGAAAACTTTCGTTGCATCGTCCTTCAAACGATTAAGATTCCAACCTACAATGGAAAGCACAGCAGCACCGCCAACCATAGCGATTGCGGCTTCACGCCATTGACGGTCTTTAAGTTTAACAATAGAATATCCGAAGGCTCCAAATCCAATCATTGTGCCTGTTAGTGCTACCAACATAATAGTTGGTGGTCTGAACTGATACTTAAAGATTTGCTATCACTTAGTCTTGAAAGTGCGTGATGTCCTGCTTGTCCTTAACCTTTCTATGTCCATATAAAGTTTGGACACTTGACTACTAACATCTTCTGATATATCAGAAGACAAGTTCATTAACCTATCTGACGAGAGTTGTAATTTAGAATCACAAATGTAGTAGTCCAATTCTATGTTAAAAATACATGATGTCATCCTCGCCCCAGTCATAGGTGCAGGTGGTGAATACTCCATGTCTATTAAGTCAAACCAATGCTCCATTTTGAAAACTTCTTCGTTGTTCAATCCTTCTTTACTGCCCAGATAAGAAATCCGAATGCTTCCATACTCTGTTTCAGTTGCTTTTATCATACTCAAAGTATAATCTAAAATCTCTAAAGTGAAAAGGTCATCTGTGATAATATGTGTCAGGGATGAGTTCGCTATGATTTTCAAAAGATTGATAATAATTTCATTTATTGATTTAACATCCTTATCGCCGCTATGACTTGGCATAGGAATCTCAACATCACGCTTACCGTGAGAAGCCATTTTTAACCAGTCTATGCGTTCAAATTGTGTTCTGCGTTTAATGTAATAATCTACTTCGTATGGAATCGTGCCACCTTGGCGGCGGAGAAGACCATGTTTAAGAACTTTCATAGCCACAGCCAATTTGTTGAAACGGAACATATTGGCTGAATTGAAATAAACCACAGAAATATCTGGCATGAGTGATAATTCAACGACGCTGCTACTTAAAAGTTAGTATCAAACAATAGAAGAAACACTACGCACAGCGTCAAGTTCCATCTTGAGTTCCTCAATGGCTTCTTCTGCTTCGTCAGGAGAGTTAGTTCCTGTGATAACACACTTGCCTGATGAGAAAATCAGACAGACTCCTGAAGTTTCCTCAAGGCGGAAAATCAATCCGGGGAATTGCTCTGGTTCGTATTCGCTTCGCTCAAACGGAAGTGCCAGCACAAGATTGTGCAGGTGAAGTGTGTGTCCGTAATCATAAGTCATAACAATGTTTTGCACTTGAATGTCGTCCTCATCAAAATCCCAGAGTTCAAACTCATGGTTCTTGAGGTCATCAACAATGTGATTCATAGCGATAACTACATCATCATAAGACTTGGCTCCTGTGGCAACTACACGACCAGAACCAAAGAGTAGCAAACAAACTTTAGGTGCGCCTTCTCCGTGAGTATCTTCTCCGACACGATAGACCATGCCCGGGAATTGTTCGGCCTCAAAATCAAGGTCAAGGGTGTTTGCGACATCATACAAATCAATGGTGTCGGTTAGTCTGGTGCTGGCTACCATGTTCACAATTTTACGGCTCATACTTAAACATAAGTCCGATGACCCATATAAACTAACGCACAAAACCGCACTTTTGACATTCATAATGGGCTAATGGTTGCATGAGTTCACAATCGGGACATCTCCAAAGCCCAAGGATTTCTAAATTGAGTTCATCAATGTCGGTTTCTTCATGCTTTGGCTGACGATGCTCACGCCACGCTTTGTTGCGTTTAGACGGTTGTTGATTCTTCATTCGTTCACCCTGATAATGAATCTCTAATGTATCTGCGTGTATAATCGTCTAAACCTAATACTCGCTTCAAAACTTTATCTACTTCTTTAGGAATAATTTCCAAAGGCAAATCTGGCATAGAAAGTTCTATGTGGTCTACAATGTCTCTGCGACATAACCAATAACGGAGGGTCAAATCTTGAATGTTAATCATTAAATCTTCTCCATCTGACCCAAAATGATTTTCAATAATTAACAGGACTGGCATAGAGATTTTGACTTGGTTATTTTCACGATTCCAATGCTCAAAAATAACGCCATAAACTTGTTCTAAATGTGGGTTCATGCCCGGTGTCTCCTAATAATACATTAGATATTCTACTACTTAATGGTTTGTGAAAATGAATGGAATGGGGTGAGATGATACGCAGTTACTTTCAGTAGCAAACCGATTTCGCTGCATACCACCTCGTTTCTTTTTTGAAAGTGTTTGCCTCTTTCGTGGAAAAGCACTTTCTATTTTATATTTGCGTAAGAGCCGCCCACTTGCGGTGAGAGCATTATATGTTAAGTTATCTCCTACCTCAAACGAGGTTGGTTCACAGGGTTCGCTGTTCGCTACTACCCGCTAATCCATCTCGCTTGATTGGTTGGCCTTCCTTAACCTTACAGAACCTCCTTCGTCTAAATTACATAGGAGTTTTCACTGATATAAAGTTTCGCATTAAAGCGTAAAACTTAAGTATCAAAACAGACCACTAAAACCCATGTCTAAGATTGAATGGGATGTCCGATTGACATTTAACAACATTATGGTGGCTTTAGTATCCCTTCCACTTATCCTTGTTTTCATGGTTTTATCGTATCAATTGATTACTACGGCTTTTGTAAATCCAGAAGTCCGAGAGGACATTGAAGCCTACATCGCAGTTCTTGGTATTCTAAGTGGTCCTGCATATATGGCTATTTCAAGATTCTTTGACCGTTGGAACGCTGAAGAAGAAGAATACATAGAGTCTATTCGTAGACAACATAAAACTGAAAACGATATTCGGAGAGCCAGAGACAGATTACAAGAAGAAGATGAACCTATTGTTGTGATGTTGGAGGAAGAATGATGACTGATGATGAAGTAACTGATGAACTAAGAGAAAAAGCAAAAATTATCGCAGAAGCCACAGGTCGTTCTGAACAAAAGATTATTGAAGATTTATTAGATGATGGAGTAGTTAATCTTTCTAATGAGGAAAAAAAGGATGCCTCATTAGTAGAACAATTAAAAGAAGCGGCAGAATTGATTGCTACTGTTCAAAATATCAACCAACAAGTTTCTGATAATACTGTATTAAATGGTGGCAATAACAAAACAGAAGTAGCAGTAGAAACTACTCTTGAAGGAGATATTGTAGACCGTGCTATTGCTTCGGTTGAACGAAAGGCTCAAAACCTTCGTAAAATTATCGTTATTATTGCCCCTGTGATGTTATTACTAACTGGTGGAGTAGGATTAGACTTCTTTTTAGATAATGAAGATGGTGGAAACAGTTGGGAAGATGATGAATACTATGAGATTTGGGGTTGCACAGACCCCGATGCAGAAAATTATATGCCAGATGCTACTAATGATGATGGTTCTTGTTATTGGGATACCACTGGTCCACCCTGTAATGAAGATTGGCGTTGGGACGAAGTTTTAATTCGTGATTGGGATGCTAACGGCGAAGGCTACAACAATGATATAGAAGTAGTAGTTTTGTTTAATGATTGGAACAGATGCAACCGACACATGGACCAAGGATTCTTTGAAGTAAAAGTTATCAATGATGAAAATGGTCAAGAATATGATACTTGGTCTTCTTATGAAAAGTTCCATGATGAGTTTAGAATCAGTCATCATGTGTATGATGTGCCTGTGGGCGATTACATCGTGCGTGTAGATTATTACTCCGATGGAAGCCATTGGAGTGGTCCAAGTGCATTAGTAACTATGGAGAATCCAGATGATGATTGTAATACTGATATAGTAGTCAATGAATTAGTCCTAACTGCTAATGGTAATGATTTGAACTTGTATGTAGAATATCAAGACAACGGTGATTGTAATGACCCTACTCCTATCCAGATGCAATTAGCCCTGTATAAGAATGATGGTTACCAAGATTATTTTATTGCTAACAACAACTATTATGTTCAAGACATAGGTATGACTTATTTCAACATCAATCAAGATGATAATGAGTTAATGCGTGATGTAGAAGATGGTGATTGGAAAGTTGAGTTCCGTTGGTGGATTGAAGGCGAAGAAGAAAACTGTTGTGAGATGACCAATACTGAAGTCGTAGACGAGATTCCTGATTATGTGCCTTGTGAAGCGGTTATTGATAATCTACAAGCCACTGTCTCGGAAACAGATGTAACTGTAATGTTTTATATCGCCCAAACCGAAGGGACTGATTGTAATGACCCATGGGATATTGAAATAAACTTAATCCCTGTTGATGATAACGAGGAAGAAGATATTACTCACGAAAATAGCATTAGTGAAACCAGCAATTATTACGCTTACACTTTCAATGATGTTCCTAATGGAGATTGGCAACCTGAAGTAATCATCTTCCAGAATGAAGAAGATATTGCTGAAGAATCTCATGCGTGGGTGTATGTAAATTACCAAGAACCTGAAGAAGTTTGTGAAATCAACTTATTTGATTGGAACTTCAACATTACTGAAAACCATGAGGCTTTCTTCTTTTATGATTTAGATTGTGGATACAATACTAACGATTTAGAAGGATACAATGTTTCCACTCAATTTATTGTGTATCCTGCGGGCGAAGTCGCACAGGAAGAAGTTATCAAATATGTTACTGGCTTACAATACATTCAAGGCTATACTGATGATACCCGATTTTTGAAATTAGATAACTTTACTGATGAAGAAATTACTAACTATGATTTCTATTGGTATGCTATTTGGGTTGATGGAAATGGAACTCAACAATTTATTGAACGAAGTGCTTTGAATCAAGAAATTATCACGGAGTCAGATGAGCCTGTTGATTGTAGCAACCTAACTCTAACTTCTAATTCATTGGTTCTGGGTAAAGACGCTGATGATAACTTGACACTAACATGGGATATTACGCATGATGGTCCTGATGAATCTTCTTGTTATGAGGCTATTGAAATAAGTATTACGCTATATCAAAATGGAACTTATTATGACATTAGTGATTTCCAAGAAAATGGTGTTCACAATGTTTATGCTAATGGAACAATTGTTTTAGATGTTGATGATGTAGAACTTTTCGGTGATTTAACTACTGGAACTTATGAAGTATTAGTTAAGTATCGTATTGGTGATGAGGTCAGTGCAGACCACTTTGCTAACTCGGTCAGCATTAGTTAATAAGAGTGATATTACATACTTTATGTATGCCTGAAGGTCCTGAAGTAAAGCGTATTGTTGAGCGTTTGAATAAGCGGTTGGCGGGGGAAGAATTGCGTGCAATTCATTTTGAGAATGAGAGTTATTGCTCTAAACAGGTGCGAGACCAAATCCACGATTTGAGGGCAGTATTAGATGATAAACCATTAAAGATTGATGGTATCAACTGTAAAGGAAAGTTTATCTGGTTCACACTAAATGGTGGTGAATGGGAGATTTGGCATACATTAGGTATGAGTGGGACTTGGAGAACTTACAACCCAAAGAATCATGTGATGCTCAAGTTAGAAACCTTAGATGGTAAATTGACTTACTATCGTGATACACGACGGTTTGGAACTTTCAAGATTTTCCACAAGGATAATTCTACGCTGGATAAGAAACTGGCTACGCTTGGTCCTGATATGCTTAATGACCCTCCGAGTTTTGATGAGTTCGTGATGCGTCTACGAAAGAAAAACCATTGGAATATCACCAAAGCACTAATGGACCAAAAGGTGGTTTCAGGCATCGGAAACTATATCAAAGCAGAAGTTCTCTATCGTGCTAAGGTTAGTCCATGGCATAGTGTAGAAGAACTCACGGACGATAATTTACGAGCCATTTATGACCAGACTCTTTTTGTAATCAATGCCTCTTATGACTGTCGTGGGGCTACTATTCGTGATTATGTGTTGCCTGATGGTAGCACTGGTGATTACCGTTTTGAGTTTGAATGCTATTCCAAAAGAGTTTCTAAACATGGACATAAAGTTGTTCAAGAGGAAACTCCAGACCGCCGTAGGACTTGGTGGTGTCCTGATTATCAGAGTTGATGCACAATGAATGAACAAAATTGGCAAAGAATCACCCAAACAGTAGGGGTAGCAGGGGATATTTTAACAAAAACTCTACCATTCTCACCCAGACACCCGAATGGTCGTAATGGCTACGCCCATATCTGGGTTTGTTTGCGTAATCGCTTCGGTGAGGTCAAACAGTTAGATGATAACATGGTAAATGAGGTATTAAGTTTTATACAGTGGTTAGTAGATAACCCACAGTAGGTGATTGAATGAATATCTTTATCGTAGATTCCGACCCTCGTGCTGCTGCCCGACAACTCTGCAATCGGCATACCGTTAAGATGCCAATTGAAACAGCCCAAATGTTATGCACGGCTTTACAAAACCACAAATACCGTAGCACCAAATATGGTCCAACTCATGTATCGCACCCATGCACTAAATGGGCTTCAGCAACTCGTGAAAACTTCCTTTGGCTGGGCAAACACGGCATGGAATTGTGCCGAGAATACACTCGTCGCTATGGCCGAGAACACAAGTGCCAAGCCGTAATTGAGCATTGTATTAGCAAGGCTAAATACATACCTGCGGGCAAACTACAACCTTTTGTAGTGTGTATGCCAGACAAGTTTAAGGTCAAAGATGACCCAGTAATGTCTTACCGAAACTATTACAATCTGGGCAAAGGATATATGAATCGTGGAAGTGGCCCTCGGTGGAAAGAAGAATCACCACTATGGTATGAGAACGGCTGTTCTCCTCTCTTCTAATCTTGACTTCAAGACCCGAAGTATGATATACTACCTCTGTTATGTTAAGGTATGATAAGGATTCCACTTACTCCCGAAATGGTTGCAGAAGCCAAAAGAGAACAAGCAAAGTTTGATGCTCAAAAAACTTGGAATAAGTTTCCCTCACCCAATAACTACATTGGACTTCTCGGAGAAATGGCTTTAGACCAACATTTGAAATCTTTAGGATTGGACTATGAATGGATTGTGTTTAACAAACAGGGTTGGAGATACCCTGATTTCAAGTTTGATGAACTAACTATTGATATGAAAACAACTTTTGATACTCGTATGTGGGGTCAAAAGCCTAAATGGGATATTTATGTTATGGGGCATCTGCCTGAAAACAAAGAATATCTGGAATTGCGTGGTTGGCTCACTAAAGAAAGAATCCAAGAACTTATGGACAAAGCAGAAGCCTCTGATGGCTCTGCTGATGGTTGCGTAAAAGTTATTAGAAACTTTGGTAATGGTCCAAGGACAGATTGGACTTTCAATGATGAGGCTATGTTTGATATTGAAAAACTTTTCTCTGATGTTTTGGTCTAAGTGAAATGCCTACTAAATAATAGAAAAAAATGATTTTCTAAAATTACTGGGCTTCAAGACCCTTTTGTGATTTTCCAGATTCCAGAAGATTTCCAGAAACAGGCTCGCAGTGTCCCGTTTTTCTGGGATTTAACCAAATAATGAACCTAAACCTGCAAAACCGTCAGCATTCTCATAACAAGTATCACAAAAGTAATAGGCAGTATTCACACCTTTGCCTGTATTGAATAATGGTTTAAGGTATTCTTCAGCATCTTCATCATAACGAGTTCCCATTGAGTATTTAATTTTTTTCTCGGCTCTACATTTTGGGCAATAATAAGAGAATACCTTTTTCTGTATCTCTGGAGTATCTGTTCCTGTTATTATCTGAAGCATTTGATATTCATTAAAATTAAGTGGACGGACTTTAGAAAACGGCTGAATAGAAGAAAATGTTTCCATCAAACTATCAATCCAAGGGATTGAATAAGAATAATCTCCATATTCTGATTCTGCGGTGGGTGGGGGCTTGGGGTCGCCAAACAATGAGCCTAATCCTGCAAAACCGACATCTTCATCTGGGTCAAAATTAGCATATTTGCGAGCCAAAGATGTTTCTATTTCTGTATTAGACATTGAGAGCAATATGTCCAGAGGTATGTTTTTCAAGGCTGCATGAAAAAACTTTGCTTGAGCGTCTGGGACTTCTGCGCTGGTTATCCAACTGTTAATAAAGCGTCCCGAACTCACTTTTCCCACTCTCTCAAATCATCATAAAGTCGTTGTTGCCTTTGCCTCATAATTTCATCTAAATAATCTGATGTTCGTTGCTTTTTTGCTTGTGGTGCAAATGGATTGAAAGACTCGTGCGGACCACGGACTCTCTTCTTTTGCTTAACTTTGGGGATTTTACCTGTGAATGGGATTCCAAGAATGGTCTCCCAGAACTCAAGGTTTTGCGAGATGAACCACCAGTTAATAGGAAAGTTTTTAGTCCCTCCTCTTGGGAGTTCTACTTCACGAGTCTTGGGTTCGTAATCGTAATAACTGTCTGGGTCTTTGGGAAAGTAATTCTCTTTGAGCCACTTTTCTGTGTCTGCAAACTCACCTTTTTCATTAGGAAATCCATAATAACCTTCTGTTTCTTCAGGCATGGCTTCAAACTCCTGTTCTGCCAAGAATGTGCGTGAATGAATCACTTGACGCAGTTCTGGGTGTAGTTTATGGTTTTGCCACTCTGATAAAGTTTTCCATTGAAAGTCAAGATTCTCCCAATTCAAACGCACCGAAAATGTATCTGGAACACGACAAACAAAAACATAATTTTCTCCAACATGACCTAAGTATTCTAAACGATTGGGAACTCTAATTCCTAATTCTTCCCAAACTTCACGATGGGCTGTTTGATGTAATGTTTCATAATCATCTTGATGTCCTCCTATGGCAGCCCATGTCAAAGGAGATTCTAAACCACTTCCACGAAGTCCTAAACCTATCAGATTATCGGCGGTAACGAAAACAACTGAAGCAGATTTCATGCTTATAACCTCATATATTCATTGATGTATTCTAATAATACAAAGTCAAGTGGTGTGGTTGTCTTATCAATAGTTATGATAACTTTATTTTGTTTGACAACTGATTCAATATCTACTCCAGAGGCTTCAGCCAAAGCATCAGAAAAGAACACCAGATTCCAAAGTTCTATCCATGGTTCTTCTTCTTCAAAGATAAAAGTTTTTGATAACTTACTTGGTTTTGACTCCCAAGCCTTCCACTGAATATCTTCTCTCCATGAATCATTTTCTCTCCTTAATCTATCTGTTAAACTTTCATCATCTTCCCATTTTACATCTTCAAATGGATTTATGCTTAGATTAAGCATATTTTCACTACGATATTGTTTAACAACTTTTCTAATGTCATCGGAATAGCGGGCATTTTGTTTGCCTGCTTTAGTGGCGGCTTGTTTCTGTTTTTTGGCCTTTGAATAAAGTCCTTTTTGTTTGAGGGCGGCCACTGCTTTAGCAGGGAAATATGGCTCGCCTGTGGTAGATGATTTTTTACCTGATGCTGTGCGCCAGCGTTGGTCTGACCAATCCGTAAGGTCTTGTTGCTTTTTGGTTTTCTGACCCTTGTATGGTTTTAGACCTGCTCGCTGACACGCTGCCTCATATTGTCGCTTAAGTTCTTGTGATTTACGAGCCGACCATTGACCCGCCTTTGTTCCCATAATTGCCTGCTTCTTGATTTTCTTTTTGAGTCGTCTGCGGATTTTGGCTTGCTTGACTCCATAAGTAGAATCGTAGTTATCTTCAGCATCAAACTTTTCTCGGTTGGCAGTTTGTAATGCTAAACAATCAATACCCATAGCCAGCAGTTGCTCATCAGTAAAGTTTCGTAGTTCAGGATAAGTTCGTAAATCATTGAGATAGTTCATATAGTCTAAACTATCTTCAGCAGCGAATGAATCAATGAATGCTGCGCCCTCATCAGATACAGCATCAGAAAATCTTAAAAGTTCGCTGTCCCAATAATTGACTACATGATTAACAAATGAAGTGGCGATTCCTCGGCGTTGATAGTAAGGTTCAATGAAAATACTGTCAATTTCCAAATTATCGTTGAATAGGCTTATTTGTGCTTTTCCTACTTGGTCTAATTCTTCGTTGAGAATCCAATAAACCACAATGAGTTCACCATCGGGTTGTGGCACTTCTACATAATCGTAAAACAAACCTGCTTCTTCGTCCCAGATTAAATCATCACTTTGGTTATCTTCAGCCGCCGCCACAAATCTTTCATAAAGTTCATCTCGGAACAACTCTGGGTGAGTTTCCAACAATTCAGGTTCGTCTTCTAACAGGGATTCTAATGAAGGGTCAAGAGTAGGCAACAAATAATCAGGGTATTCTTCATCACTTCGCTCACCGTCCATCAACCACTCTAATTCAATCGCAGACAAGGGGATTGGTTTTTGCGTAAAAAACTCATCGTAATTATAGTATTCAAAGTCTAAACCTTCTGTATCAATTTTCAAAACTACATTGTCTCGTAAGAAACTCATGGGTTCAATCATACTGGCATACACCGATACCTTGCTTGGTCCAGTAACCCAGATTTTCAGACCTCCAAGTTCCTTAACCAACCATTGTTTATAGTGTTCAGGAGAAATGTCTTGACCAATGTGGGCTTTTTTGTATCTGGGTAAAAATGCCCGATATGTCATGTAGCCAATTTGTGGTGTCATGCCACCTTGTTCCTTAATTTGTTCCCAATATGCTTGAGGAGTGGCATGATAAACATAACGAGGGACTACTGGTTTATCTTCTGCTTCATAACCTTTAGTAATTCCTTTGCCTCTTAGGTATTCTTCTCTCTTGGGATTGCCGACATAATCTCCGTGTGTCCAACCAAGCCTCATAGAATCAGGAAAATAGGAATCTTTAACATGAAACCATACTCTTGAACCAACAGGGTGTTTGGCCGTGCCTCCACTGATGATAGTTACCCATACTCCAATGATTTTTGGTCGGTTTGGGTTAGACATGGAAACTCCTGTGACTCTTCCCATAGTTCCTGCTGGTTGAAACTCACTGAAACCAATATCTTTCCACCAATCCATCGGTTGTCTAATGCCTAATGCCTCGGATTCGTTTTGAGGACCATACATTCTGATTTCCAGTCCAACCAAATGTTTTTGTAAATCTGCTCTTACTTCTTCCGTGGGTCTTTCATAACCTTTGAAGGGAAATATCGGGCTGATAATGTCTGGACCCCACATTCTGTTTGGGTCGTCTGGGTCTTGCTGTCCTAATTCTAACATCATGTTTTCCGCAGAAAAGTTTTCATTTTCTTTTTGACGACATTTACGCACATGACGCATAACTGTATCGTGATTATAAGAATCTATGTCCTCACCGCATATTGCACACTCAAAGCCTAAACCAAATTGTGCTAAAGTTATGTCTTTGCGAGATTTAACAGATTCAAACTCCGATTCAGTAGCATACATACAAGACATACAACGATAACGAACTCCTTTCGCAGTTCTTTCTTTCAAGAATAAATCAATACAACCGCAAGCAGGGCAACCAATTTCTCCAGATGAATTAGTGTGAACGCCTGCTAAGATTTCTTGCTCTAATTCAAAAAGCGATGGATAAGGTGTATAACCTAAATCCAAATGAGCATTAGGGGCAAATACTATGATGTCTTCAACATCAAGGTCTGAAACCTCATAGCGTCTAACCATAAGGGTATTAGGTAGTCTTTGATACTTAAAGATTAACCATACATCATGCTATTGTTATCATCATCAGACTTTTCCATTTCTTCAATTGAAAATGCACTACTTAATGTTTGAGAAACGAAATCCGAAATATAGGCTGCCAAGAACTTTTGGTTAATTCCTTTGGCTTCATTATTGACGAACTCACAAATCTTTTGGATAAGTCTCAAAAGAATATCTCCAAGTTCAGATTCTTCTAAGGCTTCATTAAATGGGATTTCGCTTTTGAAGAGGTCAATAACTTTTGAGTTGATTTCAGCCGTATATCCTGAATCAGTTTCCGCTACGATTTCAGTAAAAAGAACATCCATAATCTTTTGTCCTTGTCGCTCAATTTGTGCTTCTGTCATATTTAATTTGTTGCTCATTACCACATCACCTTTACAGTTTGTAATTTTTCTTCACCGTCTTTTTTGCCAACACCTCTGATGCGACCTTCACGACGACCAAAGAAAAATATGTCTGCGGTGTATTTGGCATCGGAAGCACAGTATTCTAATACTGTTCTGTGGTCCCCTTCTGCCCAAGTCTTTGGTGCATCAGCAGCATCCATAAGTTTGCTTTCTGATTCTCCCAAACAACCTTGAATTAAGTTTTGCAGCGAAAAGCGATAGCCCTCGCTGGCTTCACGCAAATACTCGCAAATATCAATATGCTTAGGTGGAAGTTCCTTCTCACCATATTTTGTTTCTTTTGTGCGTGGGGCATCAAGGAAATATCTAAGAGCCGTTTCTACTCCACAACCACCATCTTCAATGGTTTTCATAATGATAGGTATGTCAAAAAGATTGCCGTTTTTAGTAATCAAGGTGTAGCCTTGATAATACCACTCTTCTAAGTCCCATGCTAAAAACTCCCAACCATAGATAAGGTCATCTTCACTAATGTCTTTAACCAGCGTTGGGTCTTCCACATATTGATAGGTTAAATCACGGTGATGGTCATAAATACAAACACATGATGTTTTCCAACCTTCTGGATTATCAAATGATAAACCTTCTGAATCCATGTCCAGATTGAGGGTTTCAATATCTAAGCCAATGACTTTCATTATCTTACCTACTGGTGATAATGCAATACACCTACTTAACACTTCACTCTGTTGTAGCAAATGCTTCAAGAGTTTCTGCGGTCATAGAAGGTTCAAGAGATACTCCTGCCGAGATGATTTCTACTTGCTTGGTATCAATGGTGTATGTGCCTTCTACTGTGGAAAGTTTTACTGTGGCTCGCTTATCGGTGGTCTTTTCAACAACGCCTGTTAGTGTGGCCTTACGCACATCAAATTGGACTACATCTCCAATGTTGATTTCAGGGCGTTCACCACGAAGTTCTTCTAACTTATCCTTGATTGCGGATAGTAGGTCGTCAAGTTGTCCTTCGGTCATATCTTCAATTGCGTCATAAACTACGGTGGTCATAAATTATCATAGGGGTTATCACCCTATTAAAGTTTAGCGATTATCTCCGCTACCTGATAGCACACCACGCATCTTACGACTTTCTAATTTCTGGATATTGGCTACTGCAATATCTTCTAAAGTTTCACCAAGTTCATGTGCTAAGTTTGCTACATACCAAAGCACATCGCCAAGTTCTAAAATAAGTTCATTACGCACATCTTCAGTCATGTCTAAACTTTTGTTATCACGAAGAAGTTTCTTTACTTTTTCAGCAATTTCTCCTGACTCTCCTGTGAGTCCGAGGACGGTATAAATGAGAGCATCTTGCTCTGGGTAGATTGCAGTTTCTCTGGCGTGTCTTTGATATTGATTTAGTTTCATTCATCCACCTTCTTATATGATAGTCCACAACTTCTGCAAACTAATGTTTCTTTGTCTACATCACATTGACGACGACATGGACCACCTACTGGAACATACTCACTCATAGACATCGCCGTTAGATTCAATCTTTTCATCTTCATACGGGGCTGCTACACGACGGTAAAGTTCTAATTTAGCACATTCAAGCACACCCACCATATCATTAAGCATAGAATATGATGTTCCATAAGCGTTAAGCATATCATTAAGGATTGTGCTTATGATAAAGTTTAAGTCGCCTTTCCAATTAGGAGAGTTGCTAAGGTCATTCATTAAGACACCGATGATTGGCTCATAGATTTCTCGGTCTTCTGGGTTGATGTATGGCATATTCATTACTCCTGTGTTCTGTTTGCTATAAATGAGTCATAAAATAATTTTCCAATGATGAGTCCAAATATAGTTAAAACGATGACTACGGGGACAATATCTACCCACACTACTCTTCCTCTGCAAAATCATTAAGGGTCAATTGTTGAGTCGTTTCATCTTCTCCATCAATGTTTAATTTAGATTTGCTATCGTCAATAAGGTTTAATCGGTATTGATTTGAAATTGAAATCCATGTGATAATAAAAGCCCAAAACAAAATAGCCATCTGTGAAAGTTCCATATTACTCATAAGCACAATCACTCACATAAAGTTAATTATTTACAATAGTCCATTGAATAGTGGGTAATGCACAACGAGCGCACAAATAACCATCTTCGCTTGGAGAATAGTGGCGTTCATCGGTATATCCCTTTTTACCACATACGGGGCAAGCCACTAAGGTAGGTGATGGGTCAGAATGTTTCTGCATTATTCTTCCTCCTCGTGGTTGTCATACAACCAATCCATAGGTGGTAGTGGGGCTTCTTCTTCCAGCAACCTACAATCTAAACATAAATGGCGTTTAACGCCTTTGTCTAATCCACACCCGATGCAAAGCAAATTAACACCCCACATCTCCATCGTCGCCAATTTTATTTTCAGCATCTAAAAACTTATCGTGCTGGTCTTCAGAAAGTTTAACCTCAAGTAGTGATGGTTTATGCTTATCAGGCATATCTGTAAAGTCAGTTAAGCGGGTTTGTGCTTTATCATGCTCATCTGCATAAGGGCGTTCCTCAAGCGTAAGTCGCATATCGCAAGTTCCAAAGTTTCTATCGCCCCAGACTACAAGTTTTCTTAGTGGGACAAAGAAGGGTGTTGTAAAATATCCTATAAACTTACGAAACGACATATCAAAACCTCATTGTTCTTGTGCTAACTCTTTATCTTCTTCTCGGCATTCTGCCATGTGTTTTCGCCATGGCCTCATTTCTCCATGAATCTCCATCTTGATTACCTCTTGTTGAATGGGTCTATGTGGTGGTTCACGATAAAGCAACTGCCCTAAGCCGTAGAGCATAACTATGCCAATTATACCAATAATTAAATCACCCATTATTCTTCCTCCTCCAATAGTTTTAGGTCTAATTTGAGTTCCATCAACATACCCCACACATGAGAAATACCATTCATATTATGTTGGTTTTTAGTATTGATTTCTCGGAGGCTAATTTGATTGAATATGAAAGATATTACCATCAAGACTAAAATGCCCAGTCCTATCACAGATGCAGAATCCATAGTTATTCTTCCTCCACAATAAGTTCCCATTCAGACCATTCTTCATCAGTAACATTTTGAAAGACACCATCTAAAGGATTTCTCATAGTCCTAACCTTTGGACCTTGAACAACAACTAATTCAGCGATAGTGTTAGTTGGGATGTGGCGATATAACTTCATATTCATTCCTCCTCTTCCAAAGTTTCAACAAGCATCCAATTCCATTCGTTTTTCACTCTTCTTCACCTAAACTTTCGCCAATAGGCATAACATCTGTATCAATAGGCATATCGGAAACATCTTCAGGCATATCCTGTTGTGCTTGAGTCAATGCGTGTGATGAGGCTGCTTTGAGGGCTTCCACTTGCTTATGCGTCAAGCGACGATTCTGCCTACGGAAATCTTTGAAGTCCTGAAGAGTTACGGCTCTACGGGGTGAAGTAGTCTGTTCAATTACTGTGCCTTCCTTTGTGGTTTTAACTCTGGATACTGCCTCAACGACCTTGCCATCGTCATCATACTCTGTGCAAGACCTACAAAGACCTTTGTAATTATACATCTTGTCGTCTTGACATCCTTCTTCTACACATTTCCAATAATCAGGTGTTCGCATTATTCATCATCTCCTTCGTAGGGTTCATTCCAAAGTTTTCTAAACCTCTTGAGCGTGAACTCCGAGTCTGTTCGCACAATATCATAGCGGGACTCATCTTCGTCGCCAAGAGAAATTACTGTCTTATCGTCTTTAAGATTCATCACCCAATCAAAGACGCATTCAGGCAATTCACCATCGCCTTCTTTGAATAAAATGTATTGTGTCTTTTCAAAACAAGAACACACAAAAGACGAACCGTTGCCGTCGCTAAATAATCCTGCATCTTCATCAACAATGGCAAATCCATTTTGCTGAATCCAACCATAAACTTCATTCCTTACTAATGGAGATTCTTCATCTCCCATTGATATTGCTACAATCTGCTTATTCATGCTTATTCTCTCCTCTTAATTGTGCTTCAATCCATTCGTTAAGTTTGTCTAATGGTATGCGAATCTGGTTGCCAATTCTAATGTGTGGGATTGAAGATAGATTCCTACGGACAGTCGTTTCTGAAACCTTAAACATATCTGCTGCTTCGGAAATTGTCAGTAGTTCCATAACACTCATACCTTAAACCACCCTTATGAACTTACTCCATTTTGCGCCCAACGATAATTGTTAGTAATGACTAATCCTTCCTTAACTAAGAAATCTAAAGTTTGTCTAACCTTCTTTCGGCCATACACATTATCATATCCAATGTGCTTAACTATGCCGTTGATTGACTTTGGCCCTGCATATAAACATTCAAAAACCTTACGGGTAAAATCTGTTTCAACCATACGCATTTTATTGGTAGTGTGGCAATAGCGAGAACCTACTTTCATAATCATTCCACGCCCTGTCAAAAAGACCAATACTTGACTGGCTGCTTTTCTCCACTCTCCTTTATCCTTACGACACGCTTTGAGGATTTCTGTTTTAGTCAAATCTGGACGGCCATAAATATGTTTTGCATTCTCTAAAGTTTCATTGATGTGGCCTAACATAACCTCATGTTTATTTGTTGTCAAATTGTGCTTATGACGCACAACTCTTAGGGCTTGATTATGCTCAACCTTAGTGGGTTCATACGCATAAGCATCATCTAAACTTTTTCCAGATGCCACTTGCATTTCAATGATATGTGCTTTGGCTAATTCCAAAACTCTTTCATGTTGCTCAAATGCTTCGTGCATAATAGTATCAACTTTAGGCTCTGCAATAGTAATTGCTTGGAGTCGTTCAATATCGCCTGTGGACTTTGCCACTATGCGCTCTAAGCACACCACGACTTGTGCTTGTGAAATGCCTTTCCTAACCATACGGTCAATAAAAGCCTCTCTACCTACGCCTCCTGTAATAACTGACTCCATATCCCACTGTGGAAGCATATTCAACTCCTTTTCAATATGGGTATAACTGTCCATACTATATCTATGTAGTATCACCTACTTAATGGTTCGGCAGGTTTTCGGACCTCTATCTCGGTCTAAAGTCGGTCTGGATGTCGGCACAAAGTCGGTCGGGTCGGTCAAAAGTCGGACCAAAAAAAGGGTAAAACGGCAAAAAATCGGACCACAAAACCTCTATTTAGACCGACAATTTACCGCACTTTGAATACTCCTGCATACTAATGCACTTGTTGGCGAATCTTGGATACTAAAAGGCAGGCAAAATCTCGGTCAGGCAGAAGTAGGCTGGGTGCAATTTGGTTCGTCTAAGGGGTTATTTATGCTTAAAAGCAGCAGCAGCGTCGCATAA